CTCCCTTGGGCCGTCACTGAGTGAGGGGGCGGCTCCCTTGGGCCGTCACTGAGTGAGGGGGCGGCTCCCTTGGGCCGTCACTGAGTGAGGGGGCGGCTCCCTTGGGCCGTCACTGAGTGAGGGGCCACGGCGTCACTCAGTGCGTCACTCAGTGCGTCACTCAGTGCGTCACTCAGTGACGTAACTCAGTGATGTAACTCAGTTACATAACTGCTCCCACGTATACATCACGCGGGCGCAGGATATAACGCAATGCGCCTATATATATAGGGGGCGCATTGCGTGCCACATCAGGAAGGGAGGGGGATCGCCATGGACGCGATCCAGGCGCTTCAAAGATTTACCAACATGGCGCGAGACATCCGCGCCTATGAAGCCTCCCTAGGGGATTCACCTACGGAGGATCAGCGGTTGTGGCTGTCGTCTCTGTATTGCCTTCTTCGGGAGGCATGGGACGACGTGAGTTTAGAAATTCCTATGCCCGCGGCCTTTTGGGACCTGCGGACATAGCATAGCACGACAGGGAACAAATCCGCCCATGGCGGGCGGGTAAGAAATCATAAAACAAAATTCGGGAGGACACGTAACATGAGGATTCAGATTCAGTACGCGGGCGACGGGTTCATGGGTAAGGTCTACAGCGGCTACAAGGCCAAGAAGGTCCTGCGGGACATCCTGCGTGACACCGAGTTCACCATGGACGACATCCGCAGCCTCCGCCACGGCCAGGCCCTTGTGAAGCCCGGCCAGGTGGCCGAGGCGCTCTTCTACCGTGGCAGGATGTGGATCTCGGTGTATGACGACACCGAGATGGGACGCTGGGACCTCTTCACCGTCTACCTCGGGTAGACGGTGAACGTCAACACAACCAAGGAGGAAGCGCATAACATGACGACGAAGTTTTCTGAGATTTGCGAGCTCAATATGGACACCATCACGGCGGCGCTGCATCAGGCCGCCCTTGAGGTTGAGGGCGCGGAGGTTGACGGCTACCACGTGGCCGTCAGCATCGATGCGGAGGGGAACGTCCACACGTTCCCCTGCCCTTACGGGACCATCCCGCCCTCCGTGCGGGATGGGGGCGAGCTGATCATCCGGCGGTTTGTCTCGGGCGTGGAGTTCGCGCCCGAGGGCTGGGCGGATTCCGTCGATTGGGCGGCGGAGGCCGCCCTGTACATCATGGCGCTCCGCCAGTGGGAGCGCGAGACGGCGGAGATGGAGGCGGAGGCGGCCTGCTAGGCCGCCACAGTGCAACAAGCGTAGGGGTCAGTCCTTCCCCCTCTTCCCTCACAGCAGCAGCATAAAAGGGAAGCCTGCCGGAAGGATGACCCCATAAGGGCATGACCCCATAGGCAAAGACCCCCATATGGGGGCAGAAAGGTTGGAGTAGCATGATCGAGCAGATTAGGAAGACGGTTGTGGAGAATTTCGGCGGCATCTTCAAGAGTGCGGATGAGCATGTGTACCTGCTCATCAAGCGCAATGGTGACATGGCTTGCAGCTATGACGCCATGCCGGGGACGGCCATCCCCAGCAGCAGGGACCGCTTCTTCAGGCTCCCCGCTGGCCGGGTGAAGAAGAAGACCCGCATGGCCCTGCTGAAGAGCCACGACTGGCTCTTTGCCCCCTATCTCCTGAAGGAGCTGGGCCTCATCAAGTAGGCCCGGCCCCTTCGGGGGTGACCCCGTGACCCCATGACCCCGTGACCATCCCAAACCACAGGGGCCACGGGGGTCACCCCATCACAAAGCGCAAGCAGCAAAGCACAATACAGGGCGAAACGGGGACAATATGTCCCCGTCTTGGGGTAAAGCCCCAACTGATGAGCCCATAAGGAGGAATCAACACATGAGACAGATCATGTTCAAGAAGCCGCGCCAGTTCCGTAAAAGCATGATAGAGGGGGAGTTGTACAACGTCACCACCGCAGCAGCATCAGACGTTGAGTATGCCCTGCTGTTTACTGGCAAGCAGGGCAGCAATGACCCCAGCAACGAGGACGAGGGCGAGGCCCTTGTCTTCAGGAAAGTATCCACGGGGCAGGACATCATTGTCCCCATCAACGAGCCGGGGTTGACCATCGAGTGGGAGTATACCCGCTCCCCTCAGTCGGAGCCACTCCCCAATGACCCCATGACTGCGGTGGACCTCGCGAGGCTATACGTGAAATACAGCCTCGCCCCAAAGAACAAGACCCCGCGTGAGGTTGCGCGGGACGTTCAACAGGGATGGCGTCCCTTCCCCGTGGAGGGGCGCTAGTCGGGGGCAATGACCCCCACAAAAACACAAGGAGGAAACCAAAATGGCAAAGAAAGACATGAAGGATAGGGCTCACGGCAATATAGACAAGGCGAGGGAAAAGGTCCAGGTCGCCATAATCCTTGACCCCAATGGGGTCAAGGTGGGCAGCGTTGTTCACCGCTGGACCTACCCCGCGACGGGGGGTGTTTGCCACACCAGCTTCAAGCTGATGAGCAACAGCAACTACGACCTTGACCCCGTGGTCCACTACTCCGAATCTGGGGGGTGCGGCTATGACAAGGCAGCCAATAACCTCTGCTGGGTCTTCTTGGATAAGCAGCCCCAAATTGAGGCCATAACAGGCCGCCCCTATCCCAAAGACCCCGACGGGGGATTGACCTGCTACCTGGCCAACCACTGGAGGAGTTACTTGGAGGACGCGGGCTACCGCGTCATTGACGCCCTGTAGAGGGCGTCAAAGAAAGGAGAATGACCCCTATGATTAGGTACGTCTACGCACATATCGACACCACTTCCTCCCTAGCGGACACCCCGCTAGGGGGGGCCATGGTCAACGCCGCTTGGAACCATGGCGAGGCGTTTGTGAGGGGCCTGCTTGAGAAGCATGGCCCCGCAGAGTTTAAGGCCAAATGGGAGGGCCATGACCCCTGGACGTTCAGGGAGGAAATGTACATCAGAACGGAAGTCATGACCCCCCTCTGGCCCCTGTTGGACCTCCTCGAAGAAGCAGAGGAGGAAAACGCAGGGGAATTGAGGGCCGACATCATGGAGGCGCTGGAGAAAAGTCTGTGGCTTGCCTACACGGAGGCCATGGACACGGTAGGGGGCGACTATTGGGGCAAAGACCCCGACTAGCGCCCCCTATGACGTAAGGAGGAAGAGCAGATATGTCAGCAACATTCCGGTTGGACGCAAGGGTCAGCGATATCAAAGACCCTGTAGAGGCAGTCGAGGAGTACATCCTCGACACAAGGAAGAAAGTGCGGGTGTTCATTATCCTTGACCCCGCACTCCAGATAGCAGGGCGCATTGTCCAGTCCTGGGAGATGATACCCTGGACAGTCGGGCACCCAAGCGCCCCGGAAGTTCACCCCGGCGACTTCATGCCAATTCGGGGATGCATGGCCCGCGCAAGCGTAGAGCTTGACGTAGTGGGCCATGACCCCATCAACGTGACCGTGGAGGTCTGGGACAACCCCAAAGACCCCACGGACACGGCGCTGATGTACGCACTATTGGAGGCCCGTCAGGGTATCGAGGCCATAACAAACATGGCCTTCCCTGATCGGGATGACCCCCAGAGCTGGGATGAAATCCGCGCCCAATGGGTGGAGTGGTTCGAGGGCGCGGAATACAGCGTGATTGAGGCCCTCTAAAGGGCCTCAAAGAAAGGAGAATGACCCCCTATGAAGAAGGACACTGACAGCATTATTCGCATTATTCGCGAGCAGTTCCACGAAGTCCCCACGAGGGATTACGCCGCGCCCACAAAGGAGACCCTGTATGCAGAGCAGTGGGCGAGCATCAAGCGGACCTGTGAGACCCTCGCCTATCTCTACGATGGAGATTTGTACGTGGGCGACATGATCACGGAGGCCGCTGTGGATGCAGCCCCCATCGACAACCGGGAGATCATGCGGGCCTATGAGGATGTGGAGCCGTTCGTGGCCGAAGTCCTGGCCGACGGCTACGACCTTGACCCCAAGAGTTTCAGGATCCCGCAGCTTGTACAGGCGGGGTATGTGCGCTTCTTGGAGGCGGCGGCCTATGAGAATCTTCAGACGATTTTCTTCAACAGGTTCGCGGCCTGCGCAAATGCTGACCCCGCCTTGACCGGGGAAGACCCCGACGATGACCCCCCGGTGGACCTGATGAAGCTGGAGGCCGCCCTTGAGGCGGCGGCGGAAAAGGTAGACAATAACATGACCTTCGCGGAGGCCGATGCAATCTACCGCGAGGCCGTGAAGGGCTTCAAGGCGTAGGGGATGACCCCCTACGCCTATAACACGAAAGGAGAATGCAAGAGATGATCGAGATAGCGAGAGCAGTTGACCCCAAGATCGGGTATGTAGAGGTGTGCGCAGAAGATTACGCATACGAGAATCCTATGAAGGACTGGGATCACGTCCCTGACATTATGCTGATACACCGCTATAGAGGGCTCGCGACCCTGGACGATGACCCCAGAGACTACAGTATCAGGGAGCTAAGTGAGCGCTACGGGCGGGATGGGGGCCTTGCACTCCCCGTGTACGCCTATGACCACAGCGGGGTATCATTCGCCGTTAGCGACGGCTACCCCTACAATGACCCCTGGGACGCCGGGATTGCTGGCATTGCCTACGTCAGCCCTGAGAAAGCAAGGGCAACGTGGGGAGAAACCCTGACCCCGCAAGAGCTCAGGGAGAAATGCAGGGACAGCATAGAGAGCCTTGTGGCTCTGATGAACGCTGTGGCCGACAATGAGTGCTACTTCGTGACGTGGTATGACACGGAGTGCAACCCCGTAGATAGCTGCGGGGGATTCTGGAAGACAGACAGATACAGCTACGAGGAAATGTTCCGCGATATGGCAGACATGGCCCCAGCAGAGTATCAGCCCCTCTTTGAACGCCTTGAGGCGTGGAAGATTGACCCCATCAAGGTGAGCAGGAAGCTCATAGACTAGGAGGATAACCCCCATGGTAAAAGGTCGGAAATATTATCTACGCGTTCTCACGCCTTACGGCATGGAGCGCATAGCGGGGCGCTACGTGGGTAACAACTCACGTGGCGTCCTTCGTTTCTGTGACCCCGATGATGACAGCATCGAGTATGAGGTCAACGATTGCTGTATCTTCGGGGTCAGGACGGCCATATGGCCGCAACATCTGGTCATAGGAGGATGACCCCCATGAGCGATCTATATGGCGGCAAGGTAGCCAGCGCTTGGACAAAGCTGGCTAAGGGTGTATCGGTCTATGTGGGATTTGTGACCCCATGTGGGCGTGTGCCCCTGGAAGTCCTCCGGGTGCAGATTAACCACAAGACACGCAAGGACGGGACACAGGAACACGAGGCGTTCATCCTGTTGACCCCGAAAAACGGTAGGAACGTAAACGTCACAGGATGGGGCGCGGGCGAGACTGAGACATTGGCGCTAGTCGGAGCTGTGGAGGCGCTGTGGGCCTCCATGAAGGGCAACAACTACCCAGAGATGCCCCTGTTCATGCACTACGACAGGGAGCAGTATAGTGTCTATGCGCTCTGCGAAGAGCTGAGCGCAGGCAACAGGGATCAGGCCCTGTTGAGGATGAACGGTAGCATTGTATGCTATCAAGCTGTATAGAACGGGCGAACATAAGGAGGATGACCCCCATGAAAGGCAACGGAATCAAGGCAAAGACCCCGGTAGAAAAGCCGGACGTAATCAAGGTCCTGAGCGCAGAACAGCTAGAGCAGGTCAGGGAGTACTTCAGGTGGGAGTTCAGGGAGACAGAGCTGAGGGGAGCCTTGGACTCCCTGATTGACCTCAAACGCGGCAGCGGGGAGGAGCAGGATGCGTCCATGATCGAGGACGCACAGGAGATAATCGTGGAGACACTCCTGCCTGAGACGGAGGAATGGGAGGAGAACATCTACAACTACTGCGCTAACAGGCAAATCTCCTTCCTTGACGAGATTGACGCACGGCTGAAGGGGTGGATCCTGTGAGGATGACCCCCTGCGCAGCAATTAGGTTGTTGTGCGCTATGCACAACGTAGAGCTAATCGAGCAAATCTTGCATATTGCCATTGAGCTGGCAGAAAGGATCGGTTAATCATGATGACTACGAGGATGGAGTACGTAAAGAAAGACAGCCACAGCATTGACACCGTGACCCTGAGCGTGAACGTTGATGCAGCCTCTGAGATGGCAGCCCTGGCCCTGAAGCATGACCCCACTCTGCTGAGAATCAACATCGTGCCAGAGACCGACGGAGAGGACACACTCTACTACGTGGCCTACCCAGAGGATGCAAAGCCGGTCGCAATCCACATGGATAACCCCGTAGCTCTGAAAGTCATGGACATTGACGATGACGAGCAGCTTATCCTGAAGATTGCTGACAACTACTTGGCCGAGGCGTTTGAGATTATCGACTACGAGGACAACGACGGGGACTTCATCAGGGGGATCGCAATCGGGAACGACTTCATCCCCATGAATGAGTTCATCAGCACTGACAGCCCGTGGGTTGCGGGCAAGATGAAAGGAGGTAAGTAGCAATGTGGGGTAAGCCCATCAGGGGTCAGAGTGACCCCATAGGAGCGTACAAGGCGCGTAGACTGGAGGAAGCAGGTGAGGCCAAGTGCCTCACCATCCCTCTTGACAGCACACTTACCCTGACCTTGACCCCGGAGCAGGATGCACAGCTATACCAGTACTACCTGCGTCAAATGGACTGGGAGGAGGCAGAGAATCAGGTGGCGCGGGCCGTGGAAAGCATGACCCTGTACTCCGATGACCCTGTGTGCATACAGGAAGGGCAGCGCCTAGACCATAACAGGCGAGAGTTCATCGAGAAACTCTTGCCTGATATCCCTGATATGCGCGAGGAATCCCTCAGATTTGCCGATAGTGAGGGAATAGGTATCTACGATCAGGTCAGGGATAGATTGTCTGAATTGCTAGACGATGACCCCATTAGTGAGGGGGAAGACTAGCAGATGGGGATGGCAGTGGCAGATATGGCACAGCAAGAGCTGGATGGTATCCTCCCCGGTGGTCTTACATGGACCTGGGTGCAGGGTGAAGGTATCACGGTATACAGAGAGGATGACCCCATCCTCTCTGTAGTATGGAGTTACGGAAAGGTAAAGATGGAGCACTACGAGGGAGGTGTGATAACACTAGAGCAAAAGTTCCTGCTGGGGAAGGTAGCAGCACAGCTCATGGATATGGAACAGCCTATCGTAGAGGAAATCTGGCGTATAGTGGAGCCCTACGCACGGATGACCCTGGCCGACAAGGCTAAGGTGTGCCGTAGGGAGGAACTAGCCAACTTCTTCTATGATGGCAATCCTGTGTACTACAAGACCCTGACAGGCTGTATAGACCGTGTACGCGAGCAACTGGGAATGTGTGGAGAGGAGTGGGATGAAGCATTTGAGCTGTATTCCAACGTATACACGTATGCAGATGAGGTCGAGAATTGTATCATTGAGACACTGCGGCCTTACTTTGCGTTTGAATTTGTGCTAAAGGAGCCTGATGAATGATGAATACTACTGACACAGGAACACCTGAAGAGAGGAGAGAGATCAATATCGGCATACTGCGAGGGCTGGAGGCTGGAGCTACGTACAGGCGCATCAAAAGCCTACCAGCCCTAGATGATCTGCTGATTCTCAAAAAGAAAGACCCCGAGGGGCTGTATAAGGCAGCCGTCAAGCTGCGCGTGGACCGCGAACAGCTTGAAAATGACGTGCTTGTCCCCCTGCGCAGGGCGGTAGCCGAGGTTATCAACCTGCGCTCAATCATGATCGATGGCGAACCCCTCTTTGACGATGACCACTACGCCACGATAAACCAGGAACACTGGCAGCAAAACGCTATAGCAGGGCTGCTTAGCCAGATGATGCACACAGAGCTGGCCCTGTTAAAGTATGAGAGCAAGGATACGATGGACCGTCTGGGATTGACCCCGGACACAGACACTAACGCATAACACATAGGAGGATACCAAAATGGCAAAGAAGGCAGCAGCGAAGAAGGTTGACCCCAAGGAGCAGCAGCGCGAGAACTGGCACGCCCTGGCGAAGATGTGCCGCAGGTACGTCGAGCTTAAGGCCCAGATGGATGAGATGGAGAAGGAGAAGAAAGCCCTGTCCGCGCTCATTAAGCAGGCTGTACCCGAGAGAGGGCAGGCTAAGGGGATTGGAGACCCCGAGATTGCAGGCAGGGTCTACAACATCAAGATCACGGAAGTACAGAGTAAGCGCATGGATCAGGACTTGGTGCGCAAATTCTTGACTGATGAGCAGATCGAGGTCTGCACCAAGATCGTGACCTCAGAGCGCATGACTGTTGATGCTATGGACATTGTGGCGCAGGCGGCCTGCGCCGAGACCAACTTCCTGTAGGGCCTACCCTACAGGAAGATGACCCCATAAGGAGGCATAATGATGAGCAGCAAGAAGACGTTGGTAGTTAAGGGTCAAAGCGGAGTTTTACCGAGCGGCATGGCCTGGATGGAGATGGACGGGGAAATCTGGGTGTACGGCAAGAACGCCATGGGAGAGAATGAGTGGTTAGTTCCTGCTCTCAGCCTGCTTGACCCCGCTGACGCAGACGAGATGGCCTGCCTTGGCACCATGCTGAATCAGGAAGCCGAGCAGATGGAGAAAGACGCTCATTGGTACGGTACCACCTGGATGGACAGCATTATTGGAGACGGGGAGCTCGACGAGTGGCAGGACATGGACTATTTTGCCTTCCAGCAGGCCCTGAGCAACGCTAATGACCCCGCCTTCACACCAGACAGCGAAGACGTAGACTACAGCAGCGTAGATGGTGAGTTCTATGTGCTGGCTGTAGATGCTGCGTGGAATACCCTGTGCAACGCCCTTGGTGACGATGAGGACTAGCGGCTATGATGTACTGGGACCCAGACCTGCATGAAATGGTGTGTGATGAGGAGGAGACCCCGTTCAAGCTGAATCCACCTAAAGAGGTGCCTAGTTGCCCACAGGTTGACCCCCTCTCACTGTATGCTGCGTTAAAGCTCGCTAGTGTGCCAAAATCAGAGTACACTAGCTGGAACGTGAAACCTGTCGTGACAACACCCGCCAAGATTCTAGCCTTTTCACTCTTCTTGGTGGAGGCGCTTTATGGGTGTGCAATACTGCTCTGGATTTTCTGCTCTTTCATACTCCCGATGACCGATCACCTTCCATCGTTTCTAGGGCTAGTTGTAGCCCCCATAGCTTTAGGCGTATGGGTTTATTACGCAGAAGAAAAGGAGATAGCAAAGGGAGAAGATGAATCACTGTGTGGGCTGTAGGCATATGTGAAAGATGCGGGACAGTGGTAGCTTTCAGAACAACGACCCCGGTAGTCAAGTCCTTAATGCGGGGTCACAGCTACTACTGTCCCGTATGTGGTATGTACAAGCTGCTGAAAATCCATGCAATTCCTAATGCGCAGCAGCTTGATAAGGCGTATAATGAGCTCCGTGTAGGAATCATCCTCGAATCCAATACGGAGGTCAGTCAGTACAATGCTCAAGAAGACGCAACCGAAGGACTTGTTAAGAAATATAAAGACCCCAACAGCTTGTGGTGGCTCGACGAAGCCAATCAAGCTCCTGAAGGGGACTAACCCCGGCACATTGACAACCAAAGGAGGAAGTCTGGTAGATACCAGCATGAGGATGAATACACAGAGACAGGTAGTTGAAATCAAAGTAGGATACACGTATTCCAGGATAGTGACCCCCAAGGAAGCAATCGCCCTTGCGGCGAAGGAGTTCTCTGCATTCGCCCGCAATGCTCAGTATCAGACTCTCTATCAGCGCGGGTTGTGGGATGGCCGCTACTCCATGGTCAACAAGAAGGACGGGTCATTCGGTACAGGTATGCTGGCCGACATCAAGGCATACCTAGAGCATGAGATCGGAGCAGCTATAGAGGTAACCGATCTCAGGGAAATGCCCCCGTCCAGCTACTCCTATGAGTGGCTGTTTGACAAGCCTCTGCGTGAGGCCCAAGTGGGTGCGCTGGAGAAACTTAACAGCAACACAAGCGGGATAATCCGCATGGTTACAGGGTCAGGAAAAACGAATGCCTTCAGCAAGCTGATTCAAGAAAGAGGGGTCCGAACTCTGGTATGTGTCCCCAGTAAGGAGCTACTCTACCAAACCGCAGAAGTGTTAAACAGCAACATTGGCGGTAAGGACTTCAAGCTGGGCTTGCTTGGCGACGGACACTGGCCTGATGAGCGTAGCACAGTGGTTGTAGCGATGTATCAGAGCCTGGTCTCTCTACACGGGAAGACCCCAGAGGAACGGGCGCAGTTCATCGAAACCATGGGCAGCTTTGACATGCTGATTTGTGACGAGTGCCACAAGGTGTGCTCGAACGACAGCATCACAAAGACTTGGGAGACCATCATGGACATCAACACCTACTACCGCTACGGATTCTCCGCGACCCCGTATGAAAAGAAGGGCACCGTGGCGGAAATGCTACAAAGGTCTGCCTTTGGCAAGATTATCTATGACATGAACATGAAAGAGGCACGTGAGGCCGGATACGTGACCCCGTTCACTGTATACATGCTAAAGCCCGAGTATCCCAGAGAGCTGACCCGGCAGGGCACTACTGGAATGACCTGGAACGAGGCCCATGACTACTACATTGGGAACAACGCTACCAGGAATGACGCCGTAGTGCAGGCTGTAGGCTTGCTCCTGAAGGATAACAGGAAGGTGATGGTGGTAGCTCAAAGGATACAACACAATGAGCTGCTCGCCAAAATGTTCGCAGAGACCTACGGAGAGGATAATGTGTACCTGCTGCATGGACAGCTTGACAGTACATACAGGAAGAAGAGTATGAGTGAGTTCAAAGCACGAAAGACCCCCTGCATCATGGTGGCAAGCTCTGTAGGGAATGACGGCATCGACATCCCAGACATTGATGGGCTCGTGCTTGCTCATGGTGGCAAGTCCTTCTTCCAGAACGTGCAGAGGACAGGCAGAGGACTGAGGTCTGCACAAGGCAAGAAGGACCTTGTGTTTATTGACTTCAATGATGCAGCCTTGGGCCGCTGGTTCCAGAACCACACCAAGAAGAGGGTGGAGTACTATCAGGATCTGGGCGCTAAGGTTGTATTTGCATAGTATAGAACGGTGTTGTGCCAAAAGCATGACCCCATAAAACGGAAATAGTTAGACAATTTGCAGGCATTGACATTACAGCGTTTGGCTGTATTATGGAATGTATAGACAATTCCTTTTCTGTATGGGTAGCGTCTATGCATTCTTGCTTTTTCTGGAGGTATGACATGTCGAAGTTCTTAAACAGCAACCCCGTTGATCGCGTTGATATGGTGGACACATCATATCCCGGCCTGATGGCTGGTACGAAGGAGCTAATAGGTGCTGCGTGCGCTGTCGTGGACAAGCTCAACATCCCTGACAGCAAACACGTGTTCGCAGCCGAGATGCTGTTGCTGTCTGGGCTTAGCCTGTTGATGGTCGCAGACAAAGGGTTCAGCAGCAACATCCACTACGACAACCTGCACATTGACGGTAAGAAGCTGCCTGTACAGACGGTTAGTGTTCGCATTACTACCAATGCCCCCGCTGATGCAAACCTGGATCGTCCGTCCCCGGTACGCAGCATGAAGGAAAATCCCAATCAGGAGGTAGAGGCTGAGGCTGAGCCTACCCCTGTAGAAGACTCTCTTGATGATGACTACCCCAATGTGCAGGACGCAAGCGAGTATGAAGAGGCTGTAGCAGAGTGGGAGAGGGACCAGCAAAGGTTTGGGGACAAGCCAAAGATGACTGATACTGGAACCAAGATAGGTAAAAGACCCCCTAGCAAACCCTCGGTGCCTAAGAGACCTGCTGGCAACCTTCACGGAGGTGAGAAGTAGATTATGCTTTTCGGAGAGTTTGTAACCAAGCTCGAAAAAGCGAGTGGAAAGAAGGCCAAGGAAAAGATCATCGCTGATGCGTGCAAAGCTGCCCCTTGGATAAAGGACGCCATTGTGGCCACCTATGACCCCTTCTGCCAGTATTACATCAAGAATGGGTTGCCAAAGGTGGTAGTAGCGTCTGCCAAGTCGGACAGCACTGTAGACTTTGACGAGAAATTCTGGACTGGAACTGTGCAGCCTCTACTGGCTGGTATGAACCAGCGTAGGTGGAACAAGGCAGAGGTGGTAGACCAGCTGAGCCTGGCCTTCGCTAACCTCAACCAGGGAGACAGGGAGGCTCTAAAACGTATCATTCTCAAGGACTTGAGGGTAGGAGTAGGGCCAAAGGGTTACAATGCAGCACTTGGTGAGAATACCCTCCCTGTGCCCGATACGCAGCTCTGTAAGACATGGGACCCCGATCTTAATATAAACGTAAAGGGGTGGTGGGTAACGCCCAAACTGAACGGCCTACGTGGGCGCTGGACGGTAAGAAATGATAGGTTTGCATTCCTTACCAGGGAGGACTATCCGCTCATAGGATTCCCCTTTATTGAGGAGGAACTCAAGGCTATACAGGAGAAGTATGGCCTAGTTATGATCGACGGTGAGATATTCAGCTTCGACCTCCCCTTCCAAACCATCATGAGCATTGCCAGGACTGAGAAGGAGGTGTCCCCGCAGGACAAGGCAAAGCTCAAGTTCCATGTGTTCAACATCAGGAAGGAGACCCCGTACAAGACCACAAAGGATATGGTCAACGAGCTGAACGCTATCTTCAAGAATAAGGACAGCTATCAGTACGTTACCAAGCTGGACTACGAGTGGATGGGCAACAGGCCCGCAGCCATAATAGCTAAGTGCCAGAGCTACACCAACCTAGATTATGAAGGGATTGTACTCCGTCACCCCGATATGGCTTGGGAACCAGCCAAGCGCAACAACCACCTTATGAAGTACAAGATATTCTATGAGACCGATCTAAAGGTGGTTGACATACTCTTCGGGGCTGAGGGTAAGAAGTGGGAGTCTACAGTTGCAGCCCTGCTGTGTGAGGGCAAGGTACCAGCACGCAGGGCAAGAATAGGCAACCATACGATCTGGAAACCCGTGTCTGGTTCGGTTAAGGATTATGTAGGAGAGGAGATTCGTGAGATCCCTGTGCAGGTTGAGGCTTCATGCTCGAAATGCACGGATGCTGAACGAATGACCCTCACCAAGGTTGGACGCGACCTCATTGGCCTCACAGCGGAGGTGTCGTTCCAGGCGTTCGGGGACAAACCGAGCCAGGATGGTGTGTACTCGTTGCAGTTTCCAGTGTTTCAGAAGTTCAAAGACATCTAAGGAGGATATTGCTATGCCTATGGGATTTAAGCCGCACGTGAATCGCGTTTGGGAGTTCAGCAAGCTGATGGGAATACTGAAGGAAGCTATGGGGCCGGAGGTGGTAACAGACCCCGGTTGGTTAGGCCTCCCCTACAAGTTCTACATGCCCTACCTAGCCTTTGAGAGCAACCCAGAGGATGGGTACGACCAGCTTCACGTGGTAAAGATTAGCGCCACAGGTCTGTTCTACATACACAGACTCGATAGTATAACAGGCGAGCCTATATCTCAAGACCCCGTTCTGTTTCTTGGGGATGGCAGGAATGAGGGATACGTTGTAGTCAGGTCCCATGCAGATGATTCTATAGAGCTGGCACGGGCTACTCTTTTTGATAAGGACGGGGTGGCTGTAGCACAGACGTATACCAGGCTTATCAGGCTGTGGGGGACAGAGGATGTGGAGACCCTGTTAAGCAGCTTCCTTAGCATGAGAGAGTTACAGAAGCTCAAAATAGGGGCGCTTAAGAAGGCAACGTTCTAGGCTGTGGGGTATAATAGGCTCATCCTAGGCTGTAACAAGCCGCTTATCTTTCAGGAAGGACGTGTTGGCTACTATGGCTGAAAACGATGTTGTATACGGCTACCACGAATTTTGGGCAACAGGGGACTGGTTTGACGCCAATGACCCTGTACTGCGTGTAGGCGAGCGTGGGAACGATGTAACGCGCCTTGTTTCAAAATTTGGGGACGGGTCTACACCGTGGAGCAGGCTGCCCCAATTTACCTTCCAGTCTGCCTACGACTGCTACCTCCGGCTGGAGACACTACAAGGTGTCCCCGTGGCAAACCTCAAATCCGAGGCTGACTGGCTGAACAGCATGAAAAACCCCAGCATTGACTGGGACTCGCTAACAGCAGCGCAGAAGGCGGAATTGAAGGGGCCTCCTGGTGAACAGGGCGAACAGGGAGTGGCTGGTAAATCTGCCTTCCAGCTGGCGCAGGACGGCGGGTTCACGGGCACGCAGGCGGAATGGCTGGAGAGCCTCAAGGGTGAACCAGCGGTCAACGCCGACGTGATCGATGGCAACCTTCCCGTGCAGAGTAGTGGAGGCGGGGGCGCGTGACCCCATAGGAAACAGGAATAGGCGGCGGCTTTGAGGGATCTAAAACAGCAACCCCCAGAGCCGCCGCCAAGTTTTTAAAACAGCAACCCATAGCTGTAGGCTTATGCTACGGCTGCTGGTCCTTTTAACCCCGAAGGGGTGCCCGCCCGTTAGGGCGGGTTTTATACTCCTATATACCTACTCCTATACCTACTCCTATATATACTTCTATAAGGGCCCCGTAAACGGTTCAGCCGCAGCGGTTTAGGTGCTGTTTTTGGCGTCCACGAAATCACGTTTTTGGCGTCCACGAAATCACGAAAATGGCGTCCACGAAATCACGGTTTTTGGCGTCCACGAAATCACGATTGGCGTCCACGAAATCACGTTTTTGGGTTTGACCCCCTATACCGTACCGTGATTTCGTGGACGCCATTTTCGTGATTTCGTGGACGCCACTACTGCTTTGCACCTATGAATATCCTATCCCCATAGAGGGAGGGTACCAGCATACCGTAGTGATCTGCCGACCTATCTACACACCGCTCATACCACCTTTGTACACCCTCATGCCTCCTCCTGTTTGAGTTGGATGTCCACTCTGTAGGCTTCGGTATACCTGTTATCCTACAGAATGTTTCTATGGACAGATTTACAACAGGCATATCAGGCTGCTGATTCATTTTGTAATGCACAAGCATCTTACGCAGCAACATGAACGCATATACAGGTATCTTGTTCCTACCCCTCTGGAATCTGTACAGGCACACAGGAGCATCAATGGGTGAAGGCTGGTTTACATCACCCCACTTACCAAAATGGTACAGATACCTAAGCTCAAGGATTCCTGTTTCAGTGTCCAGGTTGAAGCTGTGAAGGATAATTCCTAATTCACAAAGGATAGTGCAAGCCTCAAGGAAGCGGTTAGCCCATGCAGTACGTGACCTGCCTATAGCGGTAGCCTGGCACCCTTTTGGGTATACCTGCTGTGCTAACTCATTTAGTTTCACAGGTATGTCCAGCTTCGGTCTATACCGCTTCTTACCATCCAAGTATCCTGATTTATCCTGCTGTTGTACGCAGTTGTGCATAATGAATAAAGAAAGCAGCAAATCAGCAACCGGGGTACACCAATACTGACCCGATGCTACCAGAGTATCATGGATCCAGTTGAGTAACCTGTTGCTACGGCTGTTTTGATAGACTTTTATGGTGTGAGAAAGTACACCTGCTCCACCGCTATTCCTGATCTTCATGACAAACTACACCCCTACTTTCGTAGAATTTGCCATCTCAGATCGGTTGGCGGTACACAGGCAGATATGATATAATCTAGCACAGTGAGTCACCGACCTCAGCGCTATCTGAGATGGTGAATAGGTAGGTCTGACTTTGAGGGGTCTGGGCCTACCGTTCCTTTTGATTATAACATAGCATCCAATGGATGCTGATGAAAAGAACGCACATAAAACAAGAGCCGGATGCTGTTCAAAAGCATCCGGCTCTCGCTCATTAGGAGGTTTTTCCGTATGAAGGAATCGCTGTGTATGTCGGCGCTGTGCCTGCGGGTACTAGATAGCAGGATCGGGAACGGAGACACTCTCCCCGCCGAACTGGTTGCGCTCAGGCAGCCCAAGCTCGCCATCGGGGGACTTCTCCTTGCCAGAGAAGTTGATGACATTCGGGAACTTGTTCCCAGCCATAACCGTTACGGTAAAGCCGGAACTAGCATCACCCGTCACATCAGGATAGAATCCAGGCGTCATCAGCTTCTTTAGGTCAGCCTCGCTGAGAGAAGCAAAAGCAGCCTTCAAGGAATCAGCAGCAACCCCAACCAGCTCGTGCCACCGCTCGGCAGCAAACGCAGCCCAGTCAGTGGTAGTAGCCTCCAGCGGGGTATTGTTAATAGCATATTTAGTCTTATCCCAAACGAAATCGCCAGGAATAGCCATCGCAAAATCGCTCCTTTCAATACAAGCAAAGATACATCAACTTCAATCTGTCTATCGACTGCTGGCCGCAACTCGATATGCTAAGTATACCACACGAAAGCTGGTCAAGACAATACATCAATGTAATGCTGCCTGTAATCGTCCAGCTTCAGATGGTTTTCACATCTCGGGCAGCGAAAGTACTGCCTGCGAGATGATAACGCCCTTAGCCAGTTATCTCTTGCCCCTCCAGACAGCAGGAAGTCGCAATATGGACAGCGATCCATGCGTGGGTATCTTCGCAAAGTAGATCACCGCCATAGATGAAAATTTCGTCAGCTGATGGTAACTGTTACAGACTTACTATCCGTTCCGTTATTCGTGGTGACAACCACAACGAAGCTGAACGTCTGACCCGTAGTCAGCGTGTCAGGGACAGTTCCAGACACCTTTCCATCATTGCTAATAGACAACCAGTCAGGAGCCCCACTACCCAGAGTGTAGCTCAGCGACGTGACACCAGTACCGCTGGTGTTATCAGCAACAGTCTGATACTCGAAAGCTGCGCCAGAAGCGACGGTAGCCGTATCAGGGCTGGTAATGCTAGGCGCAGGGGTAAGAATGGACGACGTGTTCATACCCAGCAGGCCTGCTTCCTGCTCAGCCTCAGACTTGTTGTTGGTAATCTCGGTGTCAATCAGGGCAATGATATCCGGTGCAACAATGCGAATGTTGCGCTTGAGCCACAACGCCGCATACTTATTGAACGCCTGACTAATCAGATTGGCCCCTGTTGCGGGTTTCAGGGACGCCTGCATCGTAATGGTTAGATTAGTTTCAATTACAGAGTTTTCAAGGGCAAGAGCAGCATTGACAAGCCCCATGGCATCATCTCTGGCATTCAGCAGGTCCCTGTACTCAGTAATCTCTTTCAAGGATCTCGGATTCTCAACCGGCATTATTTTTTCACCTCTCTGTTTGTTATAGCGGGGGAGGCATACCCTCCCCCGCACAGTTCTCTACTACATCAAGCGCTTACAGTAATGGTGAGGGTCTCGGTGTCCTCGCCAGCAGGCGTGATCACCTTGAGTGTGACCGTGTACGGGCTGCTGGACTCCGTTCCAGCATCCGGCGTGCCACTGATCTCACCAGTCGCTGCGTCGATATCCAGGCCGCTAGGCAGCCCGGTAGCGCTCCAAGTGACCCCGACATTGCCCGAGGGCAGGTTGCTGGCGCTGCACTGGAACGTGAACGCATCGCCCTCCCTGGCAGAAGCGCTCAGCCCACCATAGATAGTGGGAAGATTGGTTGCAGGCACAGACGGCGTGCTGACCTGCGCGATCGCAATCTGAAGAACCTTCTGGTCCTTACCAGCGACGTTCTTAGCGATAATGGTGACGGGGAACACCCCGGCCTTCGCCACAGTTCCGCTGATAATACCAGTGACGGGATCGATGGCCAGGCCATCAGGCAGGTTCTTCGCATCAAACGTGGTAGGTGCAGACGGATCAATGTTGCTGTTAGCAGCAATGATGTAGTACGTAAGCGCCTCGCCAACATGAGACGTAGCCAGCAGCGGGCTGGTAATAACGGGCGCGGGGATAGCAGGCGGGGTAGCGCCAGGATCCATAACGGACAGATCAAGCTGGCTGTTGACCTCCGCCGCAGCCTGAAGCTGCTGCGCCTTGGTCATCTCCAACGCCTTCTGCATGGTCCGGCTGAACATCTCATCGGCATTGTCCTTCAAAAACTCCTGGAAGAAGAAGTTAAAGGCCTCCGACGTATGAATGCGCGTGCTGGACCCGTCGTTGTACTGAACCCGAGGCACGGCAGTGACATCCGTTACGATACCCAGATTACCATCTTTATCAGGGGTGAACAGCATATTGGCGTATTTTCGAGCCTGCTCCTCCTGGGTCTGGATCTCGTAGAATTTCTGAGTCTCGGGGATAATCAAGCTATCAGCCATCTTTATTTACCTCCTCGTTAATATCGTATTCCTAGTTTCTAGCGAGCCTTTGCTTTGGCGCTGCACAGTATCGGGAAGTACTGTATAACGCCAAGGACATTGTATCACATCCACACGCTAACTGGTCCTATTGTTTGTAGGGATAACGCTGTAGACAACAGGCGGAGAGATCTGCCCCAATCCACCCTTGTATGTGAATATGGCCCTATTGTTATAGTATCTCTTTCCAAAATACTCTGAGATATCCTCCCAGAACCCATCCTCTGTAAAGGTCCACGTATAGCCGTGAACCTCTGGCGACAGTAGTGTAGAGCTAGTCTTCAGGTTAAAGCAAACTGTAATGTAAGACGAGTTAGTTTGGGCTAGTATTCGCAGCTCGTCCCAACAGGCACTAGACCATGTTGCCAACTCTGTATGCTGAGGAGCATTAGACATTTGCAGCATGGTTGACTCTCCAGGAAGTGTGTCCCAGGTTAAAGTACTATTATTCCATGTTCGCCAAGCAGACGACCCATTAACGCTAAAGGCGACTTGAAGATTAGTCCCTGTTGGAACATCAGCATCTAGTGTAAATGAAGCTATGTTGCTGATACCGAACACCTGTAGAGATGAGGCATACTGAGCCTTGGAGTGAAAGAAGTAGGCCCTGTTAGTAGGATGCTCGTTATAGATGTTCAAACCTAATATTACACCAGTAAGTGTGAACAACGTTCCAAGACCAGCTACCTGGTTGCTGTCGTATTCCTGGTGGTACTCATCGAAGTAGTCCTCATTAGACAGCACGACCTTATTTCGCACCGTAGGATCAAATACTCTACGCACCACTGAGCTAACGTAGCCATGTCCAGTCCAAGTGATGGGCATGTCGGTCATAGCTAAAGGATCTGGCGGCTCTGGAACGGCTGTGTTACGCTGATAAACCTGCATCTTATCATCCAGGTTTATCATAGAGGACGAAAGCAGGGTCTCGGCATCGACTTCAATGTGGTACTTATACGAGCCTAGTGTACCAGACTGCACTATAGCCCTCTTCAGACCCTTGCCCATTTCCAGTTTCTCTTCCAGTGTGCCCGGTAGGGTATCAGTACCCCGCTCCGTAAGCACTGTGTCTGCACCAGGTATCAGTTCATAATATGGACCAAACAGCCCGGTAGTAGTGGTGTCTGATGACCTAGCAGCTCTGCTCATGTTGTAGCACTCTACACCATACCTATAGTTTAGGCTACCCTTACACTTGACCATCTCAATACTACAAGCCTGGTCTGCATAGATACCAGACAGTGTATTACCAGACAGGTCTACATTGTACAGGTAGGCTGTGCAGTTAAAGCTCATGTCTATCCCGTGTCTCTGCGACCTATAGATTGAGCAGTCTGTCATCCACAGTAGCGATCCCTGATGCAGTGTGATAGCGCTACCCACCACACTATCCAAATTCACATGTGTCATAACCAGCACGTTCTCACCATGACAGTTGAAGAACGGTGGGAGATTGCTGCCCCTAGCCTGTGTTATATTTGCTACAGACACATAGCTGTTCAAGAAGTAGCCGGAGCCTGTTATGGATACATTATCCAGGTCCAGATAAGACCCAGAAAACCTAGCCATCTCAGTAATAGACCCCATGTGCATAATAAGAATGCCCCCATAGGAGCTGTACACAGTAGCGATATCACTACGCTCCAAAAACAGGTACGACCCAGAGTTTACTTCTAGCAGGCTAAAGGAGCACCTGTTTCCTCTCACTATCGCACCGTTAATCAGCGTAAACGGCGATCCCACAGACTCATTGGTGTATCGCACATGGTCTAATGTAGACGTACCACCAACCAGCTCCACCTGGTCCGCAAGGTCGCAGTCTGTAAATTCTGATACGCAGTCTATTAGGATAATCTGATGGCGTAGATCCCTACCGGCATACACTACAGTACTTACACGCCTGAGTGAGTAAACCGCATTCATGATAGAGTTATCCCACTCGAAATTGTTCTCTATCATAATCTCCAGTGCGACCATCTGTTTGCCGTTCATCCAGCCAAAGCATGTGTCGCCCCAATTAGACGTTACCCTGTCATCCAGCTTCAAATTCTTAGCATGAACCCTGTAGATATGGTTGCTGAATATAGGTATGGAATCAAATGCTCGCTGTAGCGTCTTAAATGGGTTTATCTCCGAACCCTCAAAAGCGTCACTGCCAAGCTCACCATCAACCCAAATTTCATGAACCTGTACAGCATTGAATGAGGTTTCTGGAGAGTATGCCTGTGCTAAGAACGGGTTTCGCATAACCACAACACGCTGTCCTGGTGCAAGATTGTAAGTAAACATCAGGTATGCCGCCTGTCCTACCATAACACGGTAGTCCTTATTCAGCAGCATCAGCTGGCCATCCCTAAACACAACAAGTTCAACGGGTGTCTTAACAGGCCATGGAAGGTCCACTCTAGGCGTCCAGGCTTCGATGTCCGTATAGTATGCCGTATTGTCAAATGTGGGTGTGCCCACTGTTCTCCATGCCCCATTGTGGTAATAGTAATAGGTGCCTGTTGAAATTACAAAGCACTGTGCCCCTTCTGGTACATCTTCGTAATTATCCAGCTCATCTGATGAATAGACAGGTGGATATTGCCACTTCGCACCAGGCGCATAGCCAGGTCTGATGCTCCTCCAGTTTACTATATTCTCTTGTTCAATACGCACAACGCCTGGTTTAATTTTAACCAAAGCCAGGGGTACCCCATCATGGGGTATCTCAGGGTAACCAGCACTAGGATGGGCATGAGCCCAAAACAGTTCGTGGTTGCCTAATACATTCTTCTTTATACACAGCAGGGACCAGCGGATTGGATCAACGATTGAGGGATCACAGTCAGCTGTAGAGTACGCTGGTAGTATGGGGGACTCTACAGGGGCATCAAACTGTATGATGGTCCCATACCACTGGACTTTACCCTCCAACACAACAACCTTGTCGTCAGCTGGGTCGTGGGCTTTCACCGTCATTGAATCCAAACAGGCATCTGTGGTGCATCTTATCTCACTCACATGGTGGACTTTATCTGTAGTAGTATGCTGTGTCATGAACTCCGCAGCCATATCAGTCTCACGGATGTCCACAATAAACGCACGCCTAGTCCACTTCTCTAGTAAGAGTATTACGTCGTTTGGCCGCACCAGCCTTCTCCTCCTTTCTTACCACAATACTACTTTCCATGTGGTATCAAACCTATGAGAGAAAGTAACAGAGGTAGAATAAAAAGGTGATCAGCCCTATGCCAATAGGATAAAGCATAGAGAAGGTGAACATCCTCTTCCAGAAAGGGTCGGTCTCTATGTCCTGTGAGGTAGGCATCATCCTGCTGATTAGCCTGTTAAGCATCGAGTCAAACAGCGACTTCAACAGAGCATAGCTTATAGACCACCAAAAGAAGAACACAACGAACACCGTAAACGCCTCTGTAATTCCCAAAATCCAACTTATCATTAGTACAATCCCCTTTCGAGAGACAAGTATAAGTTATATGCTGGTTATTCTACCATTCTGTGTGGTAGACTTGAAGCAGTAAGCACTGCCAAAGAGGAGGAGTTTCATTATGGATGTGCAGGGATTGGCACTGCTTTTAGACCAGCAGGCCAAGGGTGAAATAGATGCTAGGCTGTGGTTCACATCTGATAATGGCGGTATCGCGAATACCACCAGGAACACTGTGTATGCTGTTGACCCTTTAAAGGATATATCCACACCGATGGAGTCAATGATGACGGTGCCGACAGACCCGCCGTCAAAGCGTCTCCATCTGATAGGTGGACACTTCTTTGCAAATGGAAAGCTGTACTCATTCCCTGGTATGGAGTCTGACCCAATCGTTATAGACGGGAATGTTGACACCTATGTACTGACTGGCGTGCGAATTGACCCATACACAGACTACACGAGCTTCTACTGCGAGACGTACTACGGAGAGTGGCCTTTTATGGACCCGGCTGTAATCCCTTCCGCGCTGGTAAAAATACCAGCAGGGCAGGGTAAGATACTCAGCCAGTTCATAATAGACCTTCGACCTTTCATACACTACAACGTGTCTAGCGCGGAGGACAGGGTAGTTGTGGATGTAGCCTGCGTCAATCCTTACGAGAGTATTGCGTTCTCGCTTATCAGGAATCACAGGCTGCCCCCTATCATGAATTTCTACCAGAAAAGGCCGCCAGCAGGAACCAGCACTATCGTACATACGTTTGATAGTATGGACGCTATCACTGTGCTGACGAAGGATGAGCCTGAGTACGATGCTGATCAGAATGGTATCAGGCTGAAATACCACATGTCCACAATACCTGTAGATATACCAACCGGACCTACAGTGCTGGTTGTGTCTGCTGAGTATGGTAGGGACTCAAATCCTGGCACCTATGATGATCCCATGGGCACCATAGAGGGTGCTATAGACAGGCTAAACAGCAATGTATTATACGAAACAATCTTTGTTCTGGCCGGGCGGTACAGCCCAAAGAAAACGCTGAACATTACTAGACCTGTCGTAATAATTGGGAAAGACCCACATACTTGTATTTTTGACCTGAAAGAGGATCGAGTATTTATAGATGCCACGGATAGGCTTACCATTAGGACCATGCAGTTCTCGTGGACCACACCAGAAACTGCTAACGTTCCTGATTTAATACAGGCTAAAGATGATGTACGCATCCTAAACTGCCTGTTTAAGCAGGCTTCTATAAATAGAGTAGCGCGTGTATTACAGTTTTATAAGAACAGCTGGATATCGAACTGCGTGATAGACAATCCATTCTCTACAGATCACCCTGGGTCTATTTCGGAGTTCTATAGGCGTGCTCCAGGCTGGGATGCTACCACATATGTGGATAGGGTGGAAAACTGCATAATCACTGGGCAGTGGAACCAAGCGTTCATATCAGGCATTTCTACCAGGAACCTGATAGAGCAGAATGGCGACGTTTTGGATATTGAGGACCGGACGTACTTCTATCCTGCTGACAACAGCAAGGCTAGGGACTACGGACACTCCTACCTGGTAGGATTAGACTTAGACAGCAGCCCGACAGATACTGGTCTGTACGGTGGGCAGTATGCTTCAGGGTCTAGGGTTAAGCAGTACTCTCTGTCGGACCTGCCTGTATTCAAGTACAAGATACAAACCATGTTCTCTCCTGTTATCGGGAGGTTTGTGAATGTAGTTCCCATCTACAGTAACTTCAATAATGCTGGTGAAGTGTATGGGGCTATATCGTTTGATGGCGGACATGTATGGGTAGCTTGGGACGAGCCTCTTGGGGCATGGCGAAAGATATCCTCTTTAGACAGGTTAGATATAGAGGGTAACACAGCCCATGATCTAGCTCAGAGGGTCATTAACATGGGTCCAATACCCACAAAAGGAGAGATATGCTTCGCGTGGGGATTAAAGACTACAAACAGGAAGCAGTCCCCTGTACTAAAAGGTGTTAGGTACATAGTCAAGGCTAATGGGGACAGCTTGGTGCCTCTCTATCCAGAGAATCAGCTGTCCGTTGTTGTAGCCGAGGATACAGTTATGGTTACCAATCTGACAGCGGAACGTATAACCGATCTTGTGATAGTTGCTTATTAACAGCGGACAATAATGGGTGGGCGGGTCCATTCCTCTCAAAGACCCGCCCACCGCCAAAGGAGTGCTTCTTGGTAAATGAGCACTACAAGTATAGCACAATAGCTATGCAGATGTACGCTTACGTAAAACCATAATCCTACGCGCTACACAAATAACGACAAAGATACCATACAAGGCTGTCACAGCACCAAAACCATAAAACAGATAAATAACCAGCACCCCCATCTAGTAATTTGTAATCAATACCTCGCGCCCTGTGCGTTTGCTGGCATCCCTGTTTACCAACCGTTTTGCTGTAAGGGATTCTATATTATAACCAGCGTACAGCTCATGGACTAATGGCACGTCATTATTAGACAGCATCAGCAAAGCTCCCTTATAATCCAGTTCTTTGAACACTTTTGCTAATCGCTGATGGTCTTCCAAGCCAAAGCCACCCTTCGTATAACGCACAAAATTTGCTGTTCCGCCTTCGGGCACATATGGGCTATCCAGGTATACAAAATCGCCGTCCCCTACATCAGATAGCGTGTCCTCGAAGTCACAACACCGCAATGTTATATCGGCAGACTGCAAGTACTCCGCTACAGCCGTCACCCCAGCTATATCCATCTTTACAGACTCATTGTTGTAGGCTGCGTTGAATAGTCCTTTTCTGTTTGTCCTATACAAACCATTAAAGCAGTGTTTGTTCACCCACAGCATTAAGGCAGCGCATTCCACATCCAGCTCATAAGAAGCTATTTTCTCATTGAACCTGTCCCTAAGATCTAGGTACATTGCTTTATCAGCAGGATGCTGGTTCAATAGTTCCAAAGCTGATACTACATCGGCAAGGTTCGCCTGTAGCTGTTTATACAGGTTGATAAGCTGCGGATTTATATCTGCTACAATAGCCCGTTTAGGCTGGAAATGAAACAGCACGGCCCCACCTCCAACGAAAGGCTCAAAGTAGCGTTTTATCCACTTAGGCATTTTATTCCTGATTGGCTCTAACAGCTGTGTTTTGCCGCCAATCCATTTAAGAACAGGACACAGGTTACTACTCATACACCACACCCTCCCCCTTATACACGCACACGGATAAAAAAAGAAACGGTCGGTAAGTAGTCGTCCCATCTACCCACCGACCGCTCCCCATCGAAAGAAAGGAAAATGAAAAGAAGGAGGATCGTCTGAACAAGTCCCATTGCGTATCGCGTCCGCTGCTGGAGGCTTGCCAGAGAGTATACACGCTCTTGGGTAGGTTGTCAAATGAGCAACCGTTTGAATATTCAGACTACTTTTATTTTTAACCCTGCCAGATTTTTGCCGAATCACTATTAGCAAAAAGCCAGCAAGGGTTTTGTCTAACGCTAATCAATCTCGCTAGAACCATTAGAGGCCAAGAACTGATCCACCTTAGCATCTAGGTCAACAGCAACCTTTTTAAAACCAAAGGGTTGCTCGCAGGCTTTCTTTAGGTCGTCTCCGCTCTTATCAAGCCTGTAGATCAATGTGGATCGTCCAACACCAAGCCAGTTGGCCCAATCAGCAGACCTACCACTGACACCGCGATAGGTTATTATCTTTACGTTGTAGGTGTAATGCCTTTCGCCCTCCCCTTCAAGCCACAAGCCTCCAGTCTCAGCCCAGTAGCAGTTATCTGGACTAAACCCCAGACTGATGTCTTTAACAGCTAACTTGGTTATACCGTTGTCCTCGTTATAACCGCTAGTCTTGGCCCATTCTCTAAAGACTTTGAAACCAGTATCGGAACGCCACTCAGGGCATACAGTAACACCCTTAGCACCAAACCTCTTGTACCACCTATGCTCAGGGTCATAACAGCCATGCACCATACCATACCATCTACGGTAGAGCAGAGGATCATGACCTACACTTGTTCCCACCAATTTGCCCTTCCTGACCATGTATCTCTGGCATCCACAGGATTTAGCCCTACCAGATATCAGGTTAGCCCTTGATACCGACGTTTCCTTACCACAAGCACACTTGCACACCCAAAACTTATGTGATTTGGTGCTACGACTTTCATCAAGCCTAATAACTGTCAAATCACCAAACGCAATACCTGTCAAATCTTTAGGCATGTAATGTTTACCAGGCATCGTCTTACAGAACCATCCTTTCTATGTACTCCAATAGCTGATGATCATCATTGTGATCATATGTATTCTCATGCTGTTCATCAGCGCAGCATTCCGCGCAGCATTCCATGCCGGACTTTCTGTGTACAGTCTCTAAGTTGTTAAGGAATCGCTTAGCGAACTCATCACCCGTACTCCACATCATGCTACCCACCACCTGTATAAGTGTAAAAAAATCCCCCCGATGACCTTCAGAACTAGTGGCCTGTCCTAAAGGTCATCGAGGGTATTGTATGGCATTTTGCTTACGTTGTCAAGTATAAATCACAGGGTAAAATCTGGCATGAATGTCAGCCATTCTCATCGCGTCTCTTCAGCATCAAGCCCAAACCATCCTCATAACGATGCGAAAATTACAAGATGCATTTTGGACCTAACCCACTCTGGCCGTTATGATTAGGGGACATACAAATGGGCCATCGTCTACGGTGACAGCCTTAGTATTATCATAACTGTAGTATTCTGGTATCTCAACCTGAATCCAAAACTCGCGCTCACCATCCGGTTCTATAATCGGATCAGCCGGGGTAACAACAGTAGCTATACTAATGCTATCCTCCCAGTTAGCCCCACCAGGACCATTTGGATTGTCAGTGCTCAGCTTAACCCAGTTGGTTGCATCCTTTGCGGGACAATTAGCGCTAGGTCCACCGGGACACACAACACCATTGTGATCCACGGTAATTACTACGTTCTTAAGCCTGTAAATGTCAGCAATGTTCTTCAGCACAACACGCTTGATCTTGGAATCACCAATCAGGATGCTGCCCATGTCAATATCATCGTTGGGAAGGTCATCAACAATGAACATGAAATAACACATCCTGTAGGTGTACACGTTATCAGCATAACAGGCTGCCATGCGGTCCTGGAAGATAGTGATATCTCCATTGAACCCTGTAAGGAAGAAAGGCTCAATGCTCATCAACGGAACCATTCTACCCCTGTCGATGTTCTCTGTTAGGAACTTAGCCAGCACCCTTGAACCGATATCGGGGTCAGAGGTCATGTCAATGGTGGTGTACACCCGCTGGTTGATGTACTGTACACCGCAGAGTTTATCCGCAACAGTGAAGCTAGGATACTGAGCCAGCGGCATACCATAGTAGTCAAGATTGGCAATGGTGTCAACACCGTGCCATGCACCCACAACCAACAGGTCATTCCTGTACTCAGACATACCCCTGCCGTTAGCTTTGAAGTCAAAAGCCGCACCGCCTGCTGCTGTGTTTACAATGTACCAGTTTTGGATGTCCAAGCTGGCCGATACCCCATGCGCCGCATCAGGTGGTGTAAACCTCAAATGGTATAAGACAGGGTTGCCCTCGATCTGTTTCTCAGACAGGAAGGCTATGATGCAGTCGGTGGGTTCGTTCAAGATCGCGAGTCCGTAGCATTTGTTGGCTGGTGGTGTAGGCACAAGGGAAGAGTTCTTCAGCTCCGGGTAGTCAAAGCTCACCCACACCTCCATAGTCTCACTGTCGCAGAAGTATATCTTCCTGTTTACATCGCCTGCCAAGATGAGTATAGGTTTATTTGTTATAGGATGCCTATGCCTGGTATCATAAGCCACAGCTACCAGCTGAGTCTCACCAGCAATCTCAGTGGTCAGCTTGCTGAGCCCGTCAAACCTTTTATCAGGGACAGGCCGCTCAGTCAATAAGTTTCGACCTGCAAGTATCTCTGCACGAGCCATTATGGATCACATTCCTTTCTATAGGTTGATATCAACCAGTCATTAGGTAGCACTGATCTTGAATCTTAGAAGATGGCACAAGCGGGCGCGGCCCGAATAGTGTTGCCAGCGCTGTTGTTGCTGAGGTAGCCACTGCTGCTCAGAATCCACACATAGTAAGAGTTGGAGCGGTAAGCTGAACGGAGCCACACATAGCTGGTACTGGTAGGGTTCTCTACGCAGTAGGTGATCCGCTTTGAGTTTGTGCTGCTATTGTTGTCCGCTGCCGGGCTACTGGTTCCCATGCGGGTTTTCCAGTACTCCCAGTATGGCCCTTCCACCCCGCTGATGTTCACGCTGGTGTTGGTGTCTACCACACTGTACAGCTCTTCCTTGGAGGGCAGCCACACCTTATCGTAAGTGGTATCTACTACGTTGGAGTCTACGTTGGCAGTGGCGGTCTGCACTTTTACAGGCTGTAGCCTACTGACAAATCCGTCCGGTAGGCACTTCAGGAAACCTGGCCAGTCTACCCAAGCTGCCGGGTTAGTTGGCGCTGCGTCGGTGCTAGTCTGTGCTGTCCACCAACCCGCATTGGCTTCGGCATTACTGTTCAGCCACTGCCTGATCGCAGAGTCTCTCCACCGGTTGCTACCATATTTCTGACGGTTAGAGTCGTCAGAGTTGGATGGCTCAGGTGCGTCGAACTGAATGTAGGCAGAGGGTATAGCATAGTGTGCCTGTATAATGGCAGCATCATGCTCTACATTGTCTTCTGTTGTCACCTTTCTATAGGACACGATATTCCAAGGTAGATCATACTCTGTACTGTTTGCAGGATCAGCGTACTTGAGCACAACTTGAGTTCCAATGGGATAAGCTGTGCTGGCTGTTCCATTGGTAATAGCATCACGTAGGTTCCCTAAAGGGTCAGGCTTGGGGTACCAGCCAATGTCCGTGTGAATGATATCCGTCAAGTCCTCGAAGACGTTTACACCATCACCTATTCTAATCTCGTGTGCAACAGGGTCAAACATCATCTCCCTGTCCTTCAGTACAGAGTTCTCACCAGACTTACGAACTCGCATCCACAAGCGTTTGTACTCAATATCTGGCATTGTTATACCCCTCCTAATGCGTTACAAGACTTAGGCTGAGAGACCCAGACCTGTTCTCATTGCAGCTTACCTGGGCGTAGATAACATCACCAGTCTTTAGCTGCACTAGGTCGCCAGTACTAGCTATGCCTGTATTAGAAGTGTACTTAATATACCCTCTGTAGTCCACCACGATCCTGTCTTTACCATCACGTATCCTTCGTATGACTATGCGATAAACTGCATTTGCCTCATTTAGCGAGCCGGATTCCCACGCATTTAAAGTAGCACATACCGTAACAGTAGCTAGGCAATCTTCCTTCACTAGAACCCTGCCAGCACTGGACAGCTCAAATGCAGTTCCTTCTAGGATAGTAGGTGACGACAGAACAGCAGGAGTTAAGCTAGAACCTATGGTTAAATTTTTGTCATCAGCCATGATAGCTGACGTTACTTTGCTGGTACCTTTTAAAGAGTTCAGCCACTCCTCTTCTGTACCCTCAAAGCCATAATCCTGCGCTATCTCATATGCGCTAAGACCATCTGCGCCATCATTACCAGGCAAGCCACGCTGACCTCTTGGCCCCTCTGGTCCTTCCGGTCCCTGCGGCCCCTCTGGTCCCTGCGGCCCCTCTGGCCCCTGCGGTCCTTCTGGTCCCTGTGGTCCTTCCGGCCCTTGTGGCCCTTGTGGCCCTTCCGGTCCGGGCGGTCCTACCACGATGGGATCGTCCACTTCATCTTCTGCAATAATCTCCAAACAGGGATGTTCCCTGTAAATAGACGACTGCTTAGTCTCACCAGGCCCGATACTAGTTGAAGCGTCTAGGGTGAACCTAATCCGTGAGCTGGTGTTCAAATAAGTGTACATAATCATAGACCATACACCCCCAGCTTATGTGTTTGCTCTGTATTTAAGTGTAGCTTCAGCACTGTTAGCTGCCTGCTCTGCGGATTTAACAATCCTAGCCAGGTCCTCCCACTCCAATACAACCTTCATATGAACAGGCTCGGTGTTGCTCTTTTGGAACTCCTTCACCTCTACATATGCAGCGTGCTCAGCCTGGATAGCTGAACCCTCCTTGAGATACCCTGCAAAGGTAACAGAAACCTCGCCAGTATTGTAGTCAATATAGTTCTTGCCAGACGGGTCAATGTTCCCAACCAGCTTGCCTGCCCCGTCATCCGTAACTTTCATGGTGGAACCTTCTGGAGTCAGTGCGGTCAGTGTCACAGTACCAGGAGCCACAGGGAAGTGTTGATTCAATTTAACATCAAACACCTTCAAAGTGAATCCATACTCCCTGGTGCTAATATATGGTACCAGCCCAGGTATCTTTACTTGTAAAGGCGAAGCAGGATTAGTAGAAGGTACCGTGAACCTCTTCATGTATGTTATAGCCTGCCCAGGCTGTAGAGGACGCATGAAGGTTATCTCACACTTGCCTGTATTTGGATCGTATTTAGACAGCAGGGTATCTACATCACCTACAATAGCACCAGCATCTGTAACTGTAGCCACCATCAAAGTACCGTTGACATCACTGGCATTGATGTCAAACAATTCAGTCTTTAAATCTACAGGGTAACCAGGAACCTTATCAATCGTGATCGCAAAGGAAGGTATGGATTTGGCTGTTTCAACGCTATACACAGGTCTAGCCATCTCAATACACTTCTTTGTACCTGGCAAATCCTCTGGAACCTGTGCGTCGAAACAAATCACCAATGGATTCATCCTGATAGAGTTCAGGACACCAGCAGCACCTCTGTCTACAGTCATATTCATCTGAGCTATACCAGATCCACGACTGCTTGCCTTCAGCCTGCCATCCTCGCTCTCTACAGTAACGTTAATCCCATACTCGGTTATACCACGGTTGCCTACACTTGCAGCCATTTTGTCTAACCTCCTGTTCTTTTTTACCTATGGACTTAGGACCAAACCTCAGCCCTAATCTTAACATTAAACTTTTCAACGAATCGCGCTAACGCCCACGGTGTTATGCACGTCATCGTTTTCATTAGTATATCAGTAGTACTCCCTTTCGGGAGATACTTTATCCCTAAGTGCGACAGGGAATCATCTGGTAGGTCACCAGGAAACCTGAAGGACACCGGAAGATCAGCATGTATTTCAAATGATTCCAAAATTTCCTTGGCCTCAACCTTCAATGGCCGGTCTACTTCTGTAGGTACAAGGTAAAGCGTATCATTAGGCTGTACATCTCTACCATCAATGTTTAGCTTTACCCAATCCTTTTTGTTGCGCTCGATCTGGTCCAGAGGATCGTACTTCATCATCATGTGATTGTTATTGATCTGCACCAGCATATCCCAACAGTCAAACTGAACCCTGGATGGGAAACCATGGACGTTTGGATCAGACCACCCTGTATTATATATTAGAGGCGCATCCAACAAGTTATCTGTAAACTTGTTCAGATTGTAGTAGGGCTTAAGAGAGTAGAACTTTATACCCAGAGGCGACAACACAGCCACCACCCCAAACTGACGTGGCATGTGTGGTATTGCTAGGATGCGCTCATACTCCTGTCTGATAAATACCTTCTGCCTGCCATAATCATCATAGTAGGTTAGTGGCTTGTAGTCGAAACGGAAAGCGTCCCTACCACTAACCATACCTATGTATACAGGACCCATGCAATCAGCGTGCCATATACAGTTAATATTAGCGCCATAGTTTCCTATGGTTACTGATGACACCGACTGCTTGTCAACAGGTTCCATAGGAAACTTTGTATAGATTACACCGCTGTGTGGTGTATTGCGGCAGATATACAGCCCGGCTGGTTCGACGGTAGCTACAGCCACTAGATCATGGCTAACAGCAAAGTCAACAGGCCGCCCCATATCAATATAGATTTCAGCTATAAGCTCGTCATCCCTGTAGAGACCCAATGGTGAGTTGCCTTTGGTCTCGTCGTCAGGCTGTAATCTATAGATATGACCATAGGACAGTGACACAAGAGTGCGTTCTCGTTTGCTGATTACAGTAGGCCAAGAAGTATATCTGCCACTCATGGTTTCTACTCTTCCTCTCCAAGTCTCAATCTGTAGCCAAAGAACTCCGTGGTTCTACCAAACTTAGCATTAAGGTACAAGAAGAATGTCTTTTCAATAGGCTGATTAGGCTCAACATGTAAGTAGAACGTAACATAACCAGCGGGATCAATAGTAGTGTCGCCGCTCGGGTGGTTGTTGAGCTCCAAAACCTTAACCTTATCGGCATCTTGACCCGTCCAAGACAAGTACAGCATATCGCTACCTGGTAAGTCAGCGGGGTCTGGCACTATCAGCTCTACGTTCGACAATCTATCACGTAGCAGATTGTTTTTCAGTCGGCACTTCCTAAGCAGCTTTGTGCCATTTGATGCATCTGTAACATCAATACCAGCCCCATAGCTGTTCGGTGGCAGACCATCTCCAATGCACACATGGAAGAATGGATGTACCGTATAGAAGTGTTTTCCTCCAAACAGAGAAATAGCTGATACCAGGTCCCCATTTGATGCTACGTTAGAATTAAACGGATAGCTAAACGGGAATATGTTAGTGCCTAGAGTTTCAACAGCCCCTGTTAGAGGATTGATTAGCACCAGCTTCTCATGGTAGTTCGAGAACGCCATCAGCTGTCCCGACACATGGCAGATACCAGCAAGGCTTGGGAACTCATAAGACTTACTGATCTTAGGAAGTTCAGTGGATACAGGCAGCTTGTTGGTGTTGTCAGGACCAAAGCTATACTTCCTAACTGCCCCAAGAGTGTTGTAGTCGCTGCGGTACATTCTATTTGCTTCCTTGTTTAGAGCTGGTATGCCATAGGTGTACCTAAACGTTGCTACATCGCGTAGGGCTATTACATCGTTGATGATTCCACTGGTGATATCAACCTTCCACAGAGCCATCTGCCATCCTTCACCAGTAATCTCAATACCGTCAGCCACAAGAGGATCTATGATGGGCTGTTTCGGGGCAACCTCCCAATGGAACCCAAGGATGTAAGTATAAGGATACATAACAGCAATACCTTTAGGCCAGTTAATGTCATCATCGATCTGGAAATCCTCTGGCATAACATCGCTGATTCGTACCCTAGACATTGTATCCTTGTGCAGGTCCCACTCCATGTACGTCCGGCAAGTACCAACCACCAAGTTGGACCCCTCGACCTTAGCGCTATCAGCATACTCAGTACGGCCATACAGAACCAGGTGGTCATCCTCTTCACCATCAAGGTAATGGATGTCTCTGGTATGACATAGGCCATATACATCTACCAGTCTGCCATAGGGTGTATCAAATAGCTCCTTGGAGTCAATGACCTCTTTAAACCTGGTTACATACCGTCCTACGTACTCCTTTGGATCACTGGCGGTGACACCATCCACGTCATTGACCTCAACTCTTATCCTGTAGAACTTCTGCATCTGAGCTGAAGCAGCCACCACAACCCAATCCTTTATATCAGGATCGTAGAACGGTGTGGTCATAGCTAGGTCGCCCACGTCGCAGGCCTTATCCCCTGTCCAGTCATCCAGGTCCATCATCATAGGCTTATCTGCTATGGGATACCCAACCAGCGGTACAGTATCCTGATCAATGGTCATAAGAATAGTCCCAGTAATCTGCGTTGGTTGTAGATTGTTGAGCTGAACCATCTTCATAACTTGCCAGTACTTGTAATCACCGTCAGAGTCTTGCCTCTGCTCAGCCAGCCAGTCTATACTCGGACCCTCAGCCGTTAAGATGTTCATACCAAGATAGGGTGCCATCGTAGTTGCTGGCTTCAGCTTTGCCTGCATAGAGGTAGGCATATGTTCGCTGTTTACTACAGACAAGCAATCCGGCGCTGTTTCAACAGACCAGAACGGTTTCCATAGATATGTACCAGCAGGGGTACCCTGGGGTAAGAACCCTACAAATGCCATAATCATTCCACCAAGTATTACTCCCTGCGTTTTAGTATTACTATTAGAATCCAAGCCAAAAGTAGGGTTCATCGAAGGATTACACCAGTTGATATAAGCCGTACCATGCCATGTGTACCCCACCTGTGCGCCTCCACTAACATAATCCGCCATACCTATATGGTACCCAAACTGATCCCTGTCATACCCACCCATTGGATTATTGCGGCTTCCATAGCTCATAGTTGGATCCATAGATATCTTCTTTGGTACATACAGGTCTGCGTTACCGTTAGTGTGATTATTAGTAGTAACCTGAGTCCACGAAGAATCAGCTTTAAGCACTAGATTTACCTCATCCTCAAGGTCGTAGGCCTGAAGGATAGTGACACGGGTTGCTGTATTAAAATTTAGAACTGGGCTATAGCAATGTTGACCTATAGCTACTGGAATATACGTTGGTGTGATAGAAGAAGGCAGCAATGTGTTATGGTACATGTAAGTATAGTTGTACTGTGGATCAGAGGGCATTCTAAATGAACCGGCAGGACCTTCCCTATGGCTGACGTATTCTAACTCGGAAGCACAAAAGGGTAATACCATGCCGTCAGGTAAGTAGTCTGCTTCAAAGCCAACTTTAGCAACTTGCTCAAAATATTGATCACCGCAGTCTAACATATCACCCATTTTTGCGGACTTGAACACACCATTAGCTTGTGAGGCAATATGCTTATGTGTTATACCAGAACCGGCCTTACCATAGGACAGTGCGCACGGTTTATTGGTATCTCTGACAAAGATACCTGTGCCTACAGTAGTGCATCCAGTTTTATACCCACACGCATACCACTCAGTCTCGTCGTCAACCATACCCTTTATGATCTGGTAGTGAGGTAAGTTGTGCAGAGTATCTGTTTCCACTACTTTGTACCAGGCAGCCGGTTGCTGACCACCCTGGCTACCCGACTGGCGGTATAGGGTCATCGTACTCTGAGTGATCGCATTCAGCTGGTCTCCTGTTACAAGGTATGTCCCACTCTTGGAATCCAGCACAACCTCACCACGCATCTTAATAAGACCTGCTGTAGCTCCAGGAGGTAATGTACTTTCATAACCCATCTTTCCCCAGGTTGTGTTGGACATACCTTTAGCACTGCTTACAGGTATATAGAACCACTGGTCCTGACTAAGATTGCTCTTCACCTCTATCTCATACTCAAAGGGGGACAAGCATGTTACCTCAACAGCGTCCTCGTCAATAATTTTTGACAGAAAGGTTTTATACCCAGTCTGACCAGGCTTCTTTGTCTCTAACGCTTCACCATAGTAGTGTATAGGAATGTTATCCATAGCCAGTAGGCTGATTGAAGACGGAGCAGAAGCTCCAGCCATAGTCCTAGCCTGACCAGCCTTCTTAGAATTAGGTACAAACACATTAGCGGGTATACCCAGATCGGCTCGATGCTGCCTAAAACTGGCTGTCAGGCGCACCGAATCATCGTCATAGTGCAGACCGGAATGCAGCCAAGCTGGGTGTGTTGCAATAATTTTCAGTGCTATGATGTCACCCTGCTTAAGCGTGTATGAATTTGGGGCAGCCATTATACGCCCAATACCAGGGTACATAAATTCTCGAACATCAGCAGCACTGCCTAGCTGAACAAAATCCTCCAGCTGAAACAGTGAATCTACTGGGCGTATTACTTCAGGTCTAACTGGCATTAGAGCTCCTCCTGTTCATCCTGAGTCGGTATAATTCTAAACTTGCAGCGAAGAGTGTATGACCACTCTCCACGCTGTAACTTAACAGGCTCTACGGTAGCCGACTCAGCAAACGCTACATTGTAGGTCATGCCACTAGGCAGAGTCAGCACGTAATCTTCTTCGCGAATTACCAGGTACTCAGTAGGGAATGGTTCGTCATCACCAATCAGGTTGCTATGGTATATCTTAATAAAGTTTACATAGTCCTGTTTGGACAGGAATATCCCGTTCCCTACTTCAATAACTCGCAGATAGTTCAAAGGCCTGTTGAGCTGTATAGCCTCGCCCTTGATGAGCTTTATCCGTGATAGCCTAGCAGGCACATGATAGTCGGGCAGAAAAGTATCATCATAGAACCTGCACTTCGTTACATCATCAGCACTAGGGTGAGCCAAGGCGCTCAGGATGAACGGCTTGGCTCCAGTGCTGCTGATATTACCATAATACTGAGGGTCGATAGAATTAGGCACCTGTATCGTCACCTCCAGTAAACGGATCACTGGCCTTGTTCCAGTACATCTGTACATTACTCAACCAATCCTGAACGGATGGTGAACCATACCCTGTACTGTTGTCAGCCGGTATATATCCTACGCCCTTGAACGGATCCTCAACCCAACCGCCCTGCCACTGCCTAGATGGAACAGGAGGAATAGGTCCAATAGGATCAACATCGCCAAGATCAAAAATGACTTCGTTACCCTTACCGTAGTTGGATATACGGCCACCATGGATAAACCACTGTATGATTGAGGACATCTCATGGCTGCATGTAGACATCCTAACATTGATCTCCCCAAGCAGCTCATCAGGTACGAAGTTCAAGTAAGCCAGCACCCACGTTTCACATACAGTTATCATAACGTTAGCCCTAGCAGCCCGAGGAAGGTTATCTGGATTGAACTTAACGTAGGCTTCACCCAGCCACGATATAGGGTTCATCTCCAGCAGCACATCCTCCTCACGGAACTGTTCAGTATGTATGAACAACGTGGTCTTGGCCCTGAAGGACTCAGCCCTAGTATGCACATCCACTGTGCGCTCTATCTTTTCGGGCGCACTCCAAATGCGCAGAGCTGTATTCTTAATAGAACGCATCAGGCTAAAGCTAAGTAGCTTCTGGAACGCAGACGCTGTAAGCTGAATAATAGTCCAGATATTCTCCTTTATATCTCTTCGTACAGCATGGGCTTTAACAGCAACTTCCTTCTTGTGCGTCTGGGCTTCTACATGGATCATGTTCTTCATATTCTGTACATTCTGTGAGGCTGTAGAATGCACTCCTATAGTGTGCTCGACATCATAACCCTCAAGCAGGAACTGAATGTAGGATAGAATCCCCACCAGGTCCTTACCAGTCAGGTCCACACTCAGCTTGAACATAGCTTCAAGCTGAGTGTTTAATGTCCTAACACACATCTTGAACATAGATTCCAGCTCTACGCTCCATAGATGTACCTGTAGTTTGGCTATGTTGCGTAGATCTGATGTTCCAGCATTAGCTATCAGCTTAGCAATATGAACATGGTCCTGATTCCTGGTATGAACCAGCATATTGCACTGCCTAACTATCTCATCCAGCACATTGCTAACCCTTAGAGCAATCATCCTATTGGTACTGAGAGTATTAACACTGACCCTAGCTTTGTTGATTATCTCGTTCATAAGCGTGCTGAACTTCAGTTTGTACTGTTCATGCAGAGTATGGCTGTGGTTAAACATAGTAAATATTAACCGCTTAATACCTGTTACAGTAAAGCATAGTTTAATCCAGTCAGTAGTCTCAATACCACCCATGTGCATGTAAGCATGATGCAATTCGCCTGTGTTGTGGCTGCTGGTAGCAATAACCTCCACCCGATCATTTGCTGATATGATGTTAGCTATGACATTTATGCCTGTCAGGACATAATTCCATATCCTAACAATCAGTGGAATCCTGAACCTGGTTGCACCTACCATAGACTGAACAGGTAGGTGGAAACCATGTATGTATATCCTCCCCCGATGATCCAAACCTGTATAACGGACAGGGATAAACAGGACAATCTGTGTTCCTGCTATCACACTACCATATACTGGTAGGAGGGTAGCGGTTCCTACCACATTACCGCGCATACTTATTGCAGACAACGAGGGCTGCCAAACATATACGGGCTGGTTAGGAACCGGAACAACTACAGATGCCATTTGTTCTTCCCCTCCTACTCTATACTACGGTAACTTTGTATAGTCCACCACTAACTCAATAGCAAACGTGCCAAGATCAATGCCATACTCAGGATGGAATCTCACAAAGAAGTCTATAACAGAGTGACCAGACACATCACCCAGAGAGATGGTCTTCTCCCACGGTCCTACCTGCGTCGTAGACAACCAGGTCCTGTCATCAGCCATTATCTTGGGATCATCAGTCACGCTGATTGTGATTGCCTGTCTCATGAGGTCTGTCTTATTGTCCAGACGCAGGTGCTTGACAACGTTCTCGCCAACTTCAACGTTGTCCATAATGATCGCCTCAATCTCTACAGCCGTACCTGTCAGATCGTCTACCTCGTACAACTTGTACCAAGGCTCACCATACTGGAGGATCAGATTGTCCACACACGCCAGGAAGAAATCCTTCCCAGGCTCGCTGGGTAGAGGTACTCGACTCCAGGTGATGTCTCCATCAAAGCACCTGTTATAAATCTCGTAGGTATACCGCTCGCGCCCAGTCTCGTTAAACACATCCGTCATGTATACGAGGTCACCCTTGACTGGATCAACTACCACAAACCGTCCATTCACACCGTCCCAAGAGATAGCAGCAGGAGGGTATGGAGACTGTGTGGGTACACCTGTATACCCCTGATCCACAACAGCTAAGGTGCCAAGAGCCAGCTTTCGGATCATATTGAACTGAGGAAAAGTAACCCAAAGGGAGTTATCCTTATACTCCACTCCTGAAGCTCCTCGGCACTCAGGGAAGTCGGAGAGTGGGTCGCCCCACTTCTCCTCTGTAAAGTCAACCAGGTCCTTGCGCCACACTTCCCCATTCTTCAACAGCATAATTATACTAGGATGATAGGCTGCTGCTTCGAGATAGCATATACTCTGTACTTCACAGAATGTGGCGTACCCTAAAGCATTTGCACTCCACATAATTGCGTCGGAGAGAAGGTCATAGCAGACCAGCTTGTTGCAGCCATTTACAACAACAAACAGCTCGTTCTTGGATGTCAGGCATAATCCACCATAATTATACCTGTTACCCATCAGTGCTATGCCTTTGACTGGTGTTCTCATCAGATAACCCCCTCAACCCAAACAGTGTCCTCCTCACGGTCAATGGCTACAACTGCCCAAGTGATAGCTTTAACTCTACGCCCCTGAGCATCTGGATCACCTGAAGAGACCTGCTGCATTGGAACATTCTCAAGCTCCTGCTTTGTGATATCCTGTAGCAGAGTGCTCTTAATGCTGCGGTCATTTAAATCCAAAGCAGCGCCGACTACCGACGAGTTCCAGTTACCAGATGGATGTGTTCCTAGTACCATCTGACGCGCTTCATCTGTTGGATAAATAACGCCCTCCAGCAGGAAGTGTCCTGTATCCTTATCCCTTAGTGTGTAATGTAGCTTCTTCAGATTAAGACAGCCGTCTGTCTCAGTTCTGTAGTCGATGAAATCTACAGTGGTGGCATTACACCTCATACTAAATCCCTCCCTACTATATCGACAGTGGTACTTCAAACCTAGGAATGTACATACACTCCTTAACCATGTTGATATACTTCGATTCCCAGTAAGTATAATGGAACCTAAACGTTACCTCAAGCTCAGCCACGTCTCCTGGAGCCAAGGTAGGATTGGTGTTGATCGTGACATCCTGGATCGATATACCATGCACCACAGAGGCCCCATACATCAGCTTCAGCGGTAGTGTTCTAGTACCACGATTCTTCACGTACAGTGTCCTCTTAAAGATGTAGTCATTCTCTGTAGCCAGCTTCTTTACCGACTCCTCAAAATCCCCAGAGACAGGCCAGAAGTCCTCCAGAAGCCAACCAGCTAGTTCAGTCCCTCCAGAATCACACGGTATAAGTTCGGAACCTGGATCATCATACACATTAAAGTCCATAACCATAACGTTAGCTACGGTCTCAGACTGCAACACAACGTTCCCAACAAACAGCGTTGCCATGTAAGGATCCGAGTATATCTTATTGAATGGCGTCAGCTGGTAGGGATTCGGAGTATCGCCATTAAACAGGAACTCGGGGTTTGGCCTAAACTTGTGGTCAATATATGCAGGAAGTATAGGAAGACCGGAAGCTGGGCTTAGCCACTCAACATACGCAAACATATCCTCTGGTTTAACTCCAGGAGGAATAAGCAGGTCGTTGACAGAATCATCATCCCTGATTCCTCCCCATATACCACCCGGAATCAGCCACCTGAATTTATCCGGCACAGTATCCAGATCAACATCAAGGTACGTCATAGTCTCGTAGACATTATCACCGAGCAGCTTAACGTCAAACTTCTGTAGCGGCTGGTCTGGCTTCACTGGGATATCCATACCATCGCCTTTAATCTTTTCAGAATAAAGGTGTGTCAACCTAGCAGTCATACCAGTAGGCATGGTATAGATAATATGGTTGAAGAATCCTGGATTCTGATCCCATATAGTGCCGACAGCACCATCCTGGCTATTGTTGTTGATGGTGTAGTCCTCTACCTTATGTGTCATCTCTTCTCCAGACGGGTTAAAGATAGCCTGCCAATACATCTCAACAGGGACAGACTGGCCGGGCTTGATAATGTTACCCTCCGGGTAGTTAATAAGGATGAATCCCATACCGGCATGGTTGGGTAAAGAATCCTGTGTAAGAACAACGTGCCCAACGTAGGACCTAGAGTCAGACTGGTTGACTATGTACCACGTCTTCTTGTTGTACTTCAGTTCATAGTCCCTGTTTGTCTCCCAGTAAAGAGGCCCGCGCACTTTCAACCAGCAGCATCCAGTGGTGCTTATATTCTGACCAGCAATTCCATTTATAGACCCTGGAGAAATACTCTCATACTTCTTGCTCTGTAGGATTTTATCTGTCAGAACATAAAGCCTCTTGTTAATCCAAGACTGCTGATAGGTAGCGTCTCCCTCTTCATAGGAAGTAGCTGTCACATAGGCCAGTGTGTAGAGAGGATCAAAGGCTATCTGCTTGCTCAACCCAGGTATAAAGTTCCCCTGCTGAGTATCCTCAACAAAGTACAGGTCATAGAACGGCTGCTCGTAGTCCGGTACAGCTCCACCATAGGCGCACGATAAGATGTGCTGCATCCAATAGGATACTTTGTAATGGATATCCAGATGCCTAGTACCAGCGTCAGTATTTGATGGATTATAGGCTACCTCTACAGCAAGGACCGCTGTTTCCTTTGGGCCAAGCTCTGTCGGAAAACCGTTAAGCGTAACAGTAACATCATCCGGTTTGTCAAGCAGCTCTATCTCCATACGCTTCATCGTTCCTGTGTTGGACTCATTACGCACCAGGAACGACATATTCATAGTTTCACCAGGTATCAAACCGGGGCAGTAAAGGCTATCCTGTGGCCTTCCTCCAGATGCTGGATAGTCATCATAGATGGTGAGGAAGTTCACCGTGTTCCTATAAACAGACCCGTTCGATATGTAGCTGATGTTCTCATGGTAGGCAGTTACATAGCTATTGGTTGCAAAATCAGTGGCTGGCGTATACTGGTACAGGATCGTAGGCTGCCAGGCAGCTGCTACTGTAGACCACCAATCTTGGGTTTCTCCAGAAGCTCCAGCCTCAACAGCAATCTTCTCAGCCATATCAAAAGCCATAACTGGACCCCAAGCTCCAGCCATGCTGGTTAGAGTTCCACCAGTTTGGGTAAACAACGGGTCAAAATACTTGCCAGGGTTGTTGCCTACCACACAGACCTTAATATCCTGATCGTTTAAGTAAGCAATAGCGGACGCCATAGAAATCGGGTCATCTTCATCACCAGCATCCGTTATCAGGATAATGTACTTGGTCCTGGACTTCATTGTCCTGTACTTGTACTGGGATGCAGCCCAAGTTAAGGCTGACCAGTGCCAAGCCTGTGAGCCTGAATTGATGTAACCAACCCTCAGTGTATCTGCCATAGACTGAGCCCCTGAAGTAGAGGTTGTCCACATGGACATGCTTGCTGTAGACGTATCGTATATAGATCGCTGTCTGGTAGTATAAGCAGCCACTCCTATACGCAAGTCCGTAACATGTAGGGCGTGTAGTGTGTTCATGAAGTTTTTGATGTTGCCCTGTATCTGGGAGATATGGGGACCCATCGATCCAGACGTATCAACCAGGAATACGATGTCAGCCTGGTAAGGAGCAGTAGGAGGCTGTAGCTCAGGGCTAAGACCCGCAAACAGGTCGCATACATCAATGATAGTCCACACAGCCTCGCGCTCGGTAGGCTCTGGATTGGATGTGGCCTCCCATTCCGTAGCATATCCAATATAGGTTACATTTCCACCACCAGGAGGCCCAGCTGATATTTCCCTAGCTGGGTAGTACTTATCAGCAACAGCACCCCCACCCCAGGCTTTGTCACTAAAGATGTAGGAATCATGAGGGTCGTCAGTGTTAGCACCCATGGATACTCGCTTCGGATTCAAGAACCTTGACTTTTTATCCTCCAGCGTAAGGATGTACCTACCGTCAAACATAGTAAGACTGTATTTATATGGCTGGTGCTCTTCGCCTTCATCGAAGCTGAGACAGTTATGCGTCGGCCCCAGCAGGGCAAAACGCATATTCATACCACCCTTATCCAGCACAACAATATACTGCGTGTCTACATTAGCCGAGAGATGTGGCCCAAGCCATACCTTTATGCGGCTGCCAATCAGCACTACATACCTTCCGGCCTCGTCTATGGCTATATTGCAGTACTTGGTATTGAAGGTGCCTACAAAGAACGACGACTTCAAGATGTTTACGATTGTGTCAACCTTGGGTTCTGGGTACACACAGGTTCGACCTGGCGCTGATGCAGTCTTCAACTCGTAGCCTAAAGCAATCTCATCGGGCTTACCCGAAGCTACAAGATTAGCGAAGAACTGTAGACCGCTCAGCTTAATCTGGTAGCGGGGGTTGGTGGAATCGGCGTCATGCTCAAGCCCCATATCCTTGAAGTCAAGCTGATACCTAGCAATAGAAGCCGTTCTGGTATAGCTGTTGCATATCAGGAAGGACACAGTTATCTTATCAAACGACTCCTCATGATGAACACACATATCAGTGATCTCATCATACTGTGTGTAGTTTGGGCATGTTTCGACAAGGTAGGTATAGCTACCAACTACCTCATGCGATTCACCGTTTACCAGGTAGATCGTAGCCATGGTGGGCTGCGCCAAATCCAAAATGAGGTAGTGTTTTATCTCGTCAATGTAAATACACCGCCTAGGCTGGAAGTGCCAGTCCTGTGGAACATTCCCGTGAATCTTAAATGTCTCTTCTATATTAAGAGACACAGGAAGATACTGCCCAAAGAAGTTATAAGGCAGTAGCCTGGACGGATCCACAGAATTAGCATTTCTGGATCTGTAAATTAGGTCCTTAAGCATCTAGCTACCATCCTTTCCTAGCTAAATTCATAATCTGCCTTCTGCTTGGGCAGGAAGTTAATCTTATCGTAGTACTGGTAGGGCGTAAAGCTGTCATCATTGACAACTGGAGCTGTCAGACATACACAGAATGTAAACACATCACCTGGACGCAGCGGTCCTGGTATGGATATGGTATCGTTGTACCTATTTATATCAGAACTCTCATCCCTGGACAGTAACAGCATAGAATCCCGAGACGTGATAACCATATCATAATAAGTAGTAACAGGAGCTATATTCTTACAGCGGACCCTCCTAAATGCCACCTGAGCAGAAGAAAGGTTTCCAAGATCAAGAGTATTCGTATTAGGCCAGCCGTCTTCCATTTCCAGTTTGATCATCATTATTTCAGACTTATATATCCGACCCTCTATCAAGCTGTATACCCATCTACCAGCTGCAAGGATATCCGATCCCTTCATTAACTCCCCAGACACATACCACGATGTATCATAGGATAGTGGCGAGCCTAATTTATATTTCAACGAGTGTATCACATTAGGCTGGCTAGTAACGACCTCACGACACAGCAAGTCCATAACGCCATCATGGTATGTACAAGCAACAGCTGTACCATTAGGCTTATCTATAGTGTACCCTCTGTTACCACGAGTGCTGAGATCTATCAGGACTGGATTACGAAATAACCCGATCAAATCAAACTCAACTATATACTGACCAAGGTTAGCTGGTACCGTGTCAGACTCTATATCATCTGACAAACCAGCGAGCAGATATACAGTTGGGCCAATGTTGAATATGTTCGTATACTTCGGATGGTACTTAAGGTATCTGGTAACAGCTGCATGTGTCATATTCCAGACATTGTTACCGGGCGGTACCCTGTCGCTGAATGGTACCTCAAATCGCGATACACGCATCACACCATCCGACCGCCCCTGCTGTAGAGAGCCTGTATAAACGGCCATCTTGCCACCGCCCTCGTGGTTGAGGATGTAGCAGTAGTCGTTGAATTGACTGATACCCAACACATCATCTACTGGACTATCCACAAGGCAGGATGCTCTGACAGACGCATCGTCGCGAGATATCCACATCAGCTTGGTCTCTACAGTATCATACGTTATTATTGAATGATCCGTATAATCATAGGCTAGACCTCGCAGATCAGCTGTTTCTGGAATCTGGTACTCAGCATTATAAGAACCTATAGGCCACAACAGCCTAGTATTTGCATAGTACACCTGCCAACTCTCCCCTTTCTTCCATCAGACATAATATACATCCCGGTCTCCTATTATACCGGCATACAAGCTATAATTAACCTATAAGATCTAAGAAAGGCGTGTGGTATCTATGCCGGGTTATCAGCGTCAGAGGATATGGGACGAAAGACCTCTAACTGACGAAATAAAAGCAAGCATCCTGGCGAAGCCAGATGCACACATTATAGCATCCTCAACCTCCAATGCTCAGTTTGAGCCTTGCTGTCTGGTAGTGGTGGATCATTCCTACCCGCTGATAGGAGTACTGTCTGTAACTGTCAAACGAAGCAGGAATACTGAGAGTAACACAGCATCTATTTCTCTGCTTAATACTGGTGTTCGCTATTCTGGTCCTAACAAACAGAAGATATCAGCGAACACGCCCATATCTATTTATATGGGCTACTCGAAACGCTACATCCAGAGGTTTGAGGGGTATATAGACTCTACCTCTATGTCTACAACAGGGGACGGGTCTACCATACAGATTGAGTGCAGGGACAGAGCTAAGGACCTGATTGAGAATGAAATATCTTGTGGCATATACTCGGACAAATCTGAATATCTAGGCGAAGGCGACTGGCATTTCCAGATGGGATATGACCGGTTCTCTACTCAGATGAACCCAGAACCTAGAGCCTGGAAAGTATCTGATGTTCTTAGGGATGTTTGCTATGTACTTGGGCTTAGGGATATTGTTCCTTTTATACATATAGAAGAGAACTACAACACGGTTACAGGATTTACTACCTACGACCGTGTAGTTACCTATGGGCCTGAGTACGTGTTAGACATTGACCCAGAGTGGGATAAGGAGATCGTTTGCAACTTCGTGGAAGAGAACGCCCTCGATGTGATAGCTCAGCTTGCTCAGAGTATCTGCCATGAAGCCTTCTTTGACCAGCTGGGCCGTCTTGTCGTGCGTAAGGTTCAAACAGCAGCCGACCCATCCGTCTTCTATTATAAGGAAGAAAGGGATATTGAGTCCCTAACCAATAAGGTAGACGATGATAATGTTTCTAATATTATAACCATCACAGGACAGACCGCTGATGAAACAGCTGTCATCTACCCGTTCGGCGCTGTGGCTGTTACGGATAATGTATCTCTTGAGAAGGGCCAGGATAAGTATGGCTGGACTATGACATACCCCAAGATTGTCGGCCCAGAGAACATTAACACTCTGAAGCACCCATCTCTCTATGCCCACACCATGGCCCCTGGTGCTGAACCTGTTACGGACTACCATGACAACCCAGAGAACGGACCGTCTTACGACGTGAGGATACACTATCCTAACTTCGCTCAGCCTTATGAAAAGCAGCTGTGCCTTGAGGCCACCTGCCCTATTATCACGGACGAGGCGGCCAAAGCCAACACCAATAACCTTAGAACATGGGGCTATCATGGTGAAGTAGATAGTGCTGTTTCATATGAGAACCAGCCCATCATGCTGGAGGACAGATTCCGTAAACCGCTGTTGGTGGTATGTAAAGAGCGGTCTATGGATGACGATCTAATAAAGGCCTGTGATGCTACAGTCAGTAACCCAGAGGCTAAAGATGATCCAGATGAGGATGCTGATCCAGTACCGATGCCGTCTGTCCTGGACCACATTACCTATTCGGTAGACGGTGGTACTATCTACGACTACAATACGGATCCTAACTACCCGTCCAACCCATTACCTACGCCTAATTATGGTGGACTGCCTACCCCCGGTGTAGCAAACTCCTACTATCTAGTAGGTACAAAGGACGTAGACAGCTTACCTTCTGACGCAACAGCATTTGTGCCTAAAGGTTTGACAGCGGCAGACTTCCAAGGTAAAGGTAAAGAAATAACGCAGTTTTCTGTGGTGCAGGGTGTGTCACCCTGGGCATCTCTGCCTAACTACATATATGATATGGCATCCATGTCCACACTTACGCCATACATAGCCATGGTGAAGGTAAAGCGTAAGATCAAAACTAAGATGTATCAGGACCCAACAAATCCTGCTGTCACGTATCGGGCTGTTGAGAATCTTATCGATCCTACTGCTTACGATGAGATCGAAGTGATCCCGTTTGACCTGAATCCACAGAACCTGTACGTGAACTGCCAGGTTGTTGACAACCAGATTGAGTCTATGTATACACCTTGGCGAGATCTACCAAGTGGAGCTATAGACATGGGTGGAGATCAGGTTGAAGAGATAGAATACCCGTTGATCTATCATAACCCATTGGCTGGTTTGACAGGTACACAACCGAACTATTTGCTGGCTCCCATCTCTGATGACTGGATGGATACCATTACCAGCATCAAGGATAGCTGTGGCAAGTCTATGGAAGTATTCATAACCAAGATAGACCCTAGGTATGTGTCTAACAGTGACCCAGATGTAAACTGTGTCTACTGGAAATGGCGTGGCACCTACAAGAAGGACCCAACAAAATCGGACAGAGGCGTCGTTGTTCAAACCGACATGGGTGCTGATGCCAATGGCAACCCAAAGGTCAGCATAAAGAAGGACGAGTTCTACAGGCTGGCCGCTGATCCTAATACTGTAGTTATTGAATGCACAACAGCTGGTATTGACCATAAGTCCTGGGCAGAGGTAGTAGAGCTGAACGAGTACAACATCATCTGCAAGGGGCATAACCAGTATGGCAGTATGAAAGACTCTTGGGAAAAATTTATTAAGGAACTGGAAAAGATACTTACTCTGATTGGAGCAGCTCTGGTAATTATAGGTATAGCATTCTTATGTATGCCATTTGGAGGAGCAGCAGCCTCTGGAGTGGCACAAGGTGGTATTGCACCTGTTACAGCAGCACTAGCAATACTATTGGGTGTATTCCTAATACTGCTTGACCTCGACGATAACATAGGGGCTAATATCTCTAAGGTAATGGAAGATATGTCCTGCCGTCTGACGGGTGTGCGCCGACCTGAGATCGAACTCTGGCATAACTCTTCTAAGGCAGCACAGTGGTATATCAGGGATCAATCTAATCAGGTGGCAGGGAGTATGGCTGCTGATACCACAGCTACACCTCCTAGTCCGTTTGGTGTACCTGATGGCTACTTTGGGTATGAAGAGGGGTCCACGCTTAATACTATATACCAACCGAATAATCAGGAGAGCGTGGCCTCGACTGGTCTGTCTAGGGCTTACACCTGGGTGTTCCTTATGGACCTGACCAAAGCTGGTTCGTCTGGGCCTGCTCTTTGGCCCAATGGCCCTTGGGTCACTGCTGTCGGCTGGGAGACACCCGAGGTTGGAGACCGCAGACCTATTGAGTACTACACTCAAAAGGACTACGACGGTAACGAGTTGGAGAAGAAGGAGATCATTACCCGGTTCGCTATTGAAGCCTTCGGTGATGATACCAGGGACCCGATCTACACCGCTGAGGAGCTGGTTGGCCTTAGATTCGAGAACAATACAGACATAGGCATCGTTCCTGGAACTGCTGAGACCTGGTACAACTCTACTGGTTATGAACTTCTGGTTGATAGGTCTATGAATGAAATGGCCGTCTCAGACAACGGGTTCTGGTTTGATTTCTTTGAAAAGAAAGATAACTTTGTTGACCGCAGGTACAAGTACATCGCCTTGGTTATCTATTCTTGGAGAGTGAAAACCTACAATCCTGACGGCACACTCAAGGATGATACCGAGTACATAACAAGAGGTAGTACACCTGACCCGAAGGTAATATTTGCTCACACTGATGCTGGTGAGCCTTGCCGCTGGGGCCTGTTTGTTCCTCGTGGATTGAACCCACAACACTATAACCGCTGGAGATGGCTAGAACAGGATACTTTAGGTAATGACAAAGAAGAGCAAAACTACACACACGTAAGCATACTGTGGGCAGGTCAGGAGAAGCTGATTGCTAACCTGATCAACAACTTTAAGTACTCAGCGGTACAGCTGGACTTCAGAGTATGGGGCAAGGCTTATGGTACGTTTGCGCCTACTATTGTGTACTACTCCGAAGCCAATCTTCTCTCTTGGGGATCCTATGGGAACAGGGAGCTGTCTTTGAATAACAACTGCATCAACGACTTCAAAACAGCTCGTAAGCTGGCTAACATGCTTACAGCCCAGTCCAATGAGACGTACAACATGGTGACCACTGGCAAACCGTATGTCTTTGAGGGCGATGTAGTCATGGTGAAAGAGGAGACATCAGGATCAATAGCCGGTATGTTCAGAAACTGGGAGAACATATGGAAGGATCCCGAGAGGAAGAACTGTGTCGATCCTGGCAACCAGCTCACCTTCAGAAGTATACCTGGAGTATACCAGCCTCAGTACTCTACACCCACCTACGGTAATAATACCTTGGTGGCATGTAGTGACGGGACCAGGAACACATACTTGGTGGAGATTGATAAAGCATACAATCCCATCTGGTATGCCATAGACACAGCCAACACTAGACCAGTGTTCTGTATGCGCTGGGAAGGTGTTGGTGGACAGTATAATGCAAATGTAGCGACACATACCCTGGCTGGACTAGCTGACGGATCATTCATCCAGATTGATTACACCATAGCCAATCTGGTAAACAGCCTCACCCTACCTGCTGTGCCCACCTGTGGTACCATGGATGAGGAACAGCTTTGGGTCTTTGTTGGTTCTGACACTGGCGTGTACGGCATCAACCTGGCGACATTCACGGTTGATATCATAGATAACTCAGGAGGATGTACTGGTATATCAGCAGCCCAGTGGAAGGTTTATGATCCCATACTAGAGGAGGAAGCCTACCGAGAGTACGGCGTGCTGTTTACCGTAGGTTCGGGTGGAATCACATGCAGGCAGTTGTACCAGGATAGGAACCGCACTGCAATAGGGCCAGTATTGGCTACCTATACAGGCAACCTACCATTTGATGAGCCTGGAACACTTGAGTATGACAAGAGCCTTGGTGAGCTGATCTACGTACACAAGGCACAACCTAACAAGGCAGCGTCCATACACAGCATAAAGGTTGAGGTGGAGATTGACCCTTCGTATCCTGACGCTGGTTTCGACGTTGAGTTTATAGGCGAGCTGTGGAAGATTGACTATATGGATGACGGCGAGCTGATAGCTACATTCCCCAATACAGCAGACCGTACAGCTTACATCAATCAGTTCTTCAGGCCAGTTCATGCTATCTATGATGTAAACAAAGACCTGCTGATTACTGATGAGCACAACAACAGGGTGTACAAAGTTAATCCTAGTGGTAAGTTCTACATTACATCTATCACTGATAACTTTGACATTGGAGACAACGCTGTTACCTATAAGCAGCAGGTAGAAATGGTAACAGTGGCTGCCGCTGGGTCACTTCAGCTCACAAACTTTGGTAAGAACTTCCTCAATACCAAGACAGACCAGCAGATAACAGCTGCCATGAACACTGGTATGGGAAGAATCATCAGTGAGCTGGGTAGAGACAAGTACCTGTGCAAGCTGCTAACATCAGCAACCGTAGTCGAGGCCATCAACAACTCTGCACAGGCTCTTAGGGTGCGCGACACTGTTATAATCATGTTTGGCTTCAATGGCGATATGTCCGGCGTTGGTACAATCATAGCTAAGAAGGCATTGAATGACTGGCTGGTTGAGACTGGTGATCCCTATGTGTACACCGATGCTACGTCCATTGATGTAACAAAATATGGACAGGCGGCTACGGAGACAACATCAGGAGGCAGCACGGCAGACCTCACAGTGTATAATTCTAGGATACGCACCATAGAGAACAGGCTGAAGACACTTGCTGGCCTGCATGGATTGAGGTGGTAGGAAGTGTATTACAACAAATACTTACGTAAACCAGATGTACCTGGTGCATCACGATGCTCATTTACATTTGATGCTAATGCAGACCTGCTCACTCGGGATGATAACTACCGAGGTAAGAAACGGTATAGGTTCAACAAATGGCAACCTATATCTGAAGCGTTTCCCAAGCCCTCTTCGGGGGGCTTGATATTTAATCCTAATCAGGAGCATCCACTAGCTGGCATCATATCAGCATGGCATATCAACCCAGCGGATGAGGGCTATGTGGATTTCCTGATTAGCCCCATAACGGTTAATAAGTTTGATGCAGCCGCTGGGGATGCAATAGAGGTTGGGGTTGGGTTCCTTAAATACATATCGGACTACTGGGCTCTGGTACAGGGTTGCGAGTTTGTGTGCAGGCGTAGGTCAATGCTACCCAGCGCACAGCGTCAATACTATACGATTGGGAACAACGAGATACCATTTACTCAGCAGGTGTTCAACCCAGATAACTATGCCAGCTTTCAGCTCAGGTACGACGTGACCGGGATGGATATAGTCTATACAGAGTATGACGCAACTGGTACAGCGTTATCTTCTGATGCTACCCACCTGGATTATGATAATACGGTAGGAAACCTATACAGGCCTGTACTATACTTCTATGCTAATGGAGATTGCAATTTTGAGTGCAGCTTGATTAGAAGCAAGATAGAGTTCCCAATGCTAAGGTTGGCACATAGTGAGACCATATGGTTCCTAGAGAATCCCAGCACTTATGTACCACCTGTGGCTCCTATCAGGGACCCTGGTAATCATATGTACTACCAACCAACCAAAGCTATGATAGAGGACGCTACGATTAGGGTAGCCAATAACTGGTGCAGCCACGAATGGTTACGCACCATAGACTACCTTATATCCGCTGGATTGGAAACATTTATATTTACAGATCCAGATGGTAGACGCTTTAGATGCTGCTTTGAGGATCTACAGGCTAATACAGCTAGATTGACTGGCACCAAGGGTGTGGGGTATGAACTTACCATGCCCGTTATGGTTTTACATTAGGAGGTGTTGGGTGTGCCTGTAACAAAGGTAGACAATGTAGATTATCAAAATAATATCCCAATAGATAATATTGTGCGCGGCGTACAATTTCACAACCAGTCTATAGGGCTAGATGCTGGGAGCTGGTGGTGGCTAGTACCAAAAGGATCCAGAAACATTCAATTCTATACACCGTTTGCTAGTAGCCTACCGGGTGGTGACCAGTATATTAAGCTGCCTAAAAGTCCAACTATAAAGTTAGAAGATGTCGCTTCGACTCCTGGTACCGTTACCATACCACGCTCCAACATACAATTTACTTTCACAGGTAATAATACTTGGCACTGTTGGGGTGTTTATGGTGTACCTGATACTGACTTCTACTGGTTGAACCATTCTGGGCCTGGGGGCCAGCCATGGCCAACCTCTGTTCCGATTCCTGAAGCAGACGTTGTTGCTTATGGATTTGGGTACTGCCCTCTACATAACGCGAGTATACAAGTTTTTCATATGGATGGAGCACAATTAGTAGGTACACCATTTACAGGATTCAATGAGGATTGGGTTTGGGAACAGGGTGATAACTTTATTGGTAACCCATCCGACCCAGCTGATTGGGTCAAATATCACAAAACTAGTATATGGTCTAGGATACTAGGATCAGCATTACGATCTGCTAATGCCTACAACGGAAACGCTGTTCTTCCAAATAACACCAGCTTTGAAGTAGGTATGGTGGTGCCTGTGCAAGAATTGACAGACTTCTTGCGTCTAATAAACCCGTCTTTGTTTACATCTACGTTTACATTTGACGACTCGAAAACAAATGGGTTTGGTGGAGAGCTGATAAAACATGATGATGTTAATTTCTATAAGATTCTTGTTAATGGTGAAGAAATATACTGGACTGGTAATAATGCAGGGGTATGTTGTAATAGCATAAACAGGTCGCAGTACGAAAACCTATTTTGGGGTATAAATGGATACTACGCACCTCACACCACTACCGATGCTTTAGCAATCAAACAAGTATCAGCCCCATTTGAAATGTTATATATCCCTGAAGCTCAAGACGATCTGATTATAGGAATGATAACATCTCATACTGGTTTCGTATATGGGCAATGGGAAGATGCCTCCGACCCACTAGATCCGTTTCTACCACCTTACATTGAGCCTCCAGAGCCTCCTAAGCCTCCTGAGCCTCCAAAGCCTGTACCCGTTCCGGCTAAGTGTGACAGACCTAGAGTGTATGCAGTATCAACACCCTCCTCCTCACAGTCACACTTTGGTTTATCATCATGTGTGGATGAGCACCTTGTGGGTCCAACTTTGGTATCGATGGCATCTAAAAGGTGCAAGTGTGGTCGTATGATGCCTAGCAAGATACCGGCTATACGAACCACTACAGGCAACAAAGTAGAGCTCAAGGATTTCAACACATCCACTGTAATGCCTGAAATCCATTATATTCCAAAGGGGTCAAAGAATATAAAGTTTACTGGCACACCCGCCTGCCTAGTGGACTGTGTAGTGGTGCCCCAAGTATTCCATTTGGATGGTAAGCTGCTTGTTGGATCACCTGTGATACAGGATCCTAGAGTTTCTAATCGTAACTACAATGGATCAAATGTATGGGGCTTTGTTACAGGCGCAACAGCATCACCTGACCCAAGACCCGTGCAGGACATAAAGGACGCTGTTACACAGTATGTAAAGACAAATGCTCCTGCCAGGTACACCAGGAGCTTTGTATTTGATGATTCACAGGTCAACGGCACAGGTGCCTTCATGGCCTACTCCACTTCAATGTATACCGTTACGGTGGCTGGAGAAACTATACAGTGGAATGGTGATCAGCTTGACACTTGGCCTGGGCGGGGCGATTCCCTTCAGGACAACATCGTCAATATCTCTACGTGGCTGTCTAACTTCGGCACTAACCCTGATTATGATCCACCAGCAGCAATAAAGTGCAAGCTGAGTATAGATGAGGCCAAGGACGACCTGTTCATAATGATGATTGGTACATGCTGGCATGTGTATGTCGCTTCCTGGGATTTACCATCCTCTGATCCCCCAGAGCCTCCAGAGCCTCCTGAACCACCCGAGCCTCCAGAGCCTCCTGAACCTCCAGAGCCCCCCGAACCACCAGAGCCTCCTGAACCCCCAGAGCCTGTACCTGTTCCAGCTACGTGTGCCAGGCCTAGGATGTGGCAAAAACGAGAAGCTAACGAAGGTAAACACCATTTTGGAATATAGGTGGTGAGCAGAGGTGGCTTTAATTAAACAATCTTGGTCCTCTCTAAAGCAGCTTGGTACACCGAGTATTCCGTATGGATTCTCAGATTTTGTGACTGTACCAAAAGGGGCCAAATATATACACTTTGAAATAGCTTATGGAGAAGGGTCGAGTAGTATAGTTGACCAGCTTATTCAGATAGACCAAGATATACAACTAGAAGTTATACAGGACGCTATAAATGGGCGTCTGCCGTTTGATACTTCTGACCCCAACTACATGCAGCTTATTGAGGAGGAAACCCAACGTAGAGTGGATGCTGATCCACGAGCAATAGACCTGTACAATCAATGGGACGGGCGAATTTATCCTATTGGTGGTATTGTGGACAACCTTGTAGGTTTTCCCGACCTCAAAAATGGATGGACTACCCTAGTACATCGTCTAGGTATGGGTGTCAACTGCGCCTTTAATACTGTACCTATAGCAACAGTTATATCAATGTGTTTTGACCATAGTTGTTCATTACAGGTATTTCATCCAGATGGTACTCTGTTGGTTGGATCCCCTCTACACCAGCGGGACTGGTGTAGAGGGGAGCCGTATGGTGATTCATCTGGCCCGTCTGCATTGAGATGGCCTGCTGGTATAGAGTATGATAAGAGTGGGCAATGGGCTGAGTGGTACAGTTGGGCTACCGCAGGTTTGATAGCTATGGCTACTGATGGTAATCTAAACAATATAGTGCGGTATTTTCCATCGAGAGGCACCATTGCCACACCATCAGATATAACTGATGTGTTAAAAACAAAGCACCCAACTGTATTTTTACCGTCTTTCCAATTTAACGATTCACAAGTTAATGGGAATCGGAAAGTACTTGTAAAGATGGACGATACAACCTTCTACAACTTGACAGTGGACGGCGAGCAGATATCCTGGACAGGAGACCCTACAGCAGATGCCCCGCTTCTTTTTCCTCATCAAATGTTAGCACTAGGTTTATATCCGTCTCTAGTCATTCATCCAACTGATCCGCCAGATGTAGCCTCAGCAATGAATAATATGACCAGGGAGAAGATAAGATCAAGGCCCTTCCAATCTCTGGATATCGAACAAGCTACAGAGGATTTAATAATCGGTACTGTCTCATGTGACATGGGAACTGTTTATGGAGAATGGTATATCGATGACGGGACACCAGAGCCCCCTCCATGGCCCCCTGAACCCCCAGAGCCCGCACCTGTACCTGTTCCAGCTAGGTGTGACAGGCCTAGGATGTGGCGGAAACGTGATGCTAATGAAAACAAACAACATTTTGGATTATAGGTGGTGAAGCAGTATGGCATGGGTTAAGACTAGTGTACATAATGATCCTGTACAACCTGGGGCTCCTGGAACTATAGCATTGTCTGGCCATCGAATTAGCTACTTTTGGACAGTGCCTAGAGGATCTAAAGATATAAGGTTTGAGATACCCTACATGGTTAGAACACCCGAGGCTGCTAATGCCGAATCGGCCTTGCTAGGTAAGTACGATTCTGAAGTTAGGGATGATATTATATCCGGGGTTCTAAATTTTGATTCCAATGACCCTAACTATATGAACCTTATAGAAGAAGAAGTGAAGAGAAGGTTTGAGGCAGACCCAGATTATTACAGAATTGTAACTGATGGCTATACCGTGTATCCTAGAAACGGTATAGCGGAATCACTATTTGATCCACCTTCCCAGTATCTTGATACCTATGGATCTCTTCGGTATGGGGGATCTACTTCGTATCAAGATTACTGGATTATGCCGTTCATGTGTTATAGCCATGGAGCCAGCATTCAAGTTTTTCATACCAATGGTAAGCTACTAACAGGAAGTCTACTTACAGGGTATGACAAAAGTAGAGGCGGTCTATATGATGATTCGCACTACCCAGTAAACGTTTCTACATACTATACAGATGGTAGAAAATGGTTTGCATCCGGGTTGTGGGCAGATTTTCATGACTTCCATACTGTGGACAGGAATTTGCCACCGGGCGCACCTAGCAGCAGTTACGTTTGGCCCACCCCAGGTAGAACAGTTACACCTTCCATGGTAACTGATGTCCTACGTGAAAGACATCCGAATGTCTTTGGTTCTGCATTTAATTTCGATGACACATTAGTCAATCAGGGAAGAGGAGAACAGATTAAGTATGATGACTCTACAGAGTATGCATTTACCGTAGATGGTGAAGAAATAATATGGACCGGGTGTATATTTGGTACAGGACCTTGCAATCTCTCAGCACGGGCCTATATGCTGGGTTTGTATCCATACCTGGAAGACCTGGGTGTTGGTTATCCGGTAGACCCAATCATATCCAGACCATATGAAGTCCTGCGCATCTCTGAAGCAAAAGAGGACCTTATTATTGGATTCATATCAGACGATGGTGGGTACGTGTATGGGGAATGGTACACAGATGACGGGACACCAGATCCAGAGCCTCCAGAACCTCCTGAGCCACCAACTCCGCCAGATCCTCCTACACCTCCGGATCCTCCTACACCTCCTACACCTCCGGATCCTCCTACGCCTCCTACTCCCGAACCTCCAGCCTACCCCAATCAGATCAGGTATACGAATCTGGAAGAGGTTACACCTGTCCGAAGAGGAGACGATATAGTAATACCACAACCATATGCAGGTATAGCTGTATTTAGGGATGGTAGGTACATCGTAGCAGGTAGAGAGAAGGGCCGACTTGTCCTGGTAGGTCCTGACGATCTAGTCATCTCTTCTGGTGATCCATTCTCCCTACGCCATGACTACGATAAGCTCATCTGCTATGGCATAGCTATGCACGTCAGTGAAGAAAGCCTGTACCTACTAGTAGGAGAAGAAGGTTCCACTGATCTCTACATAACCAGGATAGAGATAATTGGCAGACCATCAGGTTGCAGCGCAAAGTGTGACTGTGATGATGATTGTGACTGTACCACTATGTCCAAAATACCTGCTGACGCTGTAGCGTTCCAAGGGAACTATTACAAAGTCTATGACCAGGTTGTAACCTGGGAAGAAGCCAGGATTGAATGCGAGCGCTTAGGAGGCCATCTCTGCACAATTATGTCCAAAGAGGAGAATAATTGCGTTAAAGAGCTGGTGACAAAGGCGATTGGAACACCGCCTAGCCGATGGTATGGTGCCTGGATTGGATGCTATGGTGATCGAACACAATGGTATTGGGTAAACGGTGCAAAGGTTAATTATGCAAGCTGGACTCCAGGCCAACCTGATTATGTTGGCAGTGGCCCAGTGTACCAGGGAGTAATAATGGTTGATGGTCTATGGCATGACTACTCCATAGGTGGCAAATGCAACCACTTCGTATGCAAATGGACTGGGTACCCACAGCCTAAGAGCATACCTCACGATGCAGTTAAGTTCCAGAGACACTACTACAAGGTCTATAAACAAAACGTGACCTGGGAAGAAGCACGTACACTGTGTAGTGATTTGGGTGGACATTTGGCCATAATTACATCTCAGGAAGAAAATAATTTAGTCCAAAGTCTAGTCTCCAAAGCTATAGGTACACCCACTGGTCGCTATTATGGTGCCTGGATAGGGTGTGAGAGGCGCGACAATGGATGGTATTGGGTAGATGACTCTAAGGTAAACTACACAAATTGGGATGCTGGACAACCTGATGCTGCTGGTGGAACAGAATGCTATGGAGAAATAATCGTTGATGGTCATTGGAATGATTACCATCCATACACAAAGTTGGATTACTTCGTCTGTGAATGGCCTGAAATTGATCCTGGTTCCCCTAGATTCAAATGGAATCCTGCCTTTGATATCAGGCTGCCATCAATGACTGCTAAGAACATCGACTACAACGACTTCCAGCCCATATATTGGGGTCAGGGCTGGGAACTTGGTGGGTATTCTCCTAATGGATTACAGTGGATAACCCACCTACTTAAGAAGAAACAGCCAGAGGTTAAGAATGACTGGTCAAAACTTCATGACGATCTGGCTGTCAACCTTACCCAGTTCCCTATGATTGGTCCAGTACTACCCGAGTACAAACCCTGTATTACCGGAGTAGGCGCTAGGGTTATGGTCAGCGTAGTCAATGTTCAGGTGTACCAGTGCAGCTTCGATATGAAAGTGTGGTACGAAAACACAGCATGGAAGGATGAACCCTGGAGGTGGAGAAATTCACCAAGCAGCATACGGTCAATGTGGGAGTCTACGCTAAGATCCATTCTAAAGAAGCGTAAACTGATTGATGAAACAAAACAGCAGACTACCTTAGATGGACCTGGAATCAGAACTCCGCCGGTACTGGAAGATTGGTTCCCAGAGGGTAAAGACAAGTCATGGTGGGTCGAGCCTATCTACACATACAACAAGTATGGTGAGATCGTTTACTATTATGGCTGCTGGTTACACCAGAAGGTAACATTCCAGTACCCATTCCCGGCTTCCTCTGTTGTCACAGTCTACCCAGACTTAGGTATGATTGATGGCATTGCACATGTCGGTAGTGGTACAGTGTGTGCTGTTCCTCGCGATGTCGATGTTACAGAGGAGTTCTCGTGGTCTAGGTATACTAAGTATCCAGCATCGTTAGATGCAGACCACAAGGATCTCAACAAGTATATGGCAACAGGCATCATGGCAGCTGAGGCAGATATTGACCTTATGCTATCCCCGCTGGATTACTACATACCGTCGAACGTACTGGCATGGGCTGATGGCATCTTGCCCTTGAAGTGGAAGGGTGGTGAAGTAACAACAACCACAGCCCTAACACAGTTCATGGAAGAGTACTGGCTTGATGTATACTTGTATCAGCAAAAGTTGGACCCTGTTGCCTATGTTAGAAAGAGACAGCAGGATACAACCCTAGCAAAACTTGGTAGTCTAAAAGAGAACAAACTCTGTAGGACTCGAAGAGATGGGGCGCGTAAAGGAGAAAGCGCTGCTGAAGACTATGTTGCTGGTCCATTAGTCTATCCATGGTCAGCTATAGATGGTATACAGTCAGCCTGCACTGAAATATGCTCTGGTGTCATAATGGCAGTTACCCCAACAAAGATTTACCGTGGGGACATAGCCCTCCACAAGTTCATCTCGATATACAATGATCGAGTAATAGGTGAGGGGCTGGACATCTACATTGGGAAGGTTCTAATTGGTAAGGAGAAGATCGTGAAGGTGAAGCTACAGCACGCCGGTTACTCATTGATGCAGCTGAAGAACTTCAAGATTGAAATCATACCTGATATGAACTTCCCCTACTGGCAGTACGTTGAGTTGTCCCTGGATAAGACTACCTGGAGCAGAAGTTTCACATGGAATAAGCGACAGTTGATGCCTGTGTCTGAGCTGTACAACGCAGAGCATTATGAGTTCGAGTTCTGGGTGAAGGTGCTATGCTCTTCTACCTATGATGATCCAAAACCTGTAAAGGTTAAAACTACTTACGAAAGGACGGGAAGCTGATGCCTGGTGATGAAAACCTCCTTAAGATCATAAACTACCCAGCACCGTGCTATCCGTTTGGTATGCGGTATCATCCCACCCATACCTACACGTTCCCTTATAGGGTACAAGCATTCGCTTATACCGATAGGCTGCATGGCAAATCGGCTATCTATTACCCGGATAGGGACAAGACGGGTGTCATTGAGATAACTACCTTCAAAGAGGGTAGCACTGTAGCGCCAGTGAGGAAAAGATTCCATGTGGATCATAGCACTTGGTATGAGTCTGATATCGGTGATGTGGTAGCAGTAGATATGGCCTTTGGGTACGACTACCAAAGGCTGTATATACTGTTTAAGCAGAACCTATCCAATGGCAAAACCTACAGAGCATGGCTGTCCATGTACGATACCAATAAACCCTCAGAAACCCTGTTTGACCACTCGTGGGGCATACCTATGTATGGGTTTATCAAGGATATGGTACACCTGCATCCGTTCTCACCAGAGAATTTGGATACGGTTATAGACTACATCAAGGTCTGCGGTATGACAGGAGATCTGATCCAGCGTCCAGAGCTGGATCAGACCTTCAACCTACTCTGTGCTCACGATAAGATTTTTGTTACCTTACCGGTAATGTTTAAGCCTAGAACAATGCCGTGGGATAAGGAAACAGAATGGACTGCCATGGACGCTAGGTGTCTGTATCAGGTATTGTTTATGTTCGACGAGACGGCTGCTACATTCAACGCAGCAGCCGTCATCGGCGCTCTTTCTACGTGGCCCGAAGGCTGGGAAACGCCTATACCTGATATATTCCCTAGGCAACCATTGAAGACTAGGATGTTTTTTATGGATGACTGCGTAGGCTGGCAGCTTGCCCATTGTAGGGTGTTCCCTAAAGAATGGTTCACTGATAGAACTACTAGGTACAACAACTACAACATATGGTACCTGAAGGGTGAATGGGATGCAGCTAATATGGTTGACCACTACTGGCAACCCTTGACCACTGAGGCTGTTCACATTGATGATCTAATCAGCACCCTTACTAAAGAGGGATCCACATTCCTAAAGCCTATGTCCTTTAGAACCCAGCAGTACTACGGTCAGACACCATTAGTTTCTGATTTGTACTATAAGGCTGCTTCGGATTGGAGCTTCCAGAGGGTGTATGGGTCTTGGGACCATCATATCCAGGAGTACGAAGTAAAGTATCATAATTTCAAGAGGAAGATACTGACTGGATTTGAGGTTGAAACCACAGAGGTACGAACTGACTATACTCTCGAAAAACAGGAGTTCCATGTCTTACCTGGAGCTGGATTAGACCTTGCTGATCATATGCAAACAGTAGAGCTCCGCCAAGGCCACTATAGGGTAGAAATGCGTGGGGCAGACGGCGGCCCATCAAGGTACGTAGAAGGTAGTGACCCTGAGACTTTCCCATCTTCGGGTGGAGCCGGTGCATCCGTATCCTTCGAGTTTGATATAAGTAGTACATCTCAGGCTCAGATATATGTTGGGCAAGCCGGGCAGGTTCGTGTAGGAGGAGTCTGTGGTGGCGGGAATGCTGGTACTTACCCAGCAGATCCTGTAGATCCAAACGGTATACCATCGATTGATGGCTTCTTGGTAAACCGTGGTCTAAAGTCTGGAAACCCAAGTATTGAAGGAGACTGCAAACTACTAAGGGTTCCAGCTGGCTACAAGCATATACGCCTTGTTTTAGCCGGTGTCTGCCCTGGTCATGGTATTACTCTTGTTGCCCTTAATCTAAATGGTTATCTATTGGTTGGGGCACCCGCTACACGGTACCCATCCCAGTATACAAACTGGCCCAACCGAGACCTTGTACGGGCGTCTAGTCCAACCAGACCACCAAAAGACCCATCCTGGCGTGCAGCATGGTCTAGTCTAGGAAACGAGTATTTATATGGTATAGGTTTGGATAGCGTTCGTAACGAATACTGTAATGCCTGGTATCCGTACCTGTATATGAAATACTCACCAACTAGCTCGTTCCTAGACCCTACAACACTAGCACCTGATCTACCACCAAGTGCTGATTTAATCTCAGAGATTCTAAAGGCTCAGTTTCCTGGAACTATACCGTCTACATTCTCTTTTAATGACCGGATAGTAAATGGTACTGGTTCAGAAGCTCCTTATGTAATTCCAACCACGTCAATAGTTCCTCCTGCTTCACCATATACATTGGGATCCCTACCCAGTTACCTAGTAGGCGGAGAAACCATTGAGTGGAGTGGATCCGTAAAAGGATCTAACATAATAGCACCTGGTGTGCCTAACGGTTCTGTCTGGGAAGAAATGTACATTGATGAGGCTAAAAATGATATTCTGATAGGTCTAGTTGGCCTTCACCACTGGACTATGTATGCTGAATGGGAACCGCCAGAACCGACACCGCCCAACGCTGACATAATGGGTGGAGGAGGAGGAGGGTTCACAGGGTTCTTCCTGAATGGTATACCTTTGGGTATAGCCGGTGCAGGTGGTGGGGCTGGAGGCTCATTTGGTACCGGCGACGCAAACGGTGGGCACGGAGGAGGAGTATCAGGAGGCTGGGGTCAGTATGATAACAAGGATGCACAGGAGCCTGGAACACAATCTACAGGATACGGTCTGTACAAGGGCCAGAGTGCTGTCACAGATGAGAACTCAAATGGCGGTGGAGGTGCTGGTTTTTACGGTGGAACAGCCAACAGGTCCAATGGATCCAGAATAGGATCTGGTGGTGGAGGTGGATCCTCGTTTGTACTGGGCGCATCTGGATATAATACAGGATACGCCTATCCTGATGTAACCATGAGCAATATAAGCGTTACCCCTGGGTCTGGTACACCTGGTACCAACCCACAGGATGGATGGGTTACTATTGAAGGTTCCTACTATGAAATAAACCATCAGTACAAACCTATCTACTCATTATTTGATCATGAGCTAGGCGACTTCTATTATCAATGCGCTGGTAAGTTTATCACACCAGACCGAATGCCGGTTCCTCCAGCTCCTCCACCTAGTCCATCAATCTTTCAATGGAAAGACGGAGGATGTACTTACCCAGATCCAATAGAGGATCCAGGTGTACCAGTTACACCAATAGCTTATTTTGAGTATACGCCGCCTACTCCACCGTTACCAGACTTGGATATTATGTTCCTGGCAGACATGACTGGTTCTATGGATGCGCTCGTGTCAACCATTGGCTCATCCATGAAGTCCTTTGTTGACAAAATGCAGGCCAAAGGTTACATCAATACACAGTACGCCTTTGGTGTGTTTAACGACAACAATATACGACATATACCAATGACTGGTGGCGCTGTCTTTACCAAGGATGGACAAGAATTACAGAATGCTTTCAGTAGAGCTAGGTCAGCAGCGGGTTCAGCTGGTGGTCTTGAAAAGGGGGGGCAAGCTATATTAGATATGTATAATGTGGCACGGCCCACCATGATAAACCCGACTGGATCCCCAGGACAACCCAGCAAGTTGGTCCACTTTGTGATGATCACGGATGAGCCATGCGACGATTCTGGGGCAACTACAGATGCAAACGCCGTCACCTTGCTGACTAGCCTAAATGCTGGTATACACTGGATTGTACCAGCGGCCACTGGTAGTTATTTGTCTAGCACTCCATTTATCAATCGTACAGTAAATGCCGTCAATGGTTCTGTGATACCAGTAATGCAGATGGGTGGGTCTTGGGGCAATGAAGCAGCAGAGCGCATTATACAATCTATTGAGTCCACTATAGAGATCATAGAGGATGATACCAAGTATCAAGATTGGGCTCATGCTTTCCCTGGATTACCCGTGTTAGACTTAACACCCCCAAATACCGTTACATTCAAAAAGCATACTGCATTCAAGTTGGACCCTCCAGGACCTGAAGAGCGGCCAGTTGTACCGGGTTACACAGTGTATCACACATTCGCCATAGAGAATCTGGCCTGCCATGCCTACATGGTGGATGTACACTTGAAATCAAGAAGTGATAAACTGAAGCTAGGGTATCTTGCTGAATATGATCCAAACAAACCTGATCCAATCTTACCCCCCGACAAGAGCGAGGTGTCGTGGGATGAAATACCGCCTCATAGTGAAGCAGTTTTCACCATACACACTGAGCTTGAGGGCTGCAACATTGAGGACATGCTGGAGTTCAGCTACCACCTTGAATTGAGGGATGATTGATGCACTTTTCATTCACCAGGGAGAGACACCTTCTTCACCCACTAGGTACCCCTGATGATAACTATGTTATGGCAGCAGCAAAGATGCCTTGTTCATCTTTGCTGCTGGTCACTGACTCCCATCTCCACCGTATGTACCTGTACGACATGCGCAATCCGAACCTTGAAGTGCAGGACGAGAGGGAAGGTTATCACAGGAACGACCTGTCAATATCCAGCATACAGCTTCGTGATGAAATAGATGGCGAAGCTGTATGTGCTGATCTCTGCGTAGATGATGCGGGCTATAACATCTACGCCCTTATGCTTAGCACAAACAATGGTGGAGCTTGGATCAAGGTATACAGGCACATCAACAGGAAGCTGTATGACCTTAATTTGAGATACAGGCTAACTGAGAACAGGACACCTCTGACAGTTGTTAGAGATAAATGTTCTGACCTGGACCTGATAGGCCCCACCACACACATAGGCGAACCGTTCAGATACAATGACCTATGCTATGGAGCAGGCATAACGATTCTAAATGGATATCTCTATGTACTTACAAGGCGTAGGGTACAAGCCGAATTTGTAACACGCGCTAGATATAATATGATTGGTCATGATCAGACCGTTACCTTAACCCAAGAGGAAGCTGAAGGGCAACAGGGTGAAGAGAAGTATCGTGGATCCAGCAAACTTTATAAGCTCAGGCTGTATGAAAAGAGAACAGCAGAGTTACAATTCAGCCTACTAACAAAGATGACGGCAGACTCTGGAGAGGTGATGGGTAATTACTACCTGTCTTATCCTGGTACAACAGATAATTTTAGTAAGGATGCTGTATTCCACGGACTATCCCATGTAGATGGTATGCTGTTAGCCGGTATAAGATGGGACCATGCGCTGGTCCCATCTGACCTAGGACTGTGGCATCTGGATGAAGCTAAATACCACTGTGCTCTGAAAAAAGAACTCGAATGGATTGTTGAGTGGGGTGAACCTGATGAAAATGGCAAAAAGAAACTGAAGAAAGGCCAAACCAAAGGCCAGGTAGCGGGCTTCATAAACCATCCATCAGGAGATTTAGGCGAGGACACAAAAGGTATATCTGTAAGTTCTGGGGCATGGCTGAGTCAAGACAGGGTAAAATGCACAAAAATGGTCAACGATCTCATACGGCGCGTAAACAGCATTGATCTATCTTCACTGAGACAGTCCACACCCATACTACAAACCCGAGGTCAAACCGCTCTGGTTTCTATCAAAGAACCAGACTCCTATAATATGAAGGATATACCTATAGGTCTGCCATTGTTAGAATATAAGGTCGAGAATAACCATTACCCGTATGGGGTAGCAATGCCATACTCCCTAACTACAGACGGGTCTATGAGAACCATGTATGGGGTATTTGGTAATCAGCTGTGGATATTTGATGTACTGGACTACACCCTAATAGTAAGGCACCCTGTCCTGGATGAATCAGGACAGGTGGATCACTATGACTACTTTGAGGGCGACATTATCGACATGGCTGATATACTAGAAGCAAATCGTTCCGAGCTTCAATGTTTCATAAGGAACGATTCTGAGTTTGATATGCTGGATGTTCACCTTATAATAGAGGTGGACAGGCACGACGATAACAGCAGGACACATGATGTGTTCTTGTCACACACGCAAGGCGCAACAGGAACAAAAGACCTAGCTGTTGGAGACATAGTGCCCGGAGGGTCAAAGGAGTTCTGGATCGAAGTACACCCACTATATGTGCAAGTGTGGGAGAGGGGCTCAACTTTTTCGCTGCCCCTTCGTATCCAGTACACCACAGACTCAGACCTATACTAAGCTGATGTAGGAAAGGTGGTTTTGTTAATGGCTGATGAAGTCACTGTATTTAAGCGATTAAAGTGGGCTCGGCGTGCGTCTGGTCAAGATCCTATCTTGGCTCTTGGCGAAGTCATGATCGACCATACAGCCAAGGAGATGCGGATTGGGGATGGTATAAAGAAGTTCTCTGAACTGACAGACATTGTTCCTTTGGATGTAACACAATTTGGTCTTGAAGCGACCGGAACTTTGGGAGGATTAAAAGATGATGTTAAAAATGGTCCTGCTTATGTTTCTAATAAGTATCCCCTGGGCACTCAGATCGTAGTTGATTGGAAGTCCTCAGACGGCACAGTATATCAGTGCCCCTGGGACATTGTGAATTATCAGACGGTGACTCTTGAAGGTGGCACAACCAGCAATGCCATGATTATACAGTGCCACTACGCATTACCTGTAAGTGGAATAGTATTTGATGCACCCGAGCCTACTAATACTAATACCACCAGAAATACCGGTGGTAATAACAGGTATCTGCACTCCGCTGTGAGACAATGGTTGAACAGTGATGCTGATGCTGGCGAATGGTGGACTGCACAGCACTCGACTGACGCTGCACCAGCCTATGCTGCTACAGAACCTGGGTTCTTAGCTGGGTTCTCCGCTGAATTTGTAGAGCTTCTTTCTCCTGTTAGGGTTAAGACCGCTACCGCAGACTTAGATAACAACGTGGTAGACACTACCTACGACAGGGTATGGCTACCATCCAAAGAAGAGCTATATAGTGTGGTGGACACCACAAACAGTAGTGTGTCTATTGATAATGTAGAGGGTCCCTACTGGGAGTATTGGAAAACACGGATGGGTACTAACAGCCCTGCTATAGATAATGACTCTAGCAATATTACAAACAGGGTCACCTATGTGATCAGTGACCATTCCTCTGCACATGTCATATGGTTACGATCTGCCTATCGCAGCAACCCCGACCGAGCATGGTGCATACGTTCCGACGGAACCCTTAATTATGCAACAGTCAGTAACAATGTCAGTGGTATTCTAACCACACCAGCTGCGGCTATACTACTAGGTGACGATCCCACACCCTAAATCTAGTTAGAAAGAGGTGATATAACAATGGCTGATCCTGTGGTTATTCACAGAAGGCTGCTTATAGCAGAACGCGCTGCTAATACCAACCCTACCCTCCTTGATGGTGAGTTAATGATGGATCGCAGCATTGAAGGAGGACATTACCTGAAGGTTGGGAAACCAGGTGATGCTACAACATTTGATTCAAGCAACACTATGGTTTACTCAAATCCTGAAAAATACCGTCCAGCAACTGAGAGTACTACAACTGAGGATACTACATTTACCGATATCAAGGCGGCTATTGCTGGTGGTACAGCCTCCACGCTGTACCCCATTGGAGACCAGGTGGTTGTAACCTACACGGATCCTGTAGACAATAACGAGTATGAGCTTCCTTGGGACATAGTGTCGTATAGGACTGTGTACACGCAGGATAATGTAGCGCACCAGGCTATGATTCTACAGGCCCACTACGCTATACCCACTACCACCATCCAGTTCGATGCACCTGAGCCATCCAACTCTGACGACTCTGACCGCAAGAACTACGGTAGCAACCGGTGGAGAGACTCTGCGATCAGACAGTGGTTGAACAGCAGTGCAGCAGCCGGATCGTGGTGGACAGCACAGACTAACACCGATGCAGCTCCAACTAGACCTACAGGTTGGGTAGACTGGCCCGGTTTCCTGAAGTGTTTGCCAGAAAGTCTGGCATCTTTCCTCCAGCCTGTAAAAGTACAGACTGCAACTGCCAACGTAGACTCCAGCGTAGTAGACACCACTTACGATAAGGTATGGTTACCATCCAAAGAGGAGCTGTATTCGGTAGTGGATACTACCAACACCAGTGTGAGCATCAGTGGCGTAGAGGGGCCGTACTGGGAGTACTGGAAAACACGCATGGGTACCGACAGCCCGGCGGCGGATAACAATAGCAGCACAAACTCAAAACGTATCACCTACCACATAGGGGACCCCACCAGTACCAGCCGTGTGTGGCTCCGTTCAGCTTGCCGTTCCTACCCTTGCATTGTGTGGTTTCTGGACATCAATGGCGTTCTCAACTACAACTACACTAGCAACATTTATCGGGCCGCGCCCGCTTGTGCCATCTTCTAATCTCTTCATTTGGGTTGATGAATCGGTAGCAGGTAAAAACATACGGGTAATGATATACTAGGTAAAGACAAGCTGCTAGATTGCTGCCAAAGCTGGTAGATCATATCTAAGCAGCTTGTCAAGGCAGTGGGTAGAACCTACACCAAAATAGTGGAGGGATATTAGATGTCTGATGTACGAATACGTCACCTCAATACCAGCATTCAGGAAGCTGTTGCTCAAGAGTCTATGAAGGCTAGAGTTGCAAAGCTGGAGGCCAGTCTGGACTATTTGGCTATGATGTCCGACATCGATCTTGCTTCGGACAGCGAGATGGAAGGCGAGGGGGCTGAGCCTAATGGCTAAGAAGAAAACCGCAGAGAGCGTAAAGTTTCAGTCTGTAAAATACTATTATGACAACCATCTGTGGTCAAAGCGGCAGGTTAAGAATGCTGTTGCCAAAGCCAGGATTACCGAAGCCGAGTACGAGCAGATCACAGGCGAGACCTATACTGCTTAAGGACGGTGAAGACTAATGGCTGAACCAGGCATGAGAGATATTTACTTTTTCGACATGCGCACAAAGGAGTTCCTCAGAGCTGACCAGGCTTCAGTATCAGAATCTGGGGGTATCATGGTACCAGCTAACACTACATTAACTCCTCCTCCCAGTATGGAAGACATGCCGCCAAACACAACCTACATTTGGGATGTTAAGGGTAATGAGTGGCAACTGACGCATGATTACAGAAATGTACCTGTATATAACATCAATACTAAGGAGCGCCTGTCTCTCAAACTTGGAGAATTTCCTGATCCTGCTATAACTACACTTGTAGAACCGGCAGATCCACGTATGGAATGGGATGAATCCATTAGAAACTGGAGGTTCCCTCTGGAGGTCCTAAAGGAAATCAAGAATGCAGAGCTGAAACAGGCATACCTTGACGCTGAAAATGGACCATTCCACACTGGAGTTAAAGGTACTGCTGTTAAGAAGGGCGAAATGGAAGACACCGAAGAAATTGAGATCGTAATTCGATCCAACCTCACTAGCAGGGACCATATCCAGCTCCTTCTTGAGACACCTGCTGTCAAAAAGGAAGGAAGTGAAAAAGCTGACGACCTTGTTGTGCTACGTGACTTTGATAACAGATACATACAGATTACAAGGGAACAGCTTGCGGAAGTATTGAAAGCCCAAAAGGCTGCTGCTATTGGTTATCTACATAGGAAGTGGATGCTCCAGGAGAGAGTAAACGATGCTCAGACAAGGGAAGAAGTAGAGGCCATAACCTGGGATTCTGACTGGAGTGACGTTGATTCCAAAGGAGAGTGAATTGAATGGCAATAGGAAGACGAGTCAAAGGCAAATCAAGTAAAAAGCGTGACGAGAAAAGCCAGAGTCTGTCTTCTGGGCGGTCTGCAAAGAACCTTTCCGTTAAGGGAAACGACGCCACAATTCACCAGCGTAAGAACACTCAAAAGAAGTACTACCAGGCCAAGCGCAGAAGTAACAGGGACCTGAAAGAGAAGTGACGTAGGATGGCTAAAGTTTTTGATCCAGGAACCACACCAAGATCTGGGCATCACGGGTTCCCAATACCAGAAGTACTTAGAGATCTGTTCAATAAAATATTCAGGAAGGAACAGAGCTTCTACACCAGGACAGAAGAACCTGCCTTAATGATACCTGAGTTCAGAACTTACTCATACCGAAACGTTCCTGTTAAACTGCTGTCCAGGATCATATTCGTCTATGATGATCCCATTATGCCTACAGAAGTGTACACCATACACAGAACAGGCGATGAAGGACAGCTCCTTAAGGTAACAAAGGTTCTAACCAACAAGACGTTGGTACAGCTTGGTATTACAGAACCGCCAAATGATGATAAACTATCTCCAGATGCTACAAACGTTTAACACAAATAAGGCCGGGCGTTTGCCCGGCCTCACTGTTTTCTACTCCCAATGCTTGCTTAGCCACCAACCATATACCACGCCAATTACAAAGATACCAAACTCGCGCCACATGGTCACATCACCAGAAGAACTCAGCAAACCTTGGATCAAAAGTTGGCTGAATACCATACTCGCTCTTTTCAGTTTTGTAACGCACAGTATTAAACTGAATCTGGATGTACTCCTGTTTATCATAGTCTTTGGTTTGCCGCCACCACACACCAGACCAGTATTGAAAAATAGCCAACGAGAGTCCACTAGATATAGTAGTTGCAGTAATATTATAAATTATTTCATCACGCAACAGCGAAGCGTCAATGTGTGTCCTGTTCCCAACCATCCTGTAGCCAAGTGTCGGGGTAGTACCATACCTAGGTATATCAATGTTGTACAGTGTCAGATTCGTAGATGGATCCCTGCGTCTAGCCAGAGTATCCGAATCAAAGTTAGCATATGACAGCCTTCCAGTCTTTGAGAAAGCAGATAGTGTACCCTCTAGGTACTGAAACAGGTTGTCAGGAGAGTCATTTGGATCTGTCTCAAGAGCCATATCAGACAGTATAGCTACCCCAGTAAGGTACGTTCCTAGCCTGGCCATGCTCCTCACCCCACATGATCACTCATGGTGATTATAGCTAGATTTCTTTCTTCACCCAGCGCTGTATTCCTTAGCACAACATTCTCACGTACCAGCACCAGACCAGCCTCTTCCAAGAACTCAACCTTGTCCCATATTGGCTGATACTGTTCCGTCTTCGCTGGAACAAACGCAGTATGACCTGAAGGATCGGCTATGTCATCATTGTACTTATCCTTAATGTAGGTACGCAAGTCTGCAAACGCTGGATCATTACCATACTTCAATCGGATCTGATTCAAATAAGACAGCCACAAATAATGAGGGATATGCTCCAGGACACCTTCATCCAAATCAGCAATCAGCTTTGGAATATACTTGTCACCCAAGCTGGTTGCCCTTTGAACCATTGGACCAAGGTTCTTCATTAGAACATTCTTTACCAGAGGTGGTAGAATCATCTTCGGTAGCGTTGGTACCTTGCGTTCTAGCTTCGCTACTAATGGGGCTAGTTTAGGACTTGTGTAGTCCTTCCTAAACATACGCTGCCTAGTATCTCGAAGGGCTTCCTGTATCTCTGAAATATACTCTGATACATCGTTCAGTGTAGGATCTCGGTCTGCATCATCAGAGTCCACTTCGTAGCTGGAAGTTTCAGCATCATCAGTAGGCCAATTTATATCAGTCTTAGGGTTGCCCTTCCTCTTGTACTTGTCAAACCAACTCACTCATGTTCACCTCCAGCTTCATTTACAGTTTGAACAATGCTGTTAAACTCATCCATAATACCTTTAAACAGCTCTGGGTTTGACTCATAGTAAGCACTACTTGTGCCCTTAATATAAGTCTCTAGCATCTGCTGTGGAGCTGTGCTCTCCTTCATCAACGAAGCCTTTTTTAGATCATTAAAAAACGTCCGCTCTGACTTTGGTAGTATGGATATAACACTACACTCATCCAACCGCTCCCTATAGACTTCCCTAACAGCAGCCCTGATCTCAGCCAGCTGATTCGATCTCGCCTTGCCCTCTACAGACACCGACACATGGTAATACGTATTAGGTGCTGGAGATGGCAAACGCTTCACAAGATCATCAGCTAAGGACTTCCCAGCCTGAACATCAACACTCAGCCTGTTAAGATAGAACTGATCCTTGAACGATATCAGCTGGAAATCAGAAGGATCTTCGACAGTCCAGCAGCCAAACTTGCGCTCAATCATGGGATCCGAGTACCTAGTCTGGTAAGGAGCACCTAGCAGGTAGATATTCTTATCCTGAACAATAAGTGGTGTATGGACGTGACCAATAAGAGCAAGCTCCTTACCATACAACTCAGCATCCGTAACAGCGTCTGGCTTCTCACCATAAAGCCTATTACCATACAGTGGAGCCCTGTCATAGCCCTGGTGTAGAAACACCTGTGGATGAGACCTGATCGTATGCTTAGTCTTTGGGTCCAAGGACCTCCTGTATGGAACAAACAGGAGGTCCATGAACTCTGTAGGTTCATTGAATACAAGAATATTTTGGCTTGCTGCTATGTCATCCAGATAGTCCACAGCCGTACTGTCATTGTAACCATCAATATCATGGTTGCCCGGTATGATCAATACATGCTTTACATATCTAGCTAAAGCTGAAAACCACTGAGCCGCATACTCGATTATGTTGGCTGTTGGCTTCTTAGTATTGAACACATCGCCTAGACAAATCACAACATCAGGCTGTATCTCGCCCACAATTTGTGTAAGGAAGCTATTTAGGGCGTCAACCATGCGCTCATGAAACATAGGGATCCCCAAATGGGGATCCGTAAAGGCAACAGCAATCATTTGACAATCTACCTGTTCTGGGCGCTAGGCTCGTAAGGAACTATGTGCATCCGATCCATGATGCTTAGATCTGGGTTCTCACTAACAGCGGCAAGCCCCTCAAGCACCATAGCCCTAGCAATGTAGGAATCAGACCTATCATTCGCCTTAGCCATAACCGACATCCAATTCCGCACACTATGAGGTATGCGAACATGGATCCAGTCCTCACCATTCTTAACACGTCTGCCTACATGTTTAGGCTTAACCTCAGTCTTAAATCCAACCTCATCCGCTACCCTTTCCATCTCATCAGGCATCATACTAATCATCCTCCACAGTATAAGTATAGTTTGAGTAGTCTCCATGGTCTACAATATCAACCTTAGCGCCTTTGAGACTACCATAATTTGGACCAACTTCCAGGTCGCCCCTCATGTCGATGTAGTACTCCTTACCACCAAAAAGCTCGGCGCACCACTCATTCATCGAATCCATAGCCTCATAGTAGAAACGGATCAGATGCTCCTCATAGCCCTTTCTAACCTCAAATACTATAGAGTCATGAACTGTGTTCACCATACGTATTTTATCCCGCAAGCCCTTCTCCTTGACCTGGCCCATAATAAGCAGGATGAGGAAACAGTTGAAGTCAGATGCGAACCCCTGTATAGGACTGTTACCAGCCTGGCGCTTCAGGTCTGCAAGATCTGCCTCCTTAGACAGTATAGCTGGTAGCCTGCGCTTCAGACCCCACAAACCGGTAACAAACCCCTGAGTCTCCACATCCGTACCACGTGCTTCCATCCAGGGCTTCACATTAGCATAGAAGCCAAACCACTTGTCCATAGCATCCTGCGCTTCAGCTATAGGAACACCGGCGTTGGCTGCTACAGTTGCAGCATTTGCACCATATACCAACGAAAAGTTTATTGTCTTACTAATCTGACGTTTCTGTTTTTCAACGCGACTTAGATCACCATTATAAAACATATTTGCCGCTGTATAGCTATGAAGGTCTAAGCCTTGATCGTAAGCGTGCTTCAGTTTGGGGTCTTTAGTAAACGACCCAAGACCACGCAACTCAGCCTGCGACAGGTCGAATTGCATAAACAGGTTTCTGCTATCGCGTGTTACGAACATCGACTTAATAGCCTTTGCTGTATCACCACGAGGGTAATTCTGCGCGTTGGGCCTAGTACTACTAAGCCTACCTGTTGCAGCTCCGTCCACATTCCACTGGCTGCGTACAGCCCAATCACTCCACGTCATCTTAACCATACCCTCTAGGTACGTACCATGTATCTTAACCAGCTTCTTGAACTCAGCGACCTTTTGCATCCCCTCTACTAAATGAACGTACTTCTGGTCCTTACGACCAAACATATTCTCATTATTAGAAAGGATCTCACATATCTTCTCAAGGTTGTCCGCATTCAAAGACAGCTTACCTGTAGAAGTTTTTCCCTTACGACCCAGCTTCTTAAGCAGGCCCAGCTTCGCTGCATCGTCCAGGACAGCGGCTATCAAAGCTGCTAAATGATGCGCCGAGTTTGGATTGAACACATGCTTCTCCGGGTTGTAGTCCTCAACCAGTGGGAAGGAGCACAGCGTTGTTGTAACAGCTGCCTTCATTTCCTTATCCATCTGCTCTATAGATGCCACTATACGCTGGTACAAAGGCTGCCTGAACCAATCCCGTATCTCTGACATCTTTGATTCGTACTCCTTCATAAGACCGCCCATTACTTGCGGGTTGATCTTGAACCCGTTAATAGAAGCCTGCATAAGCTCCTTATTTAGACGGTGCTTGAAGTCAACGTAATCAATAACCCAGTAAGCTGAAACTTCATCCTCCTGACACATCTCAGCAAACTTGTAATAGAGCTTAAGGTTCCAATACAAATCTCCTCTGTGGTACTTAAGCAGCGTATCAGCTGGTATCTTAGAGAAGTCAAGCTGCCCAGCAGCATTCGTAAACTGGTTTAGCTCCATAGACCAATCAGGAACTCCAAAGTACTTACCAACCAAGAACTTCAATTTGTTGTCTGTTGAGTTCTCATCAATCAGCTTGTGCATTACTCTGGTGTCCCTGTGCTCTGGAAGGTCATCTACAGACTCAAACACTCTCTCCTTCCAGCACATCATAAGATCAAACCAAAGATTATGACCGCAGACTTTAAACCCATCATCCCTAAGCCTTTTAAATATCTCACCCAAAGACCCAATAGCCTGATCCTTGAACTGGAACGTATAGCTTCCAACAGCTCCAATACCAGCCACAATGATGAAGTTTGTCGGGTCTGCTGTGTTGATTGATTTCGTCTCAACGTCAAACGAAACAGTCTTATCCTCATAATCCTCATACAGCTGGTTGAGAGCGGCCATAAACAGGTCAAGTTCAGGAGGGGTAAGCATCTTATCATAGATAGCAGCATTCAAGTCTGTATCCAAATTGATGGTGTTCTCATCCCTACCGTCAATAATACTCTCACCAGGCTGGGCATTCTGGAGCTTTGTGTAATAGGCATACACCTTCTCGAAGTCCTGAATAATCTCAGGTAGCCTATCTGGATTATGAAGACCAGCAGCAGGATGCAGCGTAGGAAGCACATTAAATGTTCTGGCGGCATCCTCGTAACTAAACGTAAGCTCTGTAGGAATACCATGTGCTGCTGATATACTCGTGATGGTTGCATTGTCGTCAGCCGCATCATGGATCATCTTATAGGGTACAGCACCCGTAACCACGATGAGACAGTTATCAGCAACTAATGTCTTATCACATAGTATCCTAGGCCAGAACTTACCACCACAATTCCTATACCATCCAGCCGTAGGTGTCTTGTTGTCCGTAGGCCAGCACAGGACGGAATTGCCTAGCATGAGGTCAGGCATTGTATCCTTCCACATCTGTGTCAGCATACTGAACAGCAGCCTTCCAGCATCACCCACATAACCAAGACCACTTTCGTCTTCTCCTCGACCTGGAGCCTCACCTATCACAATTAAAGACACAGGTTTTACTTCATCAGCGTTTCGTGATACAGGCCTAACAATAGATGGAAACACATACTGCTTCCTATGCCCATCCAGCTTGCACTTGTCACAATGGCTCCACAACGCCGGTTCTGTTCGTAGCTCATGCTTAAACAGATCCGACAGACTGTACATAGCAATCTTACAACCATCAGCTTCAACTAAATAATCATTGTATTCTGGTTCAAACGGATCCCCAAGAGCTTCATTTGGAAACCAGTCAAGCACAAATACCCACCTCACTTGCAATACCTGGTATACGCAATGAACCACTAAGACGGTTCAATAATTCAATCGCATTCGCATGAGCTGCTGCTTCCTCAAGTACAGCCATATGTAGCCGTGGTACATTGTCTAGTTCACTAAGAGCTGCTATATGCTCCGTATGAGCAGCAGCAACTCTAACTAATGCCTCCAGTAGATCAGGCGCGCTCGAAATTAAAACAGCGTCACCATCAGGATTGTCACCTGAGTACTTGCTTACATCCATAGGAACACCTGATGGTACTCCACAAAACGACCCTGTTGGGATCAGAACCTTAGTTCCATCACAAACCCATGGACCCGGTGTATAAGTCCACATATATACCAGCCCCTTACCAAAGCATACGCCTAAGCTGCATACAGTACCTTCAGGCCTAGTTTCCTTATGGCATAAACATCCCAGATACTGCCGATAATACCAGACGGATAAACTCCATGAAGAGTGTCAATGCCAAAACTCCTATACCCACACTGATCTGTAGGCCACATGATGTAATCCCTGAACTGTGGGCGGTAGCAAAGGCTACGGTCCCTTACGCACAAAGTACGCTTCTTTGTATCGACAGCGATTCTCCTTATGCTACCGTAAAAAGGCGGCTCCTTCCCGTCATCATCACGATAATGTGTAGAATCGAACACTTCCAGCCAACTCTGACTATCACTAGTTATCCTGTAATCATTGCTGGCTAGACGCTCATATATAACCCTACAGTCTGTCTCGTACAGCTTATTCTGGCTAATATCAACGTAAGCATAGTATTTAGTAAAACTAGCATAAACAAGATCACCGTCATAAATCTTCATTTCGCTCATTCAACTCAGCCTCCTAATGTTTAACACCCTTAAACGTTACCTAACTCCATCTGAACATGTAGCCATCTCCTAACCGCCGAAGGCCCATACTTCAGCAAAGACAGCTTATTGTCATAAACAGATTGAGGCTCTACCGAACACATCTTAAAAATCCAAGACGGATCACTACGCCCCTTCTTACCAGCAAACCCAATAGCATCAGCAACACTATGAGGAAAAAATATTGTTAAGTACAAGAATGCTAAAACATTGGGCTGCTTCACATACAATGCCATATTCCTTATCCACCTAGCAAAGTTGCGAGGATTCTCAGGTGCCTGTATAGTGTTTTCAGATGATGCTTCGTAGTAAAAGTCAGAGATAGCCTCACCTAAAATACAAAATACATCTATGGAATCTTCACCAAGCCAATGACCATCCACAGGAGGGTTGTAACTCAAAGCATTCCCGTATATAGCCAGCACTACAGGATACAGACTGCTCATCATATGCTTGTGTTTACTGTACTGGGGTTTGAAAACAGGTGGCATAGGCCACATCCCAGCCTTTGAATGGTTAGTGGCGTACTTCTTCAACAGATGCAACACACGAATGGAATCCCAGTATTCTGGTCTCCTCTCATGGCCCAAGAACTCATAATACAGGGGAGCCATAAGATAGTATGTACCAGTAGCCCCAGCATTCCTCATAGCATCAGCAAGCATAAAGGAACAGGACAACAGCTCATCAACATTGCCATCTGTTATGTCTCTACCAAACAGAGGATGGTTTAGGTTACGATGGACATTAGCACACCCCTCAAGTATGTTTAGCCCTAAAGATATATTAGGGTCTACATCAGAGTTCATCATCTGTTAGCCTCCCTGCGTGACTTCTCCTTGTTAGGATCAGTGCTTCCACCCTGCTTCCCACCCGATCTAAGATATGTGATAAGCTGGTTGGCGTCCCCATAATACATCTTCTGCTTCTTTACATCCTTCCATTTGTTCTTGGCTGCACAGAAGTCAACCCATGGAGAATGCTTATGCTTCAAACGGATTATCCACATCAACGAATCTGGATGAAACTTAACACCCTCAGACGTAGGTGTTATACCATTCTTGGCTAATATAGCAGCATTCCTGTCTGCTAAATCAGATGGTGTAGAGCTAGGTTTATTCTCACTATTCTCACTATCCTCATTACTAAGCCTATCTGGATCCCACCTGCAATGAGACTGACCATCATAGATACCTGCAATCTCATCGGCATAAGCGCAGGAACCATCACCAGAGCTACTGGGCTTATATCCAATGCACTCACAAGCATCTATTGCACTAAAAGCACCACAAAATGGAACAAGAACCCGGAACCTAACATGACCAGCCATCAGCTCACCTCTCAATACATAGCATCCTGGCTATTCATCTCACCCTGCTGTAGAGCTTTAGGTGGTGTCTTTGCTACTGGTGTTGGCTTCTTTGCCTGGTTCACATAAAGCGCATGTGGACGATCAGGCCGCTTGTACATAGGAACCATAACTTTCTCAGCCTTCACCTTGCGCTGTAGCTTGTTCATCTGCTCAAGCTCAAGTTCTGTAGCTCTCAGAAGATCATTAACTATATCGACACAATCACCATCCCCTTCATTCGGCAGTACACCCAAAGACTTGATAGTAGACTTGGAGTAATCCATAGTGCAAGCAAAGTCATAAAACTCCTCACCATAGCGGTTCTTAATAGTGCTGATGACACCAGCTGCAAGCCTGGGGTGGTCCCTACTACGCAAGAACGATAAACCTAGCACAAGCGAAGCATCCTGCAACACTTCCTTTGAACCATACAAATCATTTCCGCGCATAGGTTTGAAGTTTGTTGGGTTTGATGTTGTAACCGTGTGTGCCTTCTCACCACCAGCCTGAGCTGCAACCCATATGGTTATACCTAGGCTCTTAGCTACAGCTGACAACTCCTTAAGGATCACGCCTGTATATCCCCAGCCTATCTCCTCCCTACCAGTACCTGCATTTGTCTTCATAAGGGCTGCATAGTCAATAATCATGACTGGAATATTAACCTTCTCCCTAAAATGCAAGTTCCTAAGATACAGAGCAAGTTGTGCTGGTGACACTTCTCCAGCAGGAAGATCTAAGAAATACACATTATGCCTGTTCTTAATCTCAGTACGGGCTGCTTCCTTCGCATACTTAACAGCATCACGCTCGTTATCGTCAACAGCTCTAGGGTCAAGGAACACATAGCTAGAAGGCACAGCTCCACCAGTACAGTTCGACATAACGCGGAACGCTAATGACTCCGCTGGGGTCTCAAGAGTTACATACAGCACATTGTGCTTTTTGCACAATTCTGCGGCCATTGTGCATAATGTGGATGTGTTGTGGGTGACTATGAAATCGTTCGTCAGGTACAACCCATCAGGATTAGCCACCTGTATGCACATACACTCCTCTTTCTTATCCAACTTCTCGATAGAGTCGATCCATCGTGTAAGATACCGAGCCTGGCACTGAGGCTTATTACGGTCCAACCGATTTGGTACAGAGCGAAACGGAACAATAGTATTAGGCAATGCGAAGTTAATCCTGTAAAAATCTCGGCACGGTACTCTCTGGCCGTCTTTCTTATACCACGTATGCTTAACCCGTATCGGATGCACCTTTCCTGCAAGGCTACGAATCAAGATTGCTACTGCCTCACACAGGTTTCTGCTCGTTGAACCATAACAATAACCTAGACTATAACCAGAGCATTCCCCATCAGAATCCATCAAACCCCGCAGGAGCTCAATTCGATCCTCAACAGAAGCCTTAAGATACATTGTTGGTATGTACTTCTCATAAGAGTGCAAACCTAGCATCCCAAGTTCCCTAAGCTGTGCCCTAATACCCTTAACAGAAACATATGCCACTGTTTTCCTCCTATTGTCATAGTACGTTGAGAAAGAGCAGATATGCTTCAGATAATCTAATACTGTTGTGTGGGCAGCATTTAAGCACAACCTTCCTTCTGTATCCCCATCGCCCAGCCACAATCCCATAATGTAAGGATGAATAGGCAGCGTATGGTTGGAGCAGTAATGAACAGGCTGATAAGATGGAATCTCCCACTGCCGTAGAGGTGAGCATTTACCATGTGGTAAACGTACACCCAGCTTCATTATTTCAGCTGTAGTAAGAACTTGCCAGGTTTTAGTAACCGAATGGTGTCTCCTGTCCATCGTGCGAGCATTCTGCCCGCGAACTGTCCATAGATGATCGGCACCACACAAGGTGGAACTACCGTCATCAAATGTAACTCGATAGATATCCTTCAATCCGTTATCAAAAACTTTAAGAACCTGTGTTGGTTTTCCATCTACACCAAATACCCAATCACCAGGCCTGAGAGAGCCCCACAACCTGTCCCCATCAGGAGTCGGTACAACAAGGCTTTTAGGCTGCTCTTTCCCGCTGCCATAAGACCCAACGATTACATTAACTGAACCCACAGGCGTACCAGCCATAAAACCTAAACCTGGTATCGGTATTGGAATCCTAGGCTTCTGCATCTGGAGCTTACCATCCATCCAGGTTTCAAATACAGAAGCCATGTCGCCTTCCTCTGTATTTGATGCAGCCCTCTCAATGATAGAGAGCTTGGTGTAAACGCTGTCTATAGCCTTTCGCGCCTTATCATTGTCAACCTTACCGTCTTCATATATCTCAGCCAGCTTACTGCTAACCTGCTTGAACACATTAGCTTTCATAGTATCAGCAAACGTATCAAGGATAAATGAAGCCCTTGTCTCCTCTGATCCCGCTACCGCTATACCAAGCTCTAGGTTTTCTGATCCTTTTTCACCGAATACAGAAACAAAGTCACACTCATCAGGCAGTGCATTGTACTTGGTGTAGTACAAATACAAGGCTCGCCATATACTCTTAGCAGGCTCGGTGGATATCATGTGGTTTGTCTCAACAAAAGTAGCATAGCGAGCCATTTGAGGTGGATCCACAAACATGTTGCCTATAAACACCAGTTCCTGTGTCTTCAGCTCGACAGTCTGATCATTAACAGGCATTCTGTCACCTACCACCAACAGTAGACGGTATTGCAAACTTCGCAAGCCTAAAGCAGGAATCAGAAGTCTGATACAAAGGCACAGGTCTATTACCATACCTGAGATCATATCCTAGCTTCCTACCGCTTATACGGCACGTGAACACCCTATCTCTTTGATCTCTACCTACAGCCATGGAAGCTACATTTGCACAGGACTCACAACTACCATTCCTAGGACAGCTTCGCAATGACAAGCACCCCCTGTCAAATCACTTATCCGTATCACTCAAACCAAGGTAATCCCTAACCCTTTCTAAAAGAACACTAACACAATGCTCTGAATCTTCCTTGAGCTTATCATAACTGCATCCGGGAAGATGTAGGTTAGTGGAAAACGTCTCGTCTACACCAGGCTCTTTAAACACATCAACCTTAAAGTCGATTACAAAACTTGCCATGTTCTCCCTACAATCCTCATAGCACAAAAAGGCTTACCTAATGCCAGCTAAAAATACCCCCGTAGTGGCCCGTAGGAGGCCAGTACGGACACGAAAAATGGTTGGACATATAATCACACCAACCCACACTCCTGGCACCCCTCTGAGGCCATTTTTATAGGGTAGGGTTCCTGTCTGCTGAATAAACATCCAGTACAGACAGGTACACCAGGCCCAATATTCGTGTTTTGGCATCCGACCACGGATGCGTAACGACCTCCATAAGCCTATGCTTGTCGCTGTATTCAAACAACTGGACATTTTTACGGTCTACAGTTGGCTCAAACCACATACGGTGAACCAGATCCATAATCTCCTCTGTAGATGGCACAATAGGACAGCTGCGGAGTACATTCTGACCGCCGGTCATAAAAAGTATGGCGTGGATTGTTGACATAGCCAAAGCCTTATCGATCCTACGTGGAACCCAAGCATACTCTACGTCAAGATTTGCAAACCTTGCCCACTCCTTAGCCTGTGGAGCCAGGCCACACATCAAGTACATACTAGCAGCCATCCATGCCTGACTAGTACGAATGTCATCAATGGTATCCCTAGACGGTATGCGCAGAGTAGCGTCGCGCATGGCTAGGTACATAGTATCTAAATTTGCCCTAGCTATATCAGCATCTGGTAGGTCAAATCGAATCCTGTTGCTGCACTCACAATAGCGGTAAAGTGGAGAGCGCTCATCAAGGTTCAGGAACGTTAAACCATTACCATCTGTGCTGTCGTCACGCATCCGCCCCACCGCTTACAACACGAATGACAGCCGACTCAGAAGACGCACCCTCGCCAGTAGACTCAGGCTTCGCATCACCAACATTCATCACAGACTGTGCAACCTTTGTAGCCTGCATGTCAGCCAGGGACACAAACCCAACAGGAAACAGCAAGACCTGGGCCATAAGCGATGCGCTTGGAATGTCCATAATGACTTCAGAATGCACAACGCACACACTCATGCCGCTGTAGTCAGACATCTCAGGCATAAGGTCTTCCTTCACCTTCTGGAGAAGGGACGCGCCGTCCTCCACAGATGGAGCAATGATGGCATTCACAGGGGTGTTAAGCATGGACTTCACAGGCTCAAGTGCCAGTCCTCCATTCTCGCCATGCACAACCCAGCTGCCTTCAAAACCAGGATCGTTGGGCTTGCACGTACTCTTAGTAGCCATAACTGCACATACACGTGTTGCTGCAAACTGATTACCTGCGTTCATAGAAAATCCCTCCTAAAATTTGTGGGAATTACCCACTACTCCCCAATAGTACCACTAACTGTCACTGGTGTCAACAGCTTGGTAATCTGGATCACATTCCTTCCAAGCCTCCTCACACTGACACAGGAAGCAGTCAGAGACGCCGACCTGGCTTGGATTGCGTTCCTGGTAATAACACTGGAACCTGTTACCTTCCTCCGGGGCTTCCCAGTGTGTGCAAGTAGTTCTACCTGATACTGGCTGGTTACAAAGATACGCACCACCAGACTTTTTGCACGCATTACCCTTCAGCTTTTCCATACGAGCCTGCAATGTTTCTATATCAGCCTGTATATCTGAGCTTGCCTGCTGCTTAACGAGTGCCTCAAGGTCATAATACATACCAGGAGAAGCGTAGGCTAAAAAATCCTGGTTGTTACCCTGTGGATCTGTGAAGATCACAGTGTAGTAGTTTTTCATAACGGTATCGAAAACCTTCTTCAGGCTCTTCATCGCATCCGTATCCAGATTGGTGAAGGCGGTTTCGTACAATTCATCCAGGCAACGCGGCCCTGTGTAGGCCACACCATTAGCCTCAGCCTTGCGCACCTTCGGTCCGAGCACGTCACCGGCGGCCATTTCTGTAGCGTCCCTGATAGAGAGAAGCAGGTTTCCTTCCACGGAACCAGGAGACAGGTCGGGTATGTCGCCGCCTGGTTTCCAAGCCCTCCAGGAATACTGTGTCACGTGCTGCGTCCGAACCGTTTGATCCAGCAATTTTTACACTCCTTTTGCAGCCGCCGCGCCGCCCTTTTTTAAACCAGCAATCTGGTAGCGGCGGCGGGTAAATTTTTAAACCAGCAATCTGGTAGCGGCGGCGGGTAAATTTTTTAAACCAGTCGTAGGTAATGCTTGCCAGCCGCTGCCAGATTATTAAACCAGCAACCAATACTTTCACGCATGGGTAGCATTGCGTAGTTTCGTATACCCGCTACCCGTAAAAATTTTTCCTGATCGGCGAAGCCGTTTTCTTTTAAAAAGACTTTTATAATATACTTTACTTTATAAAATGAAAAATCCGCGTAAAACGTTCAGCCGCAACCACTTACGCGTTTACGCCCCACATCAGATAGACCAGATCCCCACATCAGATAGACCAGGCTCCCCACATCAGATAGACCAGGCCCCACATCAGATAGACCAGATCCCCACATCAGATAGACCAGTCCCCCACATCAGATAGACCAGGCTGACTTTAGATTGGAGTACGTATTTATACCTAGACGATCTTACTTTTGCTGTTCAACTTCTAGCTGTTTAGAAGTAACCGCCAGGTGTACACCATTGCTGGTCACATCGAGTAGCGTATATGCACCACACCCTTCAATAGCTGGTCTAAGGGTATAGTCTACCCAGCTCACCATACCTCTCCTCCACCCACGGTTATCATGGGTAGCTGTTTCAAAGGGAGGCAGCGTTGTGAATCTATACAGCAGATTGAATGGCATTATGTATTCATTCTGTCTCTGCTCATAGTTCATTTTCCTGTCTAATAACAGGAACCTGTTTACGGAGAAGGCATGAATGCTGCGTTTCCTACCAAACTGGTACATCTCCCTATGTACTACTAGAGGAGACGGTGTTTGTGCTTCCTGCAATCGGGCTACTATGTCATAAGTAAGGGTTACTTTATAAGCATAACCATCACACGTAGCAGCAGACACCACACTAATAGGCTGCTCAATCGCGTGCAGGGTATTGTAAGCCGCATCAAGCCTGGTTTTGTACTTTCTTCTGGATCGTGTAACAGCATCACTAGATGGGCCTGATCCTTTCGGATAGACCATCTCAGCAATACCGTTCAAGTTTAGATCCACAGTAGGGATCCAGTTTTGGTTTGGAGAGTTTACTGAATTGAGTTTGATGATTGCTGACATAAGAAAATCAGCAATCATAGCAACATCCTCCTTACACCCTGCTGTTAAGAGAGCGTGAAGAATGTCGTTTCCAGCTTTGTTTTGGTACACTTCTATCCTGTTGTTCATCGAGTCCACCACCAGATAACAGCACAATATTTTGTCCTGCTTTTCAGAAGGATAAAACTTCTGTTCTATGTTATGAACCCGTTGATATCTATGGAGTTTTGGTTTATAATAAGCTCCGTACTCGGGTCCAGCTCCTGAGTGCGTCGCCTTCCTCAGCTGACCCACTGAGGTGGCAACTATAGGCCCGATTTGAGCAATCCCTTTTGGGCCTATTTCTTACTATTGCATTATAGCATACCAGCTCTTCTGCTGTGTGGGCTGACCCTCGCGTAGTAGACTAGCGGTATTGATGAGCCGGGCTTTCACCCCGGCCTTTTTTATACCTTCAAGCATTCATGGTCCCTAAACCACATACATGACCATACACCGTCAAAGACCTGTTTACCTTTTCTGTAATGTACACACCTGTTTTGTGCAAAGTAACCTAAAGGGCAGGTAGGCAGGTCTAAATCCAACCCTAACCTATAGTCATTGGCTTTTTTAGGCTTTACTGTACCACCTATGTCACGATTCTGCCTTAATAAGTTCAAATATCAGCACCTACCTGTTCCATTACCTGTCTAAGCGTAGATATCTTGTGGCATGATGTAGAGGTGCAGAAGAACATACCAAAGTAGTCCGAGTTTGGGTTAATATCCAGGTATGCTGATGGATGCCTGTCATCATGAAACGGGCAGCAGCATATCACTTTACCACCTGCTCTACCGTAAGCCTTATAACCAGCACCATTTAGAACACCAACTACATCCACATGTTCAATGATACTCATGGCATCCTCTTTTACCTTCATACGCCTGGAAGTGAACTCGGCATCCATAGGCTTGAACTTCTGGTACATGTTCTGCCTAAGTTTCTGTAGCTCCTTACTCTCACACCTACCCAGGGCTGACTTCATATCATCTACCTTATAATAGTATGTCCTATTAGGAAACACTGGAAGAGACTTATTGATTGACTCAAACACCATTGTGTCAACCATAACAGCTGGTTTCCTGGTATTCCTGGAATAGAAGTTCAAGCACTGCATGGGTAGTATACTCCTGGTATCAGCCTTTATACTAGCCTTCATCAGTGAAGCAGGATAGGCATAATCAAAGGCAGACATGGGCCTGTCCAGCACCCAGTACAGATGCCATCCGTTACCAGTTCGCACAGCAGAGGTAGGGGGTATCCAATCACAGAACTCATAGAGGGTAGCATCCTGTACCTGCCTCTTCTTACCTGCCCACTCCCCTCTATCATAATCAAAGTCCATAGCAACACACCATGCCTTCTCGACGCCTACAAGGCTCCTGTTAGGGGTATTGTACAGTCCCGCTGTACTCCTAACAACCTCTAGTATCTTCTTCAGGCCTGGATAACGTTTAGGCATCTCGGCCACAGAATAGAAGAAAGCAGGGTTGTTTGCACCAGTATCAGGACCAGCAAACATCTTGTCAGACTCTCCAGCAAAGTGCTGTGATAAAAACTCCATAAACAGAATGTCTACTCCCTTGTCCACAACATCCATCAAGATGCCTCTCCTCTCTTGACAAGTGTAAGTATTTTGCTTACAATATCATTATACACCGCAAGGTGAATTTAGCAAGAAGGAGTTGGGTATTAAAATGATCGATGGAACTGCTTTTGGGTCTGACAAACCTGTTTCCTATAGGTCTAAGGTAGCAGAAAAGCTATTGAGGCAGGCTAGTCAATTTGTATCAGACCACCCGCATATGCTTAGTGATATTGACAACACGCTTAACAAGGCCATCTCTTGCGCTATGGACTCTGTTGGTGTGTACCCTCCTGATATTTTAGGTGGTGATGGTAAGTACAAGATGCGTCTACCTACTATCAGTAATGGAAAGCTCTATATGGTCACCATTACTATAAGAGGCAAGATCCCAGAAAGCATGGACGAGACTGATGTAGTTGAGTCAAATGTGGTATCCGTGGATCGTGTTCCTCTGGCTCAGTGGGCAAGCACAAATCTCAATGACGATCATAGGCAAGCTACCTATGAAGCCATCGAGCATGAGGTGATTGATTCAGCTATAAGTACCATACGGAAGCTAAGCACAGTAACGTGTGGCGATATGGCTACAGCTAAAAGAGCAGAAGAAACTCTAGCGGGTATGCTAGAGAACTACACTGCTGCTGCGAGCAACCTAAGCATGAGTGAGCGCCAGCTTATTGCCTATCTTCCTGATCGTGACTATGACGCAGAAAAGGCTAGGGTCGTTGTATCATTTCAGTATTTTGATGGGAAAACCAGGGTATACCGTGTGCAAGCTGAGACGTGGGATGATGCTGATTCGACTTGGAGACCGCATATAGGTGATGATGATGACCTCTGCTCAGATGAGACAGTGCGCACTATGATTGCAGCTGGTGAGCAAGGCCAGAACAGTATGGTCGATCATCCACAGCATTATGGTGGTGCTGATAATCCTTATGAGGCCATTAAGGTTATTGAAGCCTGGATGGATCCTAGCGCAAGCTATGGATTTTGTATAGGAAATGCTCTAAAGTATATATGTAGGGCTGGTAAGAAGAGTGGGTCAAGCACAAGGCAGGACCTTGAGAAAGCAATATGGTATTTGAACAGGGCATGTGAGGAGGCGAAGACCAATGAAGAAGAAACAGCAGACAAGAAGTGAGGCTGAAGCACGGCAGGTCATTAGCGACCTGAGTGGTTTTGTGGATGAGTACAGGAAGAAGCCAGCTAGGCTGAAGACGTACAATCCTTGGGTTTTGGACAAGCGTTTCGATAAGATGAACCGCGAGTACTGGGATATTGAAGACACCAATGGTGGTATGTGCGTTATAGTAGCTCAATCTATGCGCGATGAATTTGAAGCAAGAATGGTTGCCAAGACACCTGCTATGTTTAACATTATAGCTGGTATACTTGATGATACAGATGCCTCTGACTGGATGGACAAGAACAAGCCCGAATTGCTTGCGCAGATTATTGAAACGCTTAAATCAATATTTAGCAGAAGGGATTGAGTATCATGCAGACGAAATTTCCACAGTGGACCAAGGTACTTGTAGTTCTTGCTGTTTTATGGGTAGCATACCGAATCTTAATGATTTGGTTCCCAGACCCACTCCAGAGTTTCATGGCCCTGTTTGGTATAGGTGCTGGTGCGTCTATGCTTGCTAGTAACCATAAGTCTCTGCGAAGCAAAGAAAAAGAGGATACGGCAGCAGATAGGGCTGAACTTGAAGCCAACAGGGAGACTATCAACAGCCATAAGGAAGAAATACGGCTCCTCAATCAGCAGATGCAGCAGATACCAATAACTGTAAATGAGGAACTGAAGGCAGAGTGGGATAACTTAGCTGATACCAAGAAGCAGATAGCTGAGCAGGAGATGACTGAGGCTGAAGCCGTTAGCTTTCTTCGTCAGCGTCTAAACCAGCGTAAGCAGGGATGATGCCATGTGGTCAGATATTATGTTTTTATTTTTGGCCGCTGTCTTAGCTTACACATTTGGTAGAAAGTAAGAGGTGTTTTCCATGTGGATCAAGAGGGTGCTAACAACTGCTGTTATAGCTCTGCTGCTTATCAACCAGGCATGTGCCCAACAGCTCACCAGTGAGGAAGTCAAGGAGCTGGCTAAGTACGTTCAGGAGCTAGAGGCTGAGAACGCAAGCCTAAAGAAGCAGGTCAACATCCTGTCTGGTGGCCTGGACAAGATGAGTGATACTGCTATCAAAGTGGATATGCAGACGCAGGCTCTAATTGCCAGGTACGAACACAGCATTGGGGTCATGGAGAAGATGTCCCAGAGATACGAACAGTCTATAGTTCGTGCTGATACTGTTATTGACAGACTTGAGAGGAGAGTAAATAACTTGGAAGGTCAGAGGACATTGTGGCAGGTTCTTGGTATTGCTGGTATCGCTGTCGGAGTGGCAGCGAGTAGATAGGTGACACGCATGGCTGAACCAAACGTTTGCTGCGGGCTTGCTCCGAAGGGTATGTTTGATACCAAACTGAAGAAGTGGTTCTTTAGGTGTTCTGGTGCCTGTGGGCGTTCCACCACAGGCCACAGTTCAAAAAAGAAAGCTGTTGAGGCGTGGAATCGCGTAACTGTTGAAAGGTGGTAGATTAGATGGGGGATCGTATGTACCGAGCAACGTTATCCATCAGGAAGACGGTAGACTTGTGGTCAACTATTGATGTTTTGGTTGATAGTGAGACTGAGATGGGTGCTGGAATCAAGTTGTCCGAGCTAATTGCAGAATTTGAGAATACTGCAACTTACGACGACGCTACCGGCCTGGATGAGTTACTCTGTGATTCTGATTTTGATCGTAATGCAGATGAGAAATACGATGTTGTGACTACAGAGTACAAAATAGAAGTAGAGTCTATCGTTGAAGAGGACGAGCTGGAATGATCCGGTCAATATCAGTAGCTAATCTTGGTCCATTTAAGGGTGAGCAACACGTAGATCTCAAACCAGGAATACTATCTGTTGAAGGTAGGTATGTTGACAAACCGGGTGAGTCAAACCGGTCTGGTAAGTCGGCATTCATAGACCTAATAAGGTTTGGGTACTTTGGGGTGCATCGCCATAGGTCTGTACAGAATTACATACATAGGGGTGCTGATACCAGAAACGACCCAATCTACCTGTCTATGGAAGTTGAAGACCCAAACGGCGATGTGTACCACATAATACGTGAGTTTGATTACAACAAGCAGGGATTCACCACGAGAATACCAGAGATGGGTGACATTGTTACTCAGATGAAGCAGCCTGAGCTCCAGCGTTATATAGAGGATAAGCTGCTTGGGTGTTCCTACAATGATGCCATCAAAACATGGATGGTACTACAGGATGACGCTAGAGGACTGATGAACCTATCGGTTGCTGATAGGAAGAGGTTTCTACTGGACTTATTCTCTCCGACTATGTTTCCTTGGGACAGCTACTTCTCAGAGGCATCAGCAAGGTACATATTATGCAAAACTAGACAGTCTGAGATAATGTCCAGGATAAACAACCTACGCAATAGGCTGTACGAGATATCTGACATGGACTTCTCTTCTCTACTAGCTTCTACGAAGGCTGAAATACTAGAGCTGCAACAGCGGAGAGACAAGGTTGTACAGCTTATTACAGACCTCGAAGCTACATCGTCTCCAAAGGCCCTAGATGATCTGGCTAGGAAGGTAGCACAGTACAATAAGAAGCTGAACGATATGCACGCTTCGTTGCTCTTGTCCAGGAAGACCCTAGACAAACTAGAGCATGATGTTGAGAGGTTGAACTCTAGGAACCAATCTCTTGCTGACCTACAGACTAAGAAGAAGAAACTAGAAGACAAAGCAGAAAAACTTAATATTAAGGGGGTCGAGGATGAGTATGGTAGGGTCTATGACCAGCACAAAGAGCTAAGCACACAGCTTAGCCTTGATGTACAGAAGTTCAAGCAGATTGACAAGTTCAGGGGATTGTGCCCGATTACACACGAGGATTGCCCGTCTGGCAGCGATATTAAAAAGGCTAAAGCTGCATTAAAGAAAGCTATAGAGTCAGCTACCGAGCAGGTTGACGCTCTACAAACTAAACTTGACAAGCTGGTAGCTGTTATGGATGCTAATGATACTATCCGTAGAGATATGGATGTCATACAGCATAACATAGCAGCTACTGAGGCTGCTATATCTGCTTTGGATGGCGTTGCTCAGATGTATGAGGAGCACAGAAACCAGAACAAAAAGGATGAGAAGGAGTATGTGCTGTTCAAAGCTGAAGCGGATAAGCTATCTAATGAGCTGGAAGCTAGACGGTCAGACCATGATCTTACGCACCATCGTAGGATACGTGAGCTGAAGCAGGAACAGGACACCATTACAAAGAAGCTGGACGAACTTGATTCTCGTCTGACTACCCTTATAGCTGACCAGCAGCGTAAGGATATACTAGAGCAAGACTTAGCTGACAGCCAGAAGGAGTACAACTCTTTAGAGCTTAGGGAAAGGGCTTTGAGAAGCCTGAAGCCTATGCTTAGTCAGGATGGTATACCATTCACAAACCTGCTATCGTCGATCATAGACTTTGAAGCTGAGATCAACAAGGCGCTGGTGGATCTAGGAGACGACCTACTAATTGACATCGAACCCTATACCATTACCAATTCGCGGGCTCCTATTTGTCAGGTATGTGGGTATGAGTTTGGTAAGAGCCAAGCAAGCAAGTGTCCTGTAACCACTTGCCAGGCTCCTAGAGAGTATAAGAAAAAAGAAACACTAGAAGTTCGCATGAAGGGGCGTGTTTTTGATGTAGATTTCGACGAAGATTCTGGTGGTGGGAAGCAGAAGGTAGCTATGGCTATCAGGTTGGCCCTATTTAATGTTCTCAGGGATAGAGGCCTGTTAGGAAATGTGGATATGTGGTGCTTAGATGAGATATTTGCACCGCTGTCTGATGTAGGAAAGTTCAACATGCTTAACTCGTTTGAAAGTGTCTGCAACCAGTACAATATCAGGCAGCTGTTCTTAGTAACGCATACTGACATAAGCTCCATCATTCCACCTGCTGTTATAATCCAACGGTCAGATTCAGACCAGGAATCAAGAATAATATCATAGGGGGTTTTCGTTATGGATGAAATGTTTTCTGTAATGCCTGACCAGACCAAGGCTATACTTATGAGGGAGGCTATTGCGCAGGCTGAGGCCACAGTTGATATGATGAAACAGGCTGCCGATTCCTTTAGGAGCAATGATCTGGATGATGTTCCAGAGCAGGCTCGTGAGCTGGCTAGTGAGTTCTTCACTAACTTTGAGGAGGCAGACCACAAGATACTTACATCACTGTACATACACGGTTTCTTCGCGGGTGTATCCCACCTGTTCCGCACAATGAGTGTGTTGGACGCAATGTCTGAGTTCCTGAATAGCGACTGCCAGCATATGGCTGACATAGAGTTTGTTGAGGATGACGATGACACGGATCGAGCGGGTCTGCCTAAGCAGAAGCCTGGCTTGTCCAGTATGGGAGACGATGAGATACACCAGCTGATAAATAACATGACTCTGTGGAGGGGGCTGAAGTAGTTGAAAACAAACAGCTACACAGTAACGCTAGGTGTAAAGACTCCAAGCACGCAGGTCCAGTACAGAATGTTGAACGCAGAAGTATCAGTTTCAGGAGAGGACCCTGATGCTGTACTGATGGAAGCATCCAAGCATCTTGTGTGTGCTATAGCTAAAGTAGCCAACGTGCTTGGCGAAGCCCCGCCTGACGAGATCCGTGACGACCTTGAGCAGATAATTGGTAGTGAATCGGCAGCTGTTATGTACGGTGAGGACTAGCTTCTAACACGTGTCTTTTAATTTGAATTAACTCGGAATACGAATAAGAGGGGGCGGTTTAACGCCCCCTCTTAATTATCCTGTTCATAGATTTTATTTCACTCTGGTGGGCATCGCGTATTTGGTCAATACGAATCAGCCCATGCTCCATTTGCTCAAACGCCATATAGGTGGTAAGAACCTGCTCTAACACGTAACTCTTGCTAGGTACAGAAAAGAATCGTATCAGGCCACCTATAATAGACTGTTCATACTGTATGTACCGTCTGAGTAAACAGCATCCTACCTTTACGCCTCCGTCTGCTGTTAGAATTGTTACATGATTCACGCCTAAAGATTGAGCTAACTTTCTGTGCAAAGGCCACATCACCTGCATAGCTCCTTTAGCTCTGCCTGCTTTAGTCTTTCTACCAACGGCATCAGCTTTGAAAGTACTTTCAACATCAACGACACCTACAACAAGACCGATAGGCAGGCAGTACATATGAGAATACCTTATGATTGCCTTTGCCATATCCTCCCTTTGCTGCTGAGTAAGGTTTGGGTTCACATAGTGTATATAGGACATAATATCTATGTAGGTCTTGAAGGTTTCAGCTGTCATTCCCAGCTTTTGACCTTCCTCTTGATGAAACCTATCAAGAACCATCTGGTACATTGGTTTTGTGTCTGATGCCTCGGCAGGTTTCGCAAATATGAGGTTGTTTGCTTTAACCAACATGTTATAGGCGCTGACCCAAAATACAGCGGACAGAATCAGAACAAGTAAGCATAACCATCCTGCAAATGCCATTTCGTTGTCTCCTTTCAGATCCTTATAGGTAAGTTTTCGTAAATACATGATAGGTACCTCCCATTAGTTTGTGTCTGATAATTATAGCACAGTGATACCAAGGTTATACGGAGCACCATTGGTTGTCTGTATAGTAAATCTCTTTTAGGTCTACAGGACCAGCTATATTGGGCACGACAGATTTGGTGGCTAAAAGCTATAATGGTTCGAGGTCGGCGCAGATAATAAGCAGTGATATCTGCGCCTTTATTCTACTACAAGGTGGCGGAACAATCATGTCATTATCAAAGGAAACACTAGTCAGCATGGGTTACAACACATCGTTCTCGGAAAAGATAGCAGGATATCCAGACAGGCTTTTGGAGTTGAACGGGATCTCAGACCATCAATTAGGATTGGCTCAGTTCTATGAGAATCTAATGAAGCGAACGTCTAGGCTGGCTGATACCTCGGTGGACTCTAATGCTAACGTAGGTAGCAAAACGACAGCAGCTATCCTCCAGGAGATTGACAAGCCAAGGCAGAGGTTGTACGCATTGAATGGTATTTGGGAGTACCTGATTAAGAATGACGGGTATGAGCGTGCTGTAGAGGTAATGGACGCTATAATCGGGGGCTTGATCTACCCGCATGACTTACCACTGTTCATGTATGACCACTACTGTTATGCCTTCTCTGCTGAGAAACTCATGAAGGATGGCCTGCCGTTTATCCCAAGGCTACCGTCTAAACCAGCCCAGCACGCACGCAGCTTCATCGCACATGTAAACCAGTTTATCCAGTTTGCGTCAAACCATCAGGCTGGTGCAACTGCTATACCTGGATTGTGGGTAGCTTATGCGTACTACGCCAAGAAGGACGGCCTCACACTGGAAGGCAGGCAGCAGGATTATCAGGAGTTCATATTTACCTGCAATCAGCCTGTTAGATACTCAGCTCAGAGCCCGTTCGTGAACGTATCACTCCTGGATAAGTACTACATGCAGGGGCAGTATGGTGATATCTACGACGAGGACGGGCGCGTTGTGGGTCACAAGTTCACCTATCCTGACGGTTCTTTACCAGACTGGAAGTTTGTGGATCAGATCCAGCGGGAATTTTATGAGTACTTTAATAAGTGTATTGATGACAATGGCAGACCTATTACCTTCCCTGTTATAACAGCGGCTATGATTAAGGACAAGAAGACTGGGATGCCTGCTGATAGGGAGTTCCTAGAGTGGTTCTGTAGCGAGAATGTCAAGCATTGTTCTGCAAACATACTTCTTAACTACGATCCGAACAACTTTGCGTCTTGCTGCCGTATGATGAACTACACTGATCCGCTCAAGTACACAAATTCGTTTGGAGCAGGCGGAGATTCTATTGGATCTTGGGGTGTGGCCACATTGAATTTGGCCGGAATTGCAGGAGAAGGGTTGAAAAAGGACAAAACGGGCTACTCCTACTCTAAGTTCCTGTCAGACGTTAAGAAGTATGCTGATATGGCTCGCGAGATTGTGGGCATACGCAGGCATTATGTCACCCAGAATATCCAGCGTGGTCTACTTCCTCTCTTCACGATGGGGTATGTAAAGCCCGAATCGCTGTACTTAACAGTGGGTATTGTTGGGGCATATGAAGCATTGGAGCAGCTTGGCTGTTTCAGCAGGGATAGAGTTGATAACTGCCTGCATTACTATGTTGACATGCTGGATGTGCTTAATGCCGGTAACAAGGAAGCCAATGATGAGCAGACCAATACTATCTACAACCTTGAGCAGGTTCCGGCAGAGAATGCAGCTGTCAAGCTGGCTACGATTGACAGAGTGTTGGGTAGGCACGATTACCAGCTCCTGTCCAACCAGTGGCTTCCTCTATCCTACAACACAGACATCTTCTCTAGGTTGGAGGTATCTGGCGCTTTGGATACAGCTATGTCTGGCGGCGCTATCGTTCACATATCAGCGGGGCAGGAGCTAGATGCTAACTCGATGCAGTCCCTTATAGACTATGCGTCAAAGACAGAGAATGTCTACTTTGCTGTTAATTATATGTTTAGCTGCTGCCATGATTGCCACTCTATATCTCACTCGGCAAACACTATAGCGTGCCCAAAGTGCGGTGGGAGCAATCTTGATAAGTTTACTAGGGTAGTAGGCTTTATTACACCCCTCGATACCTGGTCCACCCCTAGAAAGGAGGAGAAGAGGATCCAGCTGGATTTACAGATGAAGAATTATGTAGCAGGCAGGGCAGGTTAGGTGGTGTACTACCATGTTTTATGATTTGACGGTAGACTATGGAGGAGTGAACTTCCCGAAACCATATAGGAAGAAAGATGTTATCTATATCGGCTTCATAGCTGTTTTTTCTGGGTGCAATAGAGCTGTTAGTGGGAATCCGTGTCCTGATTGCCAAAACTCTAGCCTGTGGGAACATGCTTGTAAGTCTAGGTTTGATTCTATAAAGGATATAACAGCATTTGTACATAAGAAGGTTAGCATATTTGATGGAATCAGTGCTGGTAGAGCAGTAAAGTACTTCTACGCTGTTCTAGGTGGGGAGCCTCTGGATCAAGAAGCTGATGACCTGCGCATTGTGCATAGAGCAGTGCGAGCTGGTTTGGAAAGGCCGGTTCCTAGTGTGCTGTTTACAGGTTACTCATCATTGAACCAGAACGGTATAAACGATGGAACCAAGCGTTACGTACTCGAACAGATCAATTATGTTAAGGTTGGGTCGTACCTAGGCGACGCCTACAAGGTTGATGGCCTAGAATCTGGACTAGCAACAGCTAACCAGCGTTGGATAATAGTAAACCCTATTTAGAATAAGACAAGCCCCGTTCCATAATGGATACGGGGCTGTTCCTTTAATGGATAGCTTTACTCAGCGTTCAGGTCTGCCTTCAGGGCTTTACCGACCTTCAGCCTCACCGTCCACTGGGCCGGAATGTCGATAATCTCATCAGGTTTCTGAGGATTCCTTCCCTGCCTCGGCTGGCGGTAAACAGGCTCCAAGAGGAACAGGTTGTGGGCCGACACAGACTTCTTTTTGGCTAGAGCGTCACCAATGCATCTGAACGTAGACCTCACGACATCAGCAATCTGAGCCTTAGTAAGATCGTGGTCAGTGCTGGAGGAAACAAGATTTGCCACCTCGTCAATCAGCTCACCGTACCCCAATCTCCCATTCAGCTCTTTTGTCGCGGCCTTCTTGGGCTCAACTTTCTTTGCCATAGCAACCACACTACTCCTTTCGAGTATAAAAATTTAGCGCTACCAACGCTAGTAGCCTAATACTACTACATAACCCTGATTCTATCAAGTGTTTAGATATGGGTATAAAATGTAAGAAAAAGGACTTGACAAAGCAGTCATGGGTAAGTATAATACTTACATCGTCCAGTGAGGGACGGAGTATTGGGGGTTAAATATGAAGTTAAAGCAGCTGTTGTGGTTGGGTATGGGTTATATCTGGGAAGATGAAGAGTTTATGGAAAAGTTCTGCGCTGATTGCCCGAAGCGTTGTGCATATGGTGAACCAGCACCTGGATGTTTCAGGCTTGGAACTTACAACGAAATACAGGGGGTGTTATATGAAGCAGCTGAGAAATGTGTTTGTATTCTAACAAGGTATGGAGTACCAGATGAGGATGGTGACTAAAAGTGTCAGGGTATAACTTAGGCATCGAAGTAAACGATGAAGAGTATTGCACTGCACTACGAATTGATGATTCTGTAGATCATCTTGAAGCAATGAACCGGGCCTTTTGGGCTATTAAGAAGGAATTTTATCCTGAAGGGAAGGATGAAAATCGAGCAAAGTGTAGTTTTAAGTACCTTATCAAGAGTGTGAATTATATTCGAGCTGCTGTTGAAGCTATTAAGGATGCTCGCTATGAGCTGCACAATGCTATCTATGATCCTGAGTATTATGAAAATTCTCTCTCTACTACGCTTGCTGAGGAGAGGCTCAAGAAGTTGGACAAGATGTTGTTCTCTCTCGAAAGCTGGGTAGCATACGTCATGTCAACATTGGAGATTACTGAAGATGAGCTCAACAATTCAAGAGATGGCTAACAAGTTTTCTATCTTAGATGTTGCGTGTGGTGGGCGGACGTTTTACTACAACAAGAACGATCCTGATGTTCTGTTTGTAGATAACAGGAACGAGTGCTTTGAACTGTGCGACGGTAGGACTTTCAACATAAGCCCCGATTTAACACTGGACTTTACGAATCTTCCATTTCCGTCTAACAGTTTCAAGATGGTTATATTTGATCCGCCACATCTTACAAGAGCAGAGGTGAATGGATGGCAGTACAAGAAGTATGGCGTCTTGCCTAAAGATTGGAAGCCTTACATTAAGGCAGGGTTCAAAGAGTGCTTCAGGGTTTTGGAGGAAGGTGGTTCGCTGATATTTAAATGGTCTGAGGTACATGTTTTGCTAAATGAAGTGCTGCCACTCGCAGCTTACAACCCTGTTATATTGGACAAAGGGCATGGTAGGGGTAGCAGATATGTTGTGTACATAAAATTACCATCGAAACTAAGGGTGGACACAGATGAAGCGTTGTGATCTGCTAAGAATAGGCAGGCGTTATATGGTACAGGCCATACATCTGGATCCAGTATTAGTGGAGTATCCATCGCCGCCAGTACTGAATTGGATGCCTGATCTTATAGGCTGGAAGCTGGATATAGGTTTTGGAGGGACATACGTACTAAACAGCTACATAATTGATGTATGTGCAAACCTAAAGGAGTTCCGAAAGGATAGTACCAACAAGGCACTGGCTAAGTCTAACTTAGGGCAGAATCGTTACTACTTAACACCGGATGGGTTGGTCCAGAAGGCTGATCTTCCAGAAGGGTGGGGTCTGATTTACTACAACACTAAAACTAAGAGATGTAGAAAGGTAGTACCAGCAACGTATAGAAGTAGGTTTGATGTGGAACGCCAAGAGGGACTTTTGCTCAGAAGCGTGGCACAAAACTGCACATGGGAGGATTACTGATGGGGAGGCCAAAGAATACAATCAGCAGAGATCAAGCCAAGCCAAAGGCTGCTAATATGTACTTCCGTGTAGATAGCGAGCTGTATCAGAAGTTCTGTAAGATAGCGGCTGTTCAGAAACTGAGCACACCACGCCTTGCTAGGCTTGCTGTTGAAGAATATGTGCAGAGGAATAAACAGCTGCTACAGCTTCATGACAGTATATGGGATAGCTCAGGGAAACTGAAGCTCAATGTACCAATAGAGGCTAACTATGACTAGTACGCTTGATGAGATCTATAAGAAAGTGCTACCCTATCTTACCATTGATGTAAACAGCATCAGCGATGAGATGGTAAGGCATACAGCCGGATATGCGTACCTAGCCCAAGAGCTTGCTAGAGCTAAAGGTAAAGCTGCTGACCTCAAGAATAACCTTGAGTACAAGAAAGCTGTTGCACTAATCGAAAGCAAAGGATTGACTATAACTGACGGGCTGGGCAAAGAGATAGCTGTGACTGACTCTGTAGCAAAAGCGTGTGTAGATGCTTCTGAACCTGTAGCAGAAGCAAAGAAGGCTCTAGTAGCAGCTGAGAGAGACCTTGCGTTCTGGCAGAGTGTATTGGATGCTATGTATCAGAGGAGCTATATGCTTACCAAACTGGCGGACATGCAACAGCATGAGCTGGCACTCGCTGGAAATGAGTACAACGAAGGCGTAAGGCAAAGTTTGAAGTCGGAGGTGGCAAATCAGGACACAAACAGGATTACACGTGATGCGTATATGGCAAAAAGGCAGTCCCAACTAGAGACTATGAGAGATGCTGTTAGAAGCAGCAAATGAAAGGGGTAATTAGAATATGAGTTTACTTTGTGGAGGAGAAGCTGGGCGCAAGCCCATGAAGAGGTCTGGGTTCCAGGGTGCAGTGGCTGGTGCTTCTAGCGTGAAAGCAAAAGCTCAGGCGCAGGCCGGTAGTGGTATCATCAATATGAACAAGCTGAAGAACCTACAGGCCAAAAAGAAGGCTACCTTGGAGGCCTACAAGCTGAATGCCAACGGCCTGTCCAGGATGCGCTTAGTCAAGCCTATTGGTAACGATGACGTTCCTATGATGTCTGCGGATGCTCACTGGCTTCCTGTTGTGAACGATGATGGCAAGACGATCAAGCGCAAGGTCTACTGCTACTCGCAGTTTGGGTTTGACTTCTGCCCCATTTGCGCTTTGCATGATGCTCTTAGTGCTGCATCTGACCAGGCTTTGGTGGCTGATGGCGATATACTGAAAGCATCTAACAAGTGGGCAGCCTACATCATCAACAGGGACTACATGGCTGGAGCTGAGGACCCTATTTCTGCTCACGACCCGCGCCAGGACAAGGTTGTGCTGTTCGACAACATGAACCCGAAGATTGCGGACGACATCATCAAGCATCTTGGTATGCGTGTATGGGGTGATGCTTCCGATCCTGTAAATGGGTATGACTTCGAGATTGAGGGTACACCCAGCGGAAAGATTTTCAACAACTACAAGGTGTCTGACTACGCCCTGTCTCCTATACCCAAGGATTTCTCGCCGCCCTATGATGAGGCGCTGCTGAAGAACATGAAGCCTCTCTCGGAGATCGTGAAGTACATGCCTAGGAACGATCTACAGAAGATCTTTGATCCCATTCTGGTAAGCCTCCAACAGGAGAGCGAAGAGGCTGCGGCTATTGTCGCTGCGTTCTCTGATGAGTATAATCAGATGCTGAGAGCCATCGAGGCTGGTCCTGAAGTCGAGATCGACGAGCAGGAGGTTATCGAGGTGCAGGGAGGTGAGGAGGATGCCGAAGGGCAGGACAATACACTCGAACGGGGGGCTGAAAGTGACAGTGAAGCACCCGACGATGAGATCGGGGTCGAAAGCGATGCCGAAGGGGAAAGCGCTGAGGAAGATGCAGAACCTGGAGAGGAAGTCGAGGAACCCTTAGAGGAAGATGCTGACAATGAGGACGAAGAGGAGGCACCCAAGCAGACTGCTAAGCCTGCTCCATCTACTACCAATAGGAATGCAGCACTCCTGGGCGAGTTAAAGAACATAGGCAAGAAGAGTAAGTGAACCTATCAATGAGGAGTTCTCTACTAGCATGTGTTCTTGGTGTTAGCTTAATCTGTAGCCCTGTAAGTGGCTATACATGGGGCTCGCGAGCTGATCGAAACAGCAAGATTACTCTGTACTCTGAAGATGGAACCCCGGTTCATCAGTGGGTAGTGCCTCAAAGCTATATCCATGTCAGGGACCACGTTGTTACCATTAACCAGAACGGTAAGAAAACAACAATCCTGATATACACGGGATGGGTAATCATTGAAGATATGGAGTAGACACTAGCAACTGTAAGTTGGGCAGGGTGCTATAGGCCTCTGCCCAACACTAAAATGGAGGTGATACGATGCCAGCTCAGGTTGATCCGAATCCAGTAACAAATCCGGGAATGGAACTGGAGTGTGTAAACTGCAAAGGAATGTTGGATGCTGGTTTGATTACTACACCTACAGATCCGTGGATATGGCATGTTCCAGAAGGTAATGGACCCGATGGACAGGGCACAGAAGTAGGCGGGTTTGAGGACGAAGATAAGACTAGGCCACTTGAAACTAACGCTAAGCATCCACATTGCCCTGTTTGTGGATCCCATGCTGTAAGAGTACTTAGGACTATCAATTCTGGGAGCAAGAGAGATGACAATGGAACAAGTACCCCTTAGTATGATTCTAGCTGCTAGGGACGTTATGATGTCTGCTACAGCTCTGGCTCTGTACAGAAAGGATAATCCTGGATACTTACACGTAGCGCAAACGTATCCGCATCTTGTATCACAGATGGATGACCTTACACTTGGATGGACCGTTCTTCCAAAAGCCATAATTGGTAGTGCTGATGGATTCAAGCGGTACTACGATGTCTATACCCGCAACCTGGAATCTGGGTTTTATCCAAGCCTGCCCGAAGAAGTAACACCTGAAGAGTACAAGGAAATCATTCTGAAAGCATTAGACTACGCTAAGCAGAACATTCTACCACTGCTAGAAAAGTTACAGCATAATAAGCAGGTTTTAGTAGGAGACTTATTGCCAGAGGAGGTGAGGAGTATTGGCATTACCGACCCGTCTGAAGAAGACTTCATTGAAGAAGATGAAGGAGGAGAGGGACCAGAAGATTGAAGCAAAGCTAGAACCTATATATCCATGGACTAGATACGCAATCGGTATTGATCCTGGTTTGAAAGGTGGTATAGCTTGTATAGACAACCTGCATAATAAGGTTGTGCTCGCAGTAGCAACACCCACTATTCTGGACCAAAAGTCTGGTAAACCTACATATGACATCCGAAGTATGAATACAACATTAACGCTGCCATGTACACAGTATCAGGGAGACTGCTCAATCATTATAGAAAGGCAGCAAGCAATGCCACAACAGGGTGTTGTATCTATGTTTACGACTGGGTTTGGTTATGGTATATGGACAGCGCTGATAGCATTAACTGGTGTACCTGAAGTTATGAAACATGTTGTGAGATCCACAGAATGGCAGGTAATACTAAGGGGTGAGGATGCTAAAGATGAAACCAAGGCCAAGAGTATAGCTAGAGTACACAGGCTGTTCCCTGATGTAAACCTAGCCCAAGGCAGGAGGCGTGTTGACTCCGACGGTATAGCTGATGCTATCAACATAGCCCACTATGCTTGCATCAGGATGGTGAGTACAACGTGATCCTTGGCAAGTATGCACGGTATAATCCGTTTGTTGGTCCAAATCTGTTTGTGTGTGTTAAAGGTACGCGAATAGTTGTGAGTGGCGGGAGTATTGTCTTGCTGTTGCAGTCTATGGACCTCGTAGACCCAAAACTTGATAATACCAAACCCGCTTCACTTTTACTGCAAGTCGATGTTAGGAAAGTATATATGTTATATGCTAAGGAGGACAGCAAAAACAAAGAGTACAGGCAGAGCTTACTCTTAGCTGATCTTCAGGACCCTAATATGCAGCCTCATCTACGCTGGGTTATAGATACCACACTCAACTTTTTGTATAGGTCTATTCTATCTAAGAATAATACTTCTGTTATATCTGTTGGAGCTGATGAGTATAAGGTATCAATACCGAGGCTGATACATGCGTCTGACCTAACACCTCTGAGTCATAATGTTATAACCATTATTGACGAGATTACTGACGATATCAGTGGGCTGGATCAAGAGTGGCAGGTGGTACACAACTACTGCACTACTGGGCTGTATGCTAATGGCCTGTTGCAGATTGTTTCGGATCTATCAGGCATAGACCAGGACACAGTGGTAAAAGTACTTAGAAACACATCGCTGGCCCTGGTAGAGCTATCAACATTAGCACTATTATCTGGGGCATCGCAGATTAAAGTGAATGTACCAATGCTTGGATATATGTGCAGCACAATAACAGCAGACGGTCCAAAAATTACCTGGGAGATGGCTAGGTCTATCGAGACTAGTGTGCATTCTAGGTTTAACAGCAGCATTAAGGAACGCACAAAGGAGTAAGATATGGATGGCTAAGAAACAGAAAGACGTGACAGCAGCTTTACAGAATCGTCTTCTAAAAAAGATGGAAGCTGTTGGAGCAATAATGCCTTTCGAGCAGTCCATGGTGGCGAAACCAAAAACCTGGCTGACATCAGATTTCTTGAACCTCAACTGGGCTATGGGACACGGTATACCATTTGGGTGCCTGTGGGAGCTAATAGGACAAGAAAGTTCTGGTAAAAGCTCAGTAGCATTAAGTTTAGCTGCGTCCCTACAGCGGACACACAATGCCTTAGTGGTACCATATGATACAGAACGTATGGATGATTCTATGGTACACCGAACTGGGCTAGACTTATCCAAGGCTGCCATACCAGTACCAGAGGCTAGGGATAGTATCTCCAGTGTGGTGAACAACATGATGGAGATGATCCAGACAATACAAGAGGCAGAGGAAGAAGGTGATTACGACGCAGATGGCCCGGTTCCTGTTATAATGATCTGGGACAGTATAGCTGCTACACCTACACAGACTGTTAAGCAGGCTATGGCTAACAAGCGCGATAATGTTGATATGGGTATCACTGTGGAACAGATGAGTGCTACTGCTGCTCAGCTTACAGTCGCCCTGAAGAACCTTCATCCCGCTATTGTAAAGTCGAATATACTAGCTATCTTTATAAACCAGATGCGAGTTACTATCAACAACAAGCCAACATGGGGTGGACCCACAGAGCATTCTGGAGGTGGACGGGCTCTCAAACATGCAGCAAATATCAGGGGCAAGCTCAGATACGAAAACATGTACAAGGAGTACAACAGCAATAAGAGAGACTTGCTGAACGGCAACCAGCAAATTGGTATCACATCTACCTTAGAGATAATTAAGAACAAGCTGGCTGCACCGTTCAAAAAGATCCAGTTCATTAACCTGTTCCAGACTGGTATTGACATATACACGTCAGCTATCCTACATGCAATATTCGATCTGGAAGATGCAGAGGTTCTACCAAGACCTATAAGGGGTAGGATCGAGTGGGGTGGAAAAAAGATGCTGTTTTCTCAGTTTGCTGACGCTATAAAGAATGACCAGTCAGCCTGGGAAGACTTGAAAGAGCGAATTATTCAGGCTCAAAAGGATCTTGATTCCAACATAACACCAGACGATTTGTCAGCTCTACAGAGGCAAGCTGATAAGTTAGAACAGGAAGAAACTGGTACCTCTGATGAGAATGATGAGGGAGATGATGAGTAACCATGGCTAGGTTTAGATCGCATGATTCACACCGTAATGATGACTATTGGATGGATCAGTACGATGCTCAGGATATGCTATTAGCCAGTGGTTACTACATGGAAGGTAGCGCACGATATAGAGAGGAGCTTTATGATGCAGGTTACGAAACAGGAAACATATACTAAACTTGCTGGTTTGGACTTGTTCTATGATGTAGTAAAGAAGTTTCACATTGCAGGCGGTCACCCAGCTGGAGAAATTACACAAGCATTGTCTGGGGATGAGAAAGCTCGCAGGATTGCCTGGATGCAGGAAGAACTTAACGAGTTTGCCAACTCTAAGTGCCTGGTTGACCAGTGCGATGCGATGGGCGACCTACTCTGGTTTGTGGTTGGTACAATGGTGTGCATGGGTGTTGAGCCCAGCGACATACTTGGTCCAATTACAACAGCCAATATGTCTAAGATTGGCGAGGATGGCAAGGTGAAGTACAGAGCCTCCGATGGTAAAATACAGAAGCCTGATGGTTGGGTTCCTCCAGAGGAGGAAATCGCCGCAAACTTGCGCAAAAGATACAGAGTTGACGACCCGTACCAGATGGTACTCGACCTCTAGTATGTGATTGGAGGGATGATTTAAATGCCTACCAAAGATAAGGTAAAGGCTGTACTGAGTGTTAGGATTCTACCTGAAGATATGGAAGATGCCAAGAGGCTATCGGAGCTCCACCAGCGCTCTATATCTGGTGAGATTCGTTATCTTATCAAGAAAGAGATTGCCGAGGTTTTTGGGGAGGGTGCAAAATGAAACCACAGTCTGGCCTGATTTCAAGATGGGCCAACTATGGGTACGACAGGGACTCTTGGCAAGAGTCCCTGTTGGACTTTATAGGGTTTGTATCGGACCCGTCTGATGTAAACACACCATTACCCGAAGCAGGTATGGCATGTGTAGTAGGACAAAATCCACAAGGTATACTATCACGGTATGAATATGGTGATGTGCTGTTCCATAGTACTGACCCAGATGAGTATTTCATCAGGAAACCTGATGAGGTTCGGGTTTTGCTAGATAGGAATACCAGAGAGATATGGCTGTGGAACTTCACACATGAAGTGTGGTACGTGGCTGGTTTGATTGACAATTCAGAGCTGGTTGAGAAAAGGATACTATTAACCAGCCAGGTTTTAGATGCAAGGCGTATAGAGCTTGCCCAACCTGTGCTAGATATGCCCCCTTTGGTTCACCTAATGGGATGTGGGACTCTAACCATTGATGTAAACTTCTGGATGCCAGATAACAGCACCATAACCTTTGAACCTACAGCTGGTCCACAGTCACTGATAAACTTCAACTTAACTGCTGGTGTGGACATATTAAGAGTAAGGTACCATAGCCCTAGTGTTTTGAAGATTGGGGGTTAGATTTGATGCTAAAGGCACACGGGTACACACCAACTATAATTTGGGTCAAAGCTGGATCCGATGTTGATAAGCACCGTGCTGTTATACTTACTGATGAATCCTTAATATTTCCTGCTCAGGAAACCGGATCACAAGCAATAGGATTCACACTCAAACCAGTGGTAGCTGATGAGTACGTAGCTGTGCAAACCGAAGGTATCATATATGAGTGGGAAGGGGATCCAGCAAATCTAGGAGCAAGCACCGTATACTATCAGGGGCCTGATGGAACATTACTGGATTCACCAACAGGTAGTGGCGACCCTCTAGTTGTAGGGTTTGCTGTTGACTCTACTACGCTCCATATCAGGATTGGCAGTTCAGGAGGTATTGCTTCAGGGTCCGTAAAGATGGTAACTCACTATCTAAAGGTTACCGTTGATCAGATTGCTGCCAAAGTGATACCCTTACCTGATGGAGTTAAGAAAGGTCAGGTTGAAGACCTAGTATTATATGGTGGAGACATCCATCTGGTGGAGTCTGTAGACTATGTTCTTGAAGATCAAGAGCATGATGGTAGCACAGTAAATATATTAGATGGCAACAATGATACCGATGGCGTTGTAGATGCCATCTACCTAAATACTGATGTTATATCAGGCACACCAGGTAGCAGTGGTGATACAGTAATGCAGGCATCCATAGTATGGCAGGCAGCAAAGCTGGATCCTGCAAGCATTAGTATACTTGAGCGCTTAAAACCAGGGGATTTAATAACCGTCAAGCAGGTCATACGAACATAGAAGGAGGTAATTTATTATGCCGATAGCATGTCCCATGAAAATTATGGTTACTGTTCCTGATAAAGCTGCTCAGTTTGCTTTGCAAGCAAAAGGTGCAGAAGGTCTCCACTGGCTGGAAGACTCTACAGGTAACCCTGTTGTAGCTAAGCAAGACGGATCCTATTGGTATGCGAAGTGGGATAGCAATAAGCAAAAATTTGAGCCCGATGAACAGTTTACCTGGGAATCTAGGAAGCGTAGCCTTAAACGCAGAGGTGGTCATATAACAAGGCAGCAGACCCAACAGCATATGCAAAGCTGGACTGAGAGAATGATCGAGGGTGGTGAAGATTTTCGTAGAAAGTTCGGCATTGGGTCACCAAGATCACTAAATAAGGCCCCAATATTAAGAACACCGGGCTCACCACCACCAGCAGGGAGCATTAAACGGAAGATATCTGTTGTCTATGTTAAGTTCCAGGATAGTGCTAGTCTTAGCATAGCAGATATAACAGACGCATATATACAGGATGTATTCTTCAATAAATCAAGGTTTGGATCACTAGCCCATTACTATCACACTCAAACCCAGGGGATCATAAGCATAGAGAGTGCTGGTATATATAGAGTAACACTAAATAGTAATGCCATTGGCCTGGCAGGCGATACACTTACATCGGCAGATAATGTGAATGTTAAGACAGATTGGATAGATGCTGCTGTTGCACAGGCGCTGACGGTTGGTATGCCAACACCAGAACCTACTGGTGGGCCCATATGTCTTCTGCATGGGTATGAATCATCCTATGGCAATGCTGACCCAAGACTACCGACACCAAGAGTCTGGGGTCATGCTTACTTCTCCGGCTCATCCATGTTTGGTGCTTATCATTATGACCTAAACACAGGAACAGCAACTCCATTTAATAATGGTATTGTTATACATGAGTGTGGTCATTGCTTATTTGAGCTGCTAGATTTATATGATATAACACCGAGATCTGCTACACAACAACCCGACACTAAAGGATTAGGACATTGGTCTGTAATGGCAAGTGGTAGCTGGGGCTACTCAGCTGCCAATCCAAAACAAGGAGATGTACCAACAGGCCTGGATGCTTACAGTCTGTTTCAGATTAACCCTCTCATACTAGACCTAGATGACGCTTCTGGATCTGTACAGCATACCAGTCCATATACACCTCATCTGATTAAGGGTAGGCGTGCGGAACAGGGATCACAGAAGGTTGATGAACTTGTATTTACACAGGTGCGATGCTTTAAGGACTATGACGTTGGTATCCCTGATATGTTTGGTGGGACTGCTACACCTGGTATACTGGTTGAAGCACTCAACACTGACAGGTCCAATGTTCGTGGCTATGATGCACCCATAGCTATACTAGAGGCGCATGGGGGTACACAAAATCTACGGACTACTACTAAAGCAAACCAGAATGATGGCGATCTTGGAGACCTATTTGGTCCGACCAAAACGAGTGTTGGAAAGAGTGTAAGTGACCCTAGTGTGGAAATGGGTACCAACTTCGATATCGGATACCCAAGCCCGACTTGGACCGTAAGTGGTACAGACTGTGGTTTTGATATTGTAAACATAACAGCTGACTCTAGTTGTACGGGTAGCTATGAGATAACTTTTGATGGTACACATGACCAGGATGCCTACTATGTTGATGCCCGTGGACGCTACCAAAAAGCATCATGGGGATCTGGTGGAGGAGGTGGTGAACCAGAACCGGAGCCAGAGCCTGAGCCAACCCCACCTATACCAGCAAAGTGTGATCGACCTAGAATGTACCGACTGAGAGCTGCTACAGTTGTCACACCACCTTAAATAACGAAAAAAGAAGCACCGGCATGGGAGAAACCGGTGCTTCTTTTAATGCGCGGCGGGAGCGCATGTCACAGAGTTTTGTAATGAAGAGAACGATAACTAGAAATGGGAACCTTGGTCAATACACGCCAACACTCGATAGTAAGTATTATACTTACCTTAGTCTCAAATGTCAACAGGCTGAGTGATGTCTGTAAAGAATATGCCAGCCCTACCGGACAGCTTCTGGAAACAAAGAGCCATTACCCTTCTTATATCAGGGTGTGCATGAGGATTCTCCATACGCTGCTTGAGGATGTGCCTCCACTGCCGGACGTTGTGGGTGACAACCATATTAACTGCAAGCGCTTGTGGCAGCACAGCACGAGCAATCTGTGGTTTGACTCCAGCAGCTACCATTTCTTTGTAGGCCTGTATCGCATCCTCTATAGCATCCATCATCCTAATGCGGTCGTCGCCGTCTATACCACTAGGAAGAATACACTCCACTTCTTTACCAGCGTAGTTGACATACCTAGTGCTCTCTACAGAGTAAGCAGAGCCGATGCGGTGCCTGGTCCACTCAGCCAACAAACCCCTGTCTATACGCACTTCCATAGTGTACGAGACATGCTCCAAAACAGACTCATGACCGTTCGCAATCAGGTTGGATATGAACTTCTCCTTATGTTCAATATCATTCACAGCTGAGCCGTGCGACTGGTAGCAGGTTCGGCCTGCATAGTTGATGGTGTCAATAGCTTCCATGTACGTCATAGGATGAATCAAATCAGCGGCATACTCTACAAAGTGAACAGACATATGATGGCCTCCTATAATAGTAAGATGTATGCTTACATATTATAGCACAGCAGGGCTTTTTATAGCCCTGCTGTTTTAATGCTAAATGATATGCTGTGTAGCTGGGTATGCTCGTATGTAGAGCTTTGCCTCAGATTCACCAAGGTTTATAGATACCATTTTAGGTCCAGGACCAAGCATCCAGCCTGTTAATGTGTGAGTTCTAGCATTCCAGCTCATAGATGAATCCATTCCACTGATACCCTTTATTTCAGCTCCATCAGAAACAGCCAATCTAAGCGTGTATACTGAGTTAGGGTTCACCGTGACATCAATCTCAGAAATGCCACCAACAACAATCACATCTGGATCCTCTCCAGGGTCAACGGGTGGATCTGGTGGGTCGGACGGGTCGCTTGGATCAAGCCCTCCATTATCGCCATCCTGTTCAATAATGATGGATATATTCGCCGACACCGTAGTTCTTATGTAGCCGAACTCCTCAACATTACCAACAAGGCCAGGCCATTGGATATCTATTTCATCCATAGCATTATTTGACCCTAGTTCACGATTCATGCGACCCTTGTTGTTAGGATCGTATCGATAGGCCAACCCAAGTCTCCTGTCATCCTCAACGACCACATCCACAGTAAGGGGTGAGCCGTCTAACGCCTCTAATGGATCATAACCTTCAGTAATATCCATAGTAGCCTGAACAGTAGTAGCCAACTTGTGGGCATCATAGTCATTACCAGGTTCTACCAGAAGAGTTATGACTTGATCCACATCGTCAATGTGGTGGTTAGACAGGCTCTTATCTAGGAGGAACATGGTATCCTCGGCAATCTGATGAGCCCCATTTCCAAGCGATAACCTACTTATCAAACTCGCCATAGAGCTCTAGCCTCCCCTCTACTTCAATAGGGTAGCTACAACACTAACACGATCAGGACCAGATGCTCTAAACTCCAGCTCTGTATCAGCTCCAGCAGTCGTGGTTACTGTTATAGTATCTTCACCATTCGACACAAACTTAGCACTTCCACCTGTTAAGGTCAGCTTAACTTCTCTGGAAACACGCTTATCTGCGTCTTCAGCCATTGGATTCTCCACCCAGGTTGACAGTTTCAGCAGTAGGGGCGTTCCGTCATACTCCACAGCACTCTCCTGGAATTTGACATGAACTGTTTCCGCCGAGAAACTAGAATGGACACACAACGCACAGTAACCGTCTGGCTCTCCTGTTACCTCTACTGGATTATGAGCACTGGCTATGTTGGATGCTGTATTAGTCCAATACCAAATGTTCTTGCCTGAATCCAGAACACTACCAAGGATACTGTTGTTGTTAGGAGCAGCTAACGTCCTAGTGATTTCCATCTTTTGCGATAGCGGGTTCAGCTTACGTACTACAATGGACTGAGAATGTACAGTCGCTAGAGATGAATCCGACAACCACAAATTAGCAACAGGTGCATACACGTCGCTGGCCGTGTGAACAAGAGCTTCACCCGATTTTATCTTGAACAAAGACTGATCAGATTGGGTGGATGATGTCAGCGATACAGCTTTGGTATTCAACAGCCAGTACTCAGTAAGCTCAGTCCATGGTATTGTAGGCTTATAGAAGATTACCCTAAAATACCTGTAAATACCTGGTGTAGACAGCATCACACGTTTACGGTACAAATCCTGCATATCCCATGTTAAATCCTGGGCCTCATAAACGGTCGCCCATGTTTCCTTATCAGTAGAACCCTCAATCTTTATATGATTGGGTAACTCGTCATCCTCCATAGAGGGGTTAAGAGCTATTACCATAGACTGAGTATAGAGAGGCACAACCTGGTCTACGATAATATCAACGCGATCCGAATCACTATAAAGTAACGAGACAGCCTTAGAAATACCTGTCCAAGCAACGTGATCATGAGTAAATAGCCCTCTAATTATAGTACCAGATTCCACTTCTGCATTAGAACTATACTTCACCATGCCGTTTCTTGGTACAATGGTATGGATATAAGGACAATCCTCATCTACTCCTGTTATAAATGTATCTATAGACAGGAGGTTCAAACCGCCATCAGACGTTTCAAGGAACTCCCATTTGTAGTACACATACCAATCAGGAGTATCAACAGTGAACTCTACTACCGTTTCAGTAGACATCCAAGTTGTTTTTTCCTTCTCATCAATCAACGTCCAGGTCTGCCCATCAACTGAGCCATATACTTTCCACCTGTAAGGAAGACCAAGGGTTGCAGCCTTGTAGTTTGATCTGATAAATGAGTAGGCAACTATCTTAACCCTATCAGCGTACACAGCTTTACGGAATTGCTGGTCTTCCACAGTGAAGGTACCATTAGCGTAATCGGCTAAGGGTCTTTCACCGTCGAGCCCCAAATTAGCCCTACGACTCAACATCCCTTTCCAAGAAGCCATAAGTGTTACAGACTTGTCTTGGGTAATATAACCAGCACTACATATAACATCCTGTGTTAGTGTCCCGTTGCTGGGCAGATAGCCTGATGCAAAATACCCACAGTTAAGGGTACCATGAGCGTCAAATCCTCCCCAAGTGAAACCTGTTGGCGTTTCACCGTATGTTGCTGGAGCATGTGTAAGCCATGGATCCCAAAATCCTGAGCTTACCCATCTGGACGGGTCGTCAAACATGGCCGTGGTAGTGTAGCTCCACAAGGTACTCTTGCTATTTGCAAAGTAGTGCTTATCCAACACAGACTGCATAGGCATAGCAGTCTTGGCAAACTCAGGATTACGCTTCTGGATAGCACTAAAATTCTGTACTGTCCACATACGCTTCTGATTGCTGCTTCCACTACCTACTGCGCTCCCACCACAAGTAGCACGGAAAAATCTATATGTCCTTGGGGCGTCAAACTCATATAAGTAGGTTTTACTCCAAACGGGAGTTGGACTGACATAACTACTTTCCAACCCAGGCAGATGATTAAGCGGTATTGTAGCAATCGTATCCCAATTAGAGTTGTCAATGCTTGCAGTAATTATCACACTTGATGGTACACCTGACCCATAACCGGATGATGGATTAACTCTGATACCAAGCATTGTAAACTGCAAACCTATCACTTCAATAGCTTGATTGAAAGTGAGGCTCATGTACAGTGCATTTGATAGACCACTAGCAGAGGAATACATATAAACCCCATTATTGAAATATGGCAGTGTGGTAGAATCCTGATTCTCATTGTAGCATGGAGGAACATGAGCACATGTTCTAGGACCAACAATCGACAAACACGCCGGAGGTATTGGAAAGTAGCTAGTACTGCTGTTAAAGCATTGTATGGACTTAGGTGAAGACGCATAAACACCATTAGTGGCACTACTAATACCTGCTGCACCATAACTGTATGCAGGCTTAGAGCCACTGTACAAATGAGTAGCTTCTGGAACCTGAGCTTGCTTCCAAGGCCAAGGCTCTTCTTGAATCATCCAAGACCCAACTACAATATCAGTACCATTTGCAGAATCTGTAAACGTTATCCTAAACGCATGAGCTCCCTGCGGGCATTTTACTCTCATATCCTTCAGGATAAAATAGTTACGGTACTGCTTATATTCAGCACACCCATTAGATTGATTAAGCGTATACAGACCAGCAGCACAATAATCTCCCCGCACAAACCTAGGCGGATAGGACAATGCTACATTCTCTTGCCTATCAACCTCAATCCATGTATCCGTTGCCACATCATGTGCTTCGATATACCACGATATTGGCGCTGCATCTCTATGGACAGGATGTGGGTTTATTGAATATGACACAGCATAAATGGGGAAGATGTCACCATTCAAATAAATAGCACAATCCTGCAAATTTGGCCCAGATCGTCGTAATGTATATGAACATCCCGGGAGTGTACCACGCCAGTAGACATAACTGTAATTCCAGTCGGGATGGACTGTAGCAGTATTATCGGTATAGACTACAGGATAGCCCTGGCTACGGGGTGTCAAACCAAAGCAGTTTACCATTGAGTAAAAATAGCTGCTTTCCCCTACTTTAGTAAAACCTTCATGGGATACAATTACACCCCAAGGATGGGCAACACCACTGGATCCAGAATACCTAAATTGAGTAGCGGTCATCTGGGTACCATCATAATTACCTGCTGTATAACCTTGACCTATAATGTCTTCACCACAAGGAAGAATGGTCTTCTTTGGCTTACCCTCCGGTGACAGAGCATGAATCCTGAGTACGGGTTCTGTACGTTTGGTCACAAGATGATCATAGGAGGAAAATCTAGGCCTGGATATAGGTAACGCATCACGCTTACCCATATCAGTGGCAGCAGTCATGCCTTCACCCTCAAGCATGTTATTAAATCTATCAATCTGGCTCTCGATATATGGAATCGTATTCGCTGTTGGCACAAAAAACGATCCATATGAATAGTTACAGCTGTAAAGGGGATATGTGTAATTATCTACATTAAGGGGTGTAAATCCCGTAGAAATAGTGCCACCAACAGATACAGTCTGCCAGGATCCATAAGGTCCTACCACAGGCAAAATTTTAGAATCAAGAACCTCTGTATGATCCTGATTCATATAAACCTGGGCTACAGATTCAACAATAGCATTCTGCCATACAGCCTGGCAGGCCATAGGAATGAAAACACTATCATCAAGCTCTGGTATTAACAGGCTACCAGTAAGAGGGTAAAGAGCTAGGTAGTATTTGTAGTCTGTACCACTACCCGTAGCGTTGGCTATTGGCGGCACCAAAGGTTTAGATGACCACAAAACTGTAGCATGGAAGTCATTAAGATCAAAGGCAACCAGCGCCTTGTAAAGACAACCTTGATCATAAACCGGTCTAACAGCCTGACTAGCTAGATAGGAACTCTCAGTTTGACCAGAAATCTGCTGTAGCTCGATTAAGAAGGTATGCTGGTCTGTAAATCCTAGAAATTTATACCCGATCCACCCAGAAGCACTTATATTCGTAACGCCCGCCGTGTAAATATTAAATGTAGATATCTCTGTAACAGCACCACTGTTTTTATTCACACCATATATACACAGGGCTGATGGCGAGGACCCAAAGTTCCTATTTCTAGGCCAGGCATACAAGAAATACAATGATGTAGCATCCTGGTATAAATACTCAACAGGCAAAAAGGTCCAACCGAAAAGACCGGGTGCTGGGTTAGCAGTACCATATGAAGAGTCAACAGCCGTTGTATTCTCGGTGGTAGTATGACGCCACACAGTCTCACGTGTTGTAGTGTTGATCTTGGCCATACCAAAGAACTGATTCTTGTTCGGGCCAGATATAACAGCATACACGATGGATGAATCATTTGTGTCACGAATGACAGACATGGGACGGGCTCTTCGTCCGATGGTGCCACCCACAACAGCCCTATTTTTAAGGACAACTTCATCCGAATATGCGTTTAGGCTACTAACAACCTGAAATTGGCCTCCAAAGTAGCCAAGTAGTCCAGAATGAATCATGTTGGCGTTAAGCATAGAGGCATTGAGGGAATTCTGTTGGGTAGTAGCGTAGTCTGAAAGCGCCAAAGATTCCGTGTCAGTGTATAGACCAAAGTACCCATTCCTGACCGATGCGAGCAGTTCTTTAGAATACTCAAATCCGCCAATCAGGTAGTTGTATGGCATCTCAAGAAATGATGTAGTAGAACCTCCTGCTACAAAGCGCCTGTTTGGTACAGCACGATAGTAGGCTGGCTCTATAGGTGTTCTGAGGATTTCTGGCATCTTCAATCTTCCTCCTTACATGGTTATCTAATCAGCTGTTAAGGCCATAGTAATACTAGCATCGCCTACACCAGTGATGATAAAAGGTATGCGAACTAGCTGATGTGTCGATGTTTTAGCAAGAACAGCTTTGCTATTGGTGGATTTAAACTTCATTGGTCCTACAGCAGTCAATCGCACATCTCTTTCAATAGGATCGCCTAGGTCACCTATAGTTTGGATGTCAACATACGTTTCTATCTCTGTGCCAGAGAAAGTATACACCATGTTCTCAGGAACAATAACCATCCTAGACACTGTAAAACTGTTAATGAAGTATAGAGATGATTGCCTCATCTCCGGGTGCATAGCATCTATGCCTGTCTCCAAGAACCACAAGTTTGACAACTCATCTACACAAGCATAGCTAAAGGAATTAGAATTGGAGGCAGGTACCACATTCTTCAACATATCCAGTTTACCTGTTTCCAGATCTATAGAGTATATCCGAATGCGATTGAGTCTAGCAGCCACAAACACATTATGTTTAAGCCATAGCATATCAGTACAAACCATAGACATACTGTCTACAAGCTGTAAAGTATCATTATCTACGAACTTAAAAATGGCTACGTAACCGTACAAATCATTTTGGCCTCTAACGTCGTTCGTATTATAGATTGGATTGGTATATATCATAAGGAACTTCGTATTAGCTCCATACAACACATAAAACTTAGAGAAGGATAAGCTGGTCATTTGGTGTAAGTTGACCCAATCCAGGTAGCTCATTTCCAGGCCATCCTTGTTCAGGACAGTCATGGGTTCAAAACGCTGTGCTCCATCCTGTAAGATATACTTGTAAATACCCAGCGCATCGTCTGCACCATTCCAGTTTATGAAGGTACCACCAAAACCATAACAGGTTATAGAATCAGTTATGGTTCTATCTGGACTGGATGGCTTTGGTAAATAAGTAGCTAAACCATAGGATGAAATAGGGTTCATATAAAACGTTGTGCCAAACGGCTTCCTAGCATGAACAAGAGGTGTACCATTAGGATGTAATGTTGTATGCGTTGCCCTGTCATAGTAAAAATACCCAATCCTATAGCTGGTCTCTGGATTCGATGTGGTGTTGGCCGTCATATTGACAGTATCAAACCGGGACATCAAAAATATATCCCGATCATTTTCATCCATACCAATATACTGACAATCATGTGCGTCTCCAGGACTTATAAAAGAAGCATTATTGATGGCACCTGTACCAACATTAACAGGATAATAGGTTGGACCTCCTACAAGATCGCCTGTTTCAGTTGAAACCCTAATAATACCCCAATAGGCCCTGCTATGATATGGATAGGTATACATACGCCGTGTCATTGCCACTCCACTTACAGTTCCATTGGAGGTAGTATATGCAACTCCAGGTATACCCTGTACACCATCGCCGCAGAACAGTATGTACAACATACCATCCTGTATGGCAAAAATATTCATTCTAACAAAGGCTTCACTACCAATATTCTTCCTGCACCATATAACCTTATGGGTCTCTGTATCATACTTAATCAGGAAGGTATTATCGCCTATACTGTCGCCGTTAAACTGTGTGTAGACTATGTTTGGCTCTATGGGATCCCTTACATAGGCTTTTGGCACGCTGTCCATATTATTAGTTGGACTGACAAACCGTACAGGGAAGAAGCCAAAGAGCATAAAACCACACTGACCCATAACTGAACCAGTACAAAATGTCTTAAAGAACTGGTTGTTGTTATAGGTAGTAGAAAATTCAGTAGTAGCGTTAGTACTAATTGGGTCTAGGCTGCTAAAGCTACTACCTGTAACATTTTTACCCCTCAAAGCCAACCTACCTGTGGATACTATAGGTGTATCATATCCACCAACAGGCATTACTGTATGCTTATTCATCAGCATAGTACCGATCCAGTAGTGGTCTGGAAGTTCCCAGAACTGGTTCTGGATGATGCTGTCATTTTGGGAACGTCTAAACAACGCCATCTGCTCTCTCACTCCTTAAATTTGTAAGCTGTAACTTGAATGCTGATCGTCGCCTCAACACTACCAGGAGTCGTAGTAACTAACTTTATGTCCTCCCTATGAAGATCAATCAACGTATCTGTACCAGGAGCTAGTTCAAATCTATAAAGTACTGTTCCACGTTTGTCTATGACGCTTACCTCAGCAGTATCATTAGTCAGTACATTTCTTAACAGAATGTTGCCTGTTATCATGTAGTCCGTAGACGCTATGGTAGCATCAATCCATGCTGGGAAATCAAATAGGTTACCAGTAGTATCTTCCGTTGGATCAACCTCAATAGTAAAGCGCTTAATCTTGCCGATAACGATATACTTCTTCGTCTTATCGACAGGATCAGTATACTCGTATACATCCAAGCCACTATCGGGCCCTGGATCAGTATCCAGGATGGTCGGGTTCAGCTTACCAGACAGAACTTCGATTAGAAGGTCAATTTGATAAGAGCCGCGACACTGTAAAACCCAGTCTGTAGATATTGCTGGAATAGTCATTGAACTATTAGCAGGTAGAGTATCAGTAGCCCTAACTACTCCATTATGTAAGATATTAAACTGTAGAGCAGCCACTCTGGAAGTATTTGTAATAGTTAGAACCTGCTTCAACATATAAGGACTGGATTTCCAGTCATCGGTTTGGAAGATGTCTTCCATAACGCGATCAAAGCTGCAAGCCTCTGTTAAAGCCTGTGTAGAATCTACAAACTGGCGCTCTTCTCTTTTGACACTAACAGCTTCAATGGTTATAGAATCTCCGCCACCGCCATCACCTGACCCAGTTCCCATATATATCTCTGTAAGGATGATGAAAGCGTTGCTGCTAATCGCTAATGCGGATGGATGTTTGTGCGTATCATTTTCAGCGGCCTTCCACCGCATTTCACCAGCATCATCCTGGTAATAAACAGTACCTGGTGTGAGAATCCACCGGCTGTAGTTCGTAAAAACTCCGCCTACCTGTACATCAACCTGCTGCCAGGCGTTACAGTTAGCTAGAGCGAATCCTATAGCCTTACCGCCGTCTTTGGTTGCTGGTGATACGCGACCATTTTCATTCATCCATACCAGTTGACCAGCCCCAATAGCCTCAGCTGCTGTCGCTGTTATGTACTGTTTATTTACATTAACCTCTGGTATCTCCTGCTGTTTTGCTATAAGCAGCAAAATACCATTTGGTTGCACATACCATAATGTCTTATGGTACTCGTCATAGACTAGCCTACCAATACCAGCTTCCTGTGCTGGTAACAAATACTGGCTGTTGTCTTCTGGGTGCCTCTGTAGAGTCCAAACTGGTGGCACGCTAGGATCTATAATTCCACCTGTAATAATATTTCCTAGAGTTCCAGCCAGTAAGTCATCCCAATTATTAGCTGAGCTGCTATCTATAAACTCTCCACCTGTAGCCCAAGCTGTTGGAGCATAGTAGCTCTGGTCCTTGGCTATAACGATTAGGGTTATGTCATTCGATACAAGCAAAGACTGGACATCAGGCGGTGTAAGGGGGTCGCCTTCTCTACCAGTATCCGTAACGAGTACTATGAACTTCTTAGTATCGTCGCGGAACTTGTATGTTTCTACACCCCACTTTATAGCAGACGCTGCCTGTGCATTTGAGCTGCCACTTACAATATTCGTAGCTAAGTTAGAGAACATTGAAATAGCAGCGCTGCTATAGTTAGCCCAAGGCGATGACCCGACCATAAGCTGTTTATGGTTGACCATGTAGGCCCCTAATCCTACGCGCAGGTCATCGACACCATCCCCGTCTAGCTTAGTAAACAGCCCAGCTATACTAGCTTTCAGCTTGGCTATATCAGGAGACATCGACCCAGATACATCTACAAGGAACAATATGTCTCCGCCTGATGTAGTGCGGTCAGAGACATATACCCTGTCACTAGCTATATCGTATATAGGCCTTGTGGGCTTAGCATTCGACCTGGAATCGCCAAGCTCAGAAACATCCTGCGCTACCGTGGCTAACCTTACGATATAATCCGTTTCGTATTTATCCGTATCATCTTCTGATACAAACGCAAGTTGACCAAGACGACCGGTAGGCAGTAATGGGTTGGGATCTTCTACAATATTACCTTCAGGAGTAGTCAGCAGCGGCCTGTTGCCTATTGCATTCTCTACATACACAAAGCGTAAGTATGGCCTACCTTCCATAATTGACCAACACCACCTTTCCTGCTATTATACAGGACACAGGCATAGATTCCCAACTATGTCCCGTGCCCAGTATGCGGAATGTCCAATTCTGTGCCCATTTTAACACTCTCCTTATGGTATGCCGAGTAGCTGTCTCAGGGCTACTCGGCGCTTACTATTCCGTTCTTCAGGGTGGAATGATTCTGTCAAGTAATTACTATAGCAGGTTGAAACTCATACACGAGCCCCGATAACTTTAGAGGCTTCACGTGTCCAAGCTGTAAACAGCTCAGTAACTACTCTTTCAAGTTCTCTCCTGTGTGACGCCATAGCTAAGGCGGCATCGGTGGTAATGTTAAAAGTGCTATTGAACTTAACAATTTTAACGGATTCGCTACTAACCGGAGGGGAAAATTCGTAATATGGAGTAGCCGTGCTTGGATCCTGGTAACTCCAAGTAAAGCCTTGAGCGTTAATAGCATCACGCTGTTGCTTGAGCTGTTCTTCCTCCATCTCATTCACCCAATCACTGAACAAACCACCAATCAGGAAGCCTATGACATTACCAATCAAACCGGAGATCATTGGAGCCAAAATACCGCCAAGAGACTGACCAAGAATGCTGCCTACCCCGTCCATAGTATCATTGAAGAACGAAGTAATAGCCTGTGTCATCTGATCAGCAATCAGCCTCTGGATACCCTGGCTTACGCTCTTAGCTACAGTCATCTTCATATTCTTCAGAAGAGCCTTGTAACCTTCCTCAGTGAAGCCATGCTCGATACCGATGTTGAAGCCTTCCTCCCAGCCAGACGTGAGCGCTGATTTAATCTCGTCCATCATCATCTGCCTGGACTTGTCTAGGGCTTCCAGCTCCTTCTTGAAGTACTCAGCGTACTTATCACCATAGGATCGAATCATTTCCTGAAGTTCCGCTGAATTGATTTCAGATTCGGAGAAACCAGCATCACGGAACATCTGTGTGATTTCTTCAATCTTCTGGTCAATAGTCTCCTTAGCCTTTTCAAGAAGTTCTTTACGGTCCCTAAACGAAGTACCAAACGTCTTACCAAGAATGGGGTCGTGGATCTTCTGACCAGGAAGGATACGGTCCATATTGAAGTTATCCAAGGCTTCCTTGATTTCCTTATCAGCGCTGGCTAAGACAGATTTAAATCCATCTATAGACTGAGCCTTCAGCTGGTCTAACGCTGTTTTCTTACCAGCGTCAGACAATTCAGTGTTTGACTCAATAGCCCTGCGCTGTTCAGCAATCTTGGCTGTGAACGACTCCATATTCTGCTGAATCTTCTGTGTACCAGACTCCAAAGCACCAGCGATGTTATTAAGGCCGTACTCAAGGTGCTTATGGGCTGCTGTGAAGTACTGAGGATTGGACTGTCTAAACTGCCTGTCGTATTCCTCCAACGGATTACTCTTGTTCTGAAGATCAATCTGCTTTTTCAAGTCAGATGTGATATTCTTCACAATCTGTTCCTGGCGAGACAGGAGCTTATTCTCCCAAGCAATCTGTTCTGCCCGCTCCTTTATAGGATCACCCTTGGCCTCGGACATCTTCATGTCGTGAATCTCTTTCTCTTTGGCATATATCTGGTCGAGCAGTTCATTTCTACGTTCTGCACCAAAGAGATCAACATTCATGTCAGCCCTCTTCTTAAGGAGGTCAATCTCGTGCTCGACTTCCTGCTTCTTAGCAGCATTTAGCTTAAGCTGGATTTCCCACTCAAGTTTAACCCTCTGAAGAGCAGCCTTTTCGATATCCTTCTTAACCTTAGCAATATCCTTTGGATCCTTCAGCTTACTGAGAACCTTAGCCAACTCCTGCTCATAGTGCTTGATCTCTTCGATCTGAGCCCTCATGTAGTCCACAGTACCTGTACGATCAAGATACTCTATGATATTGCCTTCGCTGTCCTTAATAGTCCTGAAGGCAATTTCAAGAGCTGACATACGTTCTGCGTGCTCGCTGGCAAGCTGCTGAAGAAGGTCTTTTTCTGCCTTGTTAGCTCCGCCACCGCCGCCTCTACGCTTTCGTCCACCGCCACCTTTAGGTTTCGACCATCGTTCCCAGTCTCTCCTTTGAGCCTGATTACCCCTATTTGCATTTTTAAGGGCATTAGCTGCCCTCTTTGACTCTTTCTCGATAATCTGCCCGGCTTCAGTACCAGCAGCTGTAGCCACTGCGACCTCCTTTGCTACAGCGGCAGCACCAGACTCAATACCCTTAATCATATTCTCCCTTAGCGTCTTGATGATAGCATTAACAGCCTTGCGCCCTGTTTCATCCAACATACGTATCATGCTGTTCAAGACATCACACAAGATGTTAATGGACTTGAGAGCAGCTTGCTTGGCCCTAGCTTGCTTCTCGGCATCATCGCCAGCTTCAGTCATAGCTTTCTGGTACTCTTGGGCTATCTTATCAATCTCGTCCCAGATACCGGTAAGGCGTCGCTGGTTTTCCTCTTGCATCTGTATGGCTTCCTCACGTGATACACCAAACTCAGCCATAATCTCGTCAATGGTTGCCCAGTGGTCGCCCATGTTCATAATGAGAGCTAACGATTCTTGGTCTAGCTGGATCAAATTAGCAATAGTTTGAGCAAAATAGGTATTAACAAGCTCATCCATCATATCATGTAGGATATCGAGCTGTTCCTGAGCCCTAGTAGCTTCTTCCTCGTAGGCAGCTATTATTTTTTCATGTGCCTCCTTTGCAGCCTCCTTGTTATCATCAGCTTTGGCGTCATTATACTCGACTTGAAGATCGGCTATCCGCTCCTCGTTCTCGGCATTATCGCGCTTCATCGTTTCAAGCCTAGACTCCAAGGACTTGATTCTACTCTCAGTAACATCTGTGGCCTTAACGGTAGTCATGGCCTCAACCTGAGCCTGAGAATCTTTAAGGTTCTCTTGCTTCTCAGCGAGTTCTTTTGTACTCTTAGCCAACTGCTCCGTAGCAGTAACAGTACGTGTATTTGCATCAGCACGCACAGCCGCCTGATTCAACAGCTCTGCTGCCTCCGCTGCTCTACTCGCATTAGACTTAGACAACTCCGATATTGCGGCAAGCCAGGCATCGGTAAGCTGTTTATACGTAGCATTCTCGATAGAAATACCATTAAGGTACTTAGACACTTCAGCAGCTATCACTGAGTTATTGCTGAGAGTGTCCTTCATTTCCCTAATCATACCCATCTGGTCTGCTCCGAAGCCAAACGGGCTCTTTAACGTGTTCCATAAGGACGAGCGATCCTCGCCCTCAGCTTGGAACGCATTCCTTACTTCATTTATCTGATTATTTGCAATCAGATTTTGCGACCTAGTAATTTGCTTCTCGATGTCCTTGATGCGGGCCGCAGCCTCTTCGCTGTTTATCAGGTGACGCTCTAGGTTAGTCTGGAACTGCTTGATCATCTCCTGGAAATTGATATTCATAGCCTTAAAGATGGTCTCCAGCATACTGTAAACTTGAGCCCTCTTATCAATGTCCACTTCGAGATAATCCATAAGCCACGTCGGATAGTCTTGAACAGGATTAGATTTTATCCAATCTAACCCATTCTGATTTGCCTTAAGCGTGTACTCATCAAGGTAAGCTGCATACTGGTCTGCGGCTCTGTCGATAGCCTTGCGTGCCTCGGCTTGGTCCTTGCTACTAAACTTCGGAGAAAACTTAATAGCAATGTCAACCATAGCCTTCAAACCGGAAACGCTACTCAAACTCCTATAGGCAGAGTTAATATTTTGACCCAGCACGAACTCAAGGCTTTCCTGGTCCTTCTGATAAGCCTCCTGAGTCTTGCGAAGTTCCTCTAAGGAACGTCTGGCATCATCCATACTAGCAGCAAGTTCTTTAGCTTTCATAGCAGCTTTGGTGGAACCTTCAGTCCAGCTCTTCCACCAACCTGTAGCTAGATTCCAAGCTGTGGTAACTATACCAATAATAGCTAAGACGTTTCCTAAAAATGTCACAACAGTCAGTACTGCCGACGTAACCCCCAGCAGTGCAGCTTTAGCTACTGTACCAAAAGTTGCAGCCGCACCCGTCAATGCGTGCCAAGACTGACGTGCAGTGTTCAAAGCCGTAACCTGTTCCGTAGTCATCCTGCCTACAACAGGCTTGACACCATTAAGAACGTTTATGTAGTTCTTAGTACTTGTAATAGCTTCCTGAATCCTAGCACCCTGTAAACGGAACTGTTCAGCTAATCTAGGATCCAAGTTTATACGTTTAAGATTCCTCTCTACAACACTTGCTTCAGTATTCAGCCTCGCAAGAGCTTTGTTGGCTGCTTGCAGTTCGTCATGCAGACCACCATTCTTCCACCATCCAGCATTCATATTGTATTGTGGGCTCAAAGCAATGGCTTGGGTCTGCGTCTGCTTTGCAGCCTGGGCTGCCATCGACGCTGTTACTCCCTCAATATACTTAGCTTCGGATGCAAATAGCTGGTTCACGTTAAGTAAACTTTGTGCCAACCGCTCATTAGCTACACTCATAGCGTTGGTTTGGGTAGCTAAAGCCGAAAGCGGATCCCCCCATGTATGAAGATTGGATATTCCACTAAGAATCCCATTGGGAGATGTTCTGATTACATTAACTCTGGACATAAGGTTGGTAAGCGACATAGCAATACGGCTGAATGCAGATGTGCCAGCCTGTGCAATGTCCCAAAACATCTTTATCAGACGGGATCCGAGGTAAAAATCTATAAGCCTACCAAGATTCCTAACCCCGCGTTCCATATCTCCAAAGCCAATAGTTGTAAGCAGCGTACCTAAAGTAGACTTTAGAGTAGATGCCAGTACCCGGACTGTATCAATCGTCTTCTCAATACCAGCAGAAAACACTTTGGTAACATCAGCTGTTAAGAACTCAGACTCAAATACAGCCTTGAGCCTAGCTTTCTGCATAACCAGCGTGTTAGACATGGTTTCGAGAGCACGCTCACGCTCGGCACGCAGGTCCTCGGTTTCTGCGCGTGCCATCCTTGCAAACCTATCATATGGGGCCTCTAGCTTCTCTACAGTCTGAAGAACCGAAGCGTTGATATCTTCAAACAGGCTAGAATACTCCTTAATTATGGAGTTGGCCTGAGACCTGCTTATCTTGAAATCAAACCATTCACGGACCTGCGTAGGCATATCAGGCATCGTCAGCTTGTTTTTGAGTTTGAACTGATCCTGCATACTAGCGGTCAGCTTCTCTAACCCAGCACGTATTTTCTGTTGTACTTCATCAGCTGGTATGTCTACAGCTGTGGTTTCTGTACGTAATCTTATACCTGCTTTGATTGGATGCTTGTCCAATTTGGACTGCATAGATGCCTGGAATTTGGCTAGTATATCCGCAGCTTCTGAGGCAGTTACCTCTGCTTTGCTCTGTTTATCCAAGCGGGATAAACCAGCAAACATGGTAGACTGCATTCTGGTACCAGCAAAGGTCTGGCCAAACCTGCGTATCAACGCTGTGTTCCCAGAACTCATTACCTTGCGGTACGCCTCAAGAAGCTGCTCGAAAGCTGATGTAGCTCTGTAAGTACCATTCTCAAGAACCGTCATACTAATACCAAGCTCGCCGAGCATCTCTTGAGCCTTCTTAGTATTCTGAACCCTGGAAATTATGGTATTTAGAGCGGTACCAGCACGAGCTCCCCCAATCCCTATTTCAGTAAAAGCTGTAGCAGTCTGGACCATCTCATCCAGAGACATGTTTGCAACCTTGCCAGCCGCAGCGAATCTGTTAAGGGCAGTGCTAATCTGGTCAAAACTGGTAGCTGCCCTAATATCATATTCAGCAATCAGCTTGAGGCCATCTACAGCCTTTTCCACGCTTATATCCATCTGGTTCATAAGAGTGGTAGCAGACTTCATGGCACCCTGCATGTCCATAAATGAACCTGTAGACGTAGCCAGCATAAGGCGTAGCTCTGCCAAGCTCTGGGTCAGATATCGTATCTCATTCTGACTCCTACCCTGCCTAGCAAACTCAACCATGACACCGGCAACATCTTCGATGGATGCTCCATACCTATATGCTAGAGCTATGGAATCATCCATCATCTGGTTGGTAGCCTTACCAATGTATGTCTGGCCTACAGACGCACCCATAATACGACCATAAGAGGCTTGGATAGCATCCATACGCTCTACAACACCAGTGATTTGGCGTATATAGCGTAGTAAGGTATAAAGCCCAGCTGCGGTTGTTGTAAACTGTCGATCTAGGGATGTAAGAAAACCAGACTGGGCTGACTGATATGTACCCATACCGGCTACCAGGTCTCTAAGACCAGAGCGCAATGTTACCGTACCAGCATTAGCCTCAGTAAATACTCTACTGGCTCCTGTACCAGTTTGCATCAAAGACGCAACAAGAGACTGTGCGCTGCGGTCTGCTTCACTAAAAGCACTCACAGCTTGTGTGCCAACTTTAGACAGCCTGGTGTTTAGTTCATCCACTTGTCGGCTAACATTATTCAATGTGGTTCCCAAGTGGCTAATAGAGCTGTTAATACTATTCAATGTACCTTGCTGCGTACTGGCTATATGTTTAGCCATTTTGTCAGCTGTCGCGGATATCTTTTCAATACCGGCTACAAGTTTATCTGTAGACTTAGATATCTTATCTAAGGTTCCAGACATCTCATCCTTGCCACGTACTGCAAGTTCAGCTTCAATACGAGCCACGTTTTCCGCCATAATCTATACCCCCTCAGCCAACGGGTTTGGGCTTTGTTGGATCGCTGGCCTGTTGTAGTAGCTTTGCCCGAGACTTCGCATAAGCGGCAAATGCCTCTTCATTCGTCTCATCATCATTGTACAGGGTTTGTGTTTTCCCTCTTGGCTTACCAGACTTACTTGCAACTTGGCGCAGCCGCTTAGTCTTGTTTTGCCAGTCTTCATACCATTTTAACAGCTTACCTGGGTAGGGCATGACCTTTTCTGGAATTTCTGTTTTAGTGTTACCCTCTTCGTAACTGTCATGAATCATGATGCCATTTCGGACTACATCATAGAGCTGGCTAAGGCTAATCAGCTTTAGCTGGTCACTGGTCAGATCCGATATACTATCTTCACCAAAAACACTACGGTGACCAAATTCACGGTAGACCAGATACTCGCGTATCCACCTTGCATCATTGAGGACAACCTGCACAAGTATCTGGTCCAACACAGCTTCCTTAGCCCACTCTATTACCATCCAGGCTACGAAGAGGGGGATTCTTTTGGGGACAGGTCCTCTTGTGTCGGGACAACGACTTCAAAAAGAAGCGGAAATCCGTTCCTGTACCGTGCAAACTCTTCGCGCATCCTAAGCAGGAAGGTGAGGTCGGTCTCGTTTGACAGGGAGTCTGGGTCAGGCCATACGAGTTTACCATCCTTATCATATGCAATCTGCGCCATAAGAAACATCTGGGTCTCTGCATCGGCAATAGCCTCAGCACAGTTAGACATAATCTGCGCCTCCATGGCCTCATTGTCAGCCATAGTATGAAGAAGTGCGAGCTCATCCTTGTCTAGCGTGCGAAGGTTCCTGTCCAAAGCCTTCATCAGCTCTGGAAGACTCTCCAAGATTTTATCAGCCTGCTCCTCATCCATCTCCTTAGACAGATGCTCGGCCAATTTTGCTTGGATATCATCCTTCCTTTTCTCATACTCCTCAACATTGACGCCGGTGTTCTTAAGCCTAAGAAGAAACTCCTGCCTGGCTTCGGCCCTTGTAGGGATGCCATTCTTGAGAAGGTTGGAATACAGAGCCGAATAGAATATGCGTGCATCAAGGTCATTCTGTTTGGTGGGCTTCTTGAGGATAACAATCTTGTAGTCACCCTCGTCACCTTTAACGCTGAGAATGCGGTCTCCTGTACGCAATTCTCTAATAAACTCAGTCATCTGCTCCTGGCTAAGAATCTGCCGCTTCAATCCGCCATCCACCATAATTAAAATATCCCCTTTCAAGATACAAATTGAGGGAGAGCTGCTAGGTTATCAGCTCTCCCTCCTATTCTACACTACTCCTACCATCTAACCAAGACAGCTACGCCGCCCAGCTATGCTGGTATGGAAGATTCAGGTTAGGAGATCGTAATCGTAAACTCCTTGGAGTGCATGGGCGTTGTGACACCATACTCATCCTGAAGGGCGGTGCCGTTGTAGTTGATGGTACCAAGGTATGTACCAGTGGTCGTCGGCGCTCCAGACACGTTCAGGTCGATAACGTTCTTGGTAATAACAAGGTCGGTACCAACCGTAACATTGGCATCAATGGTATCAGGAGGACCAGACATCACCTGCACACCAGACGTATCAACAATGGTTACCGTGAAGTCATTACAGGCCGAGGTATCATTCAAGTAACCATAGCTGGGATCCGACGCACTAGAACCACTCTCAAACAGCTTGGACGCCAAATCGTGGGAGAACACGACACGGAGTTTACCATTGGCCCATGTGGTCATACCCGCCTCAATAGGCAGCAGCACCGTAGACATAACGGGTGCAGCCGTGACACCGGTCTGGGAGATCGGAGCATTACCATCAGCCAGCCACATTACCTTTACAATATGATCCCCACCAGACGGCAGAGGATCCCTCAGATGGACAACAGATACAGGGTTAGAGTAGGTAGTACCACTCGACCCAACAGTCGGAACAGCCGTGGTGATAACAGCGGCCTGATCCGGGTCGTCCAGAACGACGCCATCCACCCAAACCCTGAGCAGATACTGGAACGGGCACAGCTCATGCCTTCCGCGACCGGTAATCCTAAGTCCATCAGCAGCATCCCTCTTAGCCTCCTGTACAACAGGATCAACCAGCGCCGGATACTGGAGGGTAAACTCGGTATCGCCATCCTTAGCCTGGTCTCCAATAAAGGTCTGGCATACAATCTGGTGGCCTTCAAAGTCGATCTTACGAATAGCCGTGTAGGCAATATCTTTGGTCTGGATCTCATCAAGGTTGTCGGTCTCACTCACCGAAGGAGTAAAATCAACAAACCAAGAAGAGCGCATGACCCGAGTCCTGGCTTTATCCCAAATGTTGCAGAAGACATCAACATGCTCCAAGCGGCTAGGATCGAAGATGAAGCTGGCACTCGGAGAGACACCAGTCATAGCGCGGAGCACATAGGAAGCATTGTTGAACTCCTTGAGGTTGACAGTACCAGAGCTGTTCTGGTAGTCTCTGGTAATCAAAACATCGCTCTTATAGCCAAACTGACCATGAGAGACCTCATCTGCATTAGAAGAAACATCAATACTCTGTACGCCCTCAAAGAACACAGGCTCGTATTTCCTAGGCACAACCATGTAAACTGCCTGGCGTCCGGGGTAAGAGTTATACTCAGTGTAAAGCTCACTGATAGCCATACCAAATCACCTCGTCTTGTGTTTTCTGGCCTACGTTACCTCGCGCAGCCAGAGATAATATATCCTTGCAAACAACCCATCTGGTACTACAGCAAAGCCACCAGATTGAGTATTCCATAGAACCCAGTTTGTGGCTGTACCATGGATCAGGCCGGGATTTGTCAGCAGGAAGTCAAATAACCTTGATCCCATCTCCTCCCGTAGAGTTGGGTCTGCTGTTATCAATGTGACTCCTATCCTTGTAGTAGCATCGACCTTATGAGTACCAAACCAGGCCCGCTGTATAGAAATGATACCATAATCTGCAACCGAAAGGATAGCCCTAAGCCCCTTAGAGTAATCTTTCAATTCATCCAAGTAGCTTGTGGTAGGCCTGTCCCCTACATACCTTATCGGGTCTACACCGGCGACCAAACCAGAGGCCTGCTTAACAAAACCCCACATTTTGGTCTCATACCGTTTGAATATATCTATCAACTCAGGTACATGATTGTGCATCATAGCAGCCACCTCCTAGCTGTCTAAGCTACCTTGCTGCGGCAGCAAGACGCGCTTGGGCTGCCATTTCAATCATCCTAAGATTCTGCGCTCTAAGCTGATCAGTCTGAGCCCTGATGCCACTAATCTGAGCAGACGCATGGAACCATTCCCAAGCTGATCTAGCCTGGACTACTTCAATAAGTGCTTCTCGGACCAGCTTAATCATTTCAGATTCGTTCTGAAAGCGATCAAAATAGCGCTGACCATACCCTGCTACATTTTCACCCGTATTGTACAACCTGACTCCTGCACCAGCCATCAGCGATGAATGCTCCTGACGTGTTGCTTCAGGATCCATACCTACCTGTATGACTGCGCGTACCGAACCAGCGTGACCTTTGCTACCGATAGGTCCTCGTATAGTATTGCCAGAAGACTGGTTCTCAATAGCGGATAACAATGATCCTGTAACAACGTGGATACGATCAGATGGTACACCATAGGGAACCATCTCAGCCTTCATTAGCTCTGCTGCATAGTCACCTAAAATGAATACAAACTGACCTAAAGCAGATTCAATCTTTTCGATAGTGCCTCTAACATAGTAGGCGATGACCTTCTCCTTCAGAGCACTAATAGCCTTCCCAAACATATCGGCACCATGAAACTCAGCACGATATGTTTGAGCACCAAGTGCTAAAGTTAGCCTACAGCTCTTATGGTATTCTGGCATCCTTGTTCACCTGCGTCATACCATAAATGGCTACAGCTAGAGTATCACCATCTCCACCTATGTAGTAGGGCATCTCAACCTGAACCATAAAAGTCAGACCTGCTGGATTAGTCCAGCGGTTGAATTTGGTTGCACTCTGAGTGATACCAAGCCAAGGCCAGGTAATATCTAACCCAGGTACTGTTTGAGTAGCTTCGCTACCTTTGTAAGCGAAGTTAGGAATCGCCAGGCCCCAAATTGTCTCAACCTCAAAGTAGCCTTCTGAACCATCAGGAAGTAATCTACCTGTTTGGTGACAATCTGGAGCGTCAGGATGCTGTATATGCCAAACAGCGGAGTATTGGTGCCATGGATTATCTGTACAAGGGCATGGGATAGTGCTTTCAGGGACAGTATAAACCTGATTGTTACACCCAAGCTGCTGTAGAGCATTATAAATTGGAGTGTAAATATCAATAGTTGCCATAGTTACGCCTTATCCCATATCTAGGCCCACCTACATACGTAGGTCTCTTTAAGGTTCCAACAGCCTGCCAGGGTAGAACACCACCATATCCAGACAAGCGAAGATCCTGCAAAATAGACTCGCCACGGCTCTTTAGCTCATAGGATATACGCCGAAGATCAGACATGCTCCTTGATCCATTCCAGCCACCGACTGTAATAGGACCAACCGTGATAGTGCTGCCGTTCGTCCCAGTGCTCATAACAGAGTTGACAGGCATTACCAGCAAGCAGTCTGCACCTATAAGGCAAGCTATCCCCTCTACTGCTCTACGTTTCTGATTTGGTGTGAGGTCGGCAAACTCAACAGAGGTAAACCAGTCCTCAATGAGAAGGTCGCCAACCATCTTCATGCGCTCCTCAATAAAAGAGTCGTGCTCTGTATTATCCGATGTCAGACCCATAACCCTTTTAATGTCACCTACAGTTAATCCGATGGCAGCTATACTATCCATACCTCACACCCTCCCTTCTGTACCGTATATAGGTTACTTACTAACCCTGGATGCACCCCTGCGCACAGGAGCCCTGGGTGTGGTGGTGGAATCGGAACTCTGGGTAGCTTCCGCCTCAGCCATCGAAGTATCTTCCCCCAAAACTGGAGCAACATACTCACCCTCCTCACGAAGCTGCTGCCGAGTGCTGTTTACAACTTCATCACCGGGAGTCTCATCAGGCACGTCCTTGAACTTTACAGTAAAGTTAGGGTGACCTTTCAGCCACTCAATAACTCCAGGATCCTCGACAATCTGAGGCCTACCCTTAAAGAACGCATGGGAGTGAACGGTTAAAGTATTCCCGGTATGAAGTGTAGCAATACAAACTCTCTTACTCATAAAAGTGTTCCCCTTTCAAGATTTGAGAAGGGCTGGGTCCGTTATGGCCCAGCCCTGTTTGATTTCCTAGCGCGGCCACCGCTTAAGATCGTAGATCATACCAATCGCATCCGGCTCCTCCAGACCCAGTGCAATCCTCATGCTAAACACAAAGATGATCTTCTGGTTCTGGATGTTCCTCATGCTTTCGAGCGTCATACGACGATAGGTACCCAGCACGATCTGCTTGGGATCCATAAGGAGCAGGTAGGTATTACCGTTGGTATCCAGCGGCATGAACGGGGTGGTGTAGATCTCACGTCCAAGAGCCCTAGCAGTCTTCAGATCAAAGATGTAGTCGTCGCCAACGTTGGTCGGGCGGCTGGTTCGGGTCTCCCTCCACGCCAGATCGACATCACGATGCGTGATATAGATGTAGCCCGGCTGGGTCGCATTATACTTTTCAGGAATAGCCCGTTCCAGATCATACCACAGAGGAACAGACATAGTACTACCGGCTGCGGACACCAGGTGAGCACCAGTCAGACCAAGACTGGGCCTACCAGCAGGAGCCTGGGTGAAAGCCCTCTTGATAATGCCATCCTCCATGCAGAGGAAGTCATTAGTCGCGGGAGAGATACTCTTGTCACCCTGGAGAATCAGCATCTCAAGGTTAGCAGGAATCTTCTTCCTGATCTCACTCAGGACATAGTTCACCAGCGTACCCTTCATAATGTTATCCTCAAGCAGCTCGTAGGTGAACTGAACTTCAGCCATAACCTTAAAGCTGTTCAGGTAGAGCATTCCGGTCTCGAACTTAACGTACTGCGGAGGCAGCATAGCCGTAAGCTCGTTGGCTCCATGAAGGATCTGGTCCTGAATACCAAAGCGTGGCACCTCCAGCGCGTAGCTATCCATATTGATCCTGCGGATCTTCTGAATCAGCGTAGGCTGGTCATCAACGTATTTCCAGAACTGCTCATAGCGGTAGGGCTGAAGATGACCTCCGGGCAGCACATCGGCTACCACGTTCTCAGCCCGCTGCATCAAGTCGTATACACGGTCATTATCATTGTAAAGTCCCGGCATAGTTAATCACCTCATCTTCATTGTATAGCACTTACTGGCTAATGTGGGAGAAGGGATCAGCAAGGGAGAAGTCAGCCCCCAGCTGCTCAGCACGCCGCATGTCCTCGAAGGATAAATCAGCGCCACTCTCAACCTTCTGCTTCACAGTAGCAATAAAGCTGGTACGGTCATTATTGGACATAGTTCGCATCGCTGTAGCTCTGGGCACAGGGAGTTCACTAATCCTCTGTGCGGCAGCCTGAACAGCACCAACAGTATCCTTCTGGGACTCAGCTAGGCCAGCAGCCAGGCTCTTACCAAACTCAGCAAGAGCAGACTGAAGAGCAGTCATAGTAACCAGCTCATCACCAGCCTGCGGGGCAGCCTGCGTCTTAGGCTCGGGCTCCTTCAGAACACTCTGTACAATATTCCTTACATCAGTCTCAGACAAGACGGACTGCTTAGCGTCATCCTGCTTAGCATCGTCCTTCTTGGGCTCCTCAGCCTGCTTGGCGTCATCCTGAGTGGCATCGTCCTTCTTGGGCTCCTCAGCCTGCTTGGCGTCATCCTGCTTAGTATCGTCCTTCTTAGGATCGCAAGCCTGCGTCTTAGTACCCTGCAAAAGGTCTTTAATACTAGCGAGCTGCTGCTTGAGCTCCTGGGTCGCTGCGTTTACCGAATCCTGAGTAGTGGACTGAATTGCCGCCAAGATCTCAGGAGAAAGATTTCCATTCATGTCAATGTCCTCCTTGTTGGAAGTATCAATAGCCTGGACCTTCATCCCAAAGTCTTTGGCATAGTCCAGCGCACTTTGTTTGGTACTGAAACCAACACGCTCCATAATGTCTGATGGAACAATGTCACCGTGTGCTACGATAGCGGCCAGCATTCGACGCACGACATATTTCAGTTCTTCTATACGATAACCCTCAGAGTCGTAATTTTCAAGAGCATACCGCAATGTAGCATACGCTCTGGAGCGGGTATCAATAGGAAACTTATTGTTATCAGGATCAGCATATGAAGCCTTGTCAGTAGGGAACCCATAAGTACCGGGATCAAGGAACTGTCCGCGCTTACCTTTAGACGGTTTCATAGCGGACAAGCTACTCATGTCCGGCAGCTTAGAAAACACCTGATTCCTGAAGCTGTCTGTTTTGGTGTTGACAAAGTGGACCATGGATCCCAGCGAGAATCCTGTGTAGGTACCATCCATGATCTTATCCCAAGTTGTAGGATCTGTCACCTGGATTGCTATCCACCAACCGCCAGGAATACCACCAATGCTTCCAGTATAATCCACACAAGATTGTATCACGTGGGCGTTATTCCAGAAAGCTATATGTTCCTCTCCAACACCGCCACCTAAGACTTTACCCGTCTGTAGATTGTGCATAAAGGAATTAGCTGCATGTTCCACAGCGGTTGGATCCATAATATCACCGTAGAAATCCTCAAGCCAAGGTACAGATACGTAGCCCATAACCTGCTGCTTAACCTTGTTTTTCTTGCGAACAGGCATCTGTAGCTTTAAAACTCGATTCCTATCCCGATCTGCATTTTGCACAACCCTAAATACTGCACCTTGGACAGCAGGTTCACCACAAAGGGTAATCTCGACTGCCTGTGGCTCTTCAGCAAACCATCCAGATGGCTCATAGGGTTGCTGACCAGGAAGCAACATGTTAGGCACCATAACCACCTCACTTCAATCAAAGTATAGCATAGCTTTCCGTATTTCTTGCAATTTTATCATAAAATAAAGGCTTTACTCATAGTCTGTCCCGATAGGTCCCTCCAACTCGAACAAACTCCTGCCTTCAAGAATCTGGTCCAGAAGCTCTCTGACAACCGATTTTGCTTCACCTTCAGAGAGCAACGGAATCTGTGTTACCTGTGGTTTCTCCTCAGCTGGTTCTTTTGCTTTTGCTTTCGCTTTATCATCAGCCTGAGTTTTCATATCTACAACAGACTGAGATCTCCAACCAAAGGAACCGCCACCAGACCCACCACCAGCAGCTTGACCGTTGGCTAGTCCCTGCACTGTCTTGATGACATTAGCTATACCGTCCAAGTAATACTTATAGGACTGAGCTTTTGTCATAGCAACAGCAGCCCTCTCCTGGTCATCGGTGTACTCTACATTCTTGAATCTGAATACGACATCGGTTACACCTAGGCCATGTCTAAGGATCCGATTCATCATTGCTTCATCCTTAGCCTGATAAGGCCGTATAACCTTCAAGAAGTAGTTTTTAGCCTGCTGATTTGCGTTAGCCTTGTTAGCATTTTCCCAGAGTCCAATCTCAGACGGTGGAATACTATGTGCAGCAGCTATCTCTTCACGATTCAGTTTCTTGAACTGGATAAAACTAGCCTCATTCTGGGTAGCATCCAATGCTTGGAAGTTTGCGGTCATATCCCTAGGCAGAGGTATAACAATAGTTCTATGGTTCCTGCCTTGGATCTCCCTATTAAAGAAATCAACAATGGACTTTGAAACTTCCTTATCTACCCTACCTCCGGTAACCGTAACAGCATACCTTGGAACGGCATTGTTTTCAAAAAACTGCCAGTTGTAGTCATTGGCTGCATTATCACCAAACATAGCAGACAATGCTGGCAGTATGTCGGCGACACCGTAGAATGGGTCTGTAGATATCAACGAGTTAGTGACGTGTACCATCTCGTTATTCGTAAAGAGCTCAGGTGACACATCAGGGAATACTCTTTGCAGATCATCACTGGACCAGCCGGACATAAACAGCGGCAGCACAGCCCTGACCTGAAGACCGCCACCATGCCTCTGACCATCAAAAGGCAGTACAGACCACCAGGATTCCCACTCAGGAATGGCCTGGATAGCGATTGGATAGTAAGGATGCCTGAATATAGTTATAGCTGGTACGGCATAGATGCTATCCACAGTGCCACCCATAGTATAGGAGATTTCCATGGCTTTGTTTCCCGTACTAAAGTAGTCAAAAGCCTGGTCGCGCAGAAGAGTGGCCAAATCCTTATGGTTCCTGGTATATATCCGGTCTTCAAAGTCGGACAGCACTTTGGTTGACTTATGAATAATACCATGCTGATTCTTTCTCTCATAACACCACTCATACCCTAGTTCGGTAGCTGCTGTTGCTTTTGCTTTGACTGCCGCATAATGCCATGCGTTTCCAACCAGGTAGCTCTGAACGTCAATTAGATTGTACCTCGGCTGCACAATCTCAATACCATCTAAAGTAATTGTGACGCCACCATGCTTGCTCTGGTACAAGCCATTATCCATAATACCAGGATGTACATGGTGCGGATCGGCAGGCCCATCTGTTATGTATGGACCATCAGGATACCTAATGTCAGTGGGAGGAGCACAGAAATCACCTCCATGTGACTGAGCAATCCTGGTTAGTCCAACTGCTCCACCATTACGGCTTGTGTACACAGGCAACTCAGCAGCAGATGGCTCATGCTCAATCAGGTAGGTCTGAGGTGCTCCTTGTAAGGTCTCACTGATATTATCAAATTCTATTGTTGCTCTGCCCGGCACATCAATCACCACCCCTATTTGTAGACTTCATCTAGCACCTGATTGTACAAGCCAACTCCATTTACTCCAAATCTCAGCGCGTCCACCAGGTGATCGTCAACCTTCTTAGGCTTACCGTTAAACTGTTTCTCATAGCGACCTAATTCCCATATGAGATTCTTGCACTTCTTATCTATAAGAAGTCGTCCTAGTGAGAACAGTGCCTTAACAGCGTCAATCCCTTCGTCAACGTTCTTCAAACCAGGTACTGTATACAGGTCCTGAAGATCCATCTCAGCCATTAACTGCTGGCTGTTGGATGGGTCACAGAACCACTCCTGTACATTATACAGGTCCTGTCTAGGAATAAGGAAGTCTTCAACGTATTTTGAAGGAGCAATGTTCTTTTCGTACAGCTCATCAAATATTACAACCGTCTGCTCCCCTGTTTCTGGGTCATCCATGAGCTGTAGGAAGATTGTAGCTGGGCACCCAAATCCAGCATCCTGACCAGCATAGGTATCCAACTCTACGTCGAATATCTCACTGTAACCGGATCCATGCTTCTCCCTGAGCATATACTCATAATCTATGACATGAATATCCTTATCAAACATTGGATAAACCAGATTACTACGCCCTGGTTTGACACAAATGACCTGTGCCTCCCATACGTCCGGGTCCAGTGTCTTATAGAGCTTAACAGCATCATCGAACGCTACTACAGCATTTGGTCCAGCATTGGAGGTTTTGGCTTGTCCGTGACAAGCTGGTAGCATTGTACAATCCATGCAAGACTCATACACATAGCAGGATTTGGGATCACCCTTCTTATCTGTATACGAGTAGATCGTATGGGCGTCGTCCACTTCTCCTTTATCATTGGTTCTAAGTGGGCAAGTAGCGATTGTGTCCCACAGGTTCCACTGATAAACCTTAAATCCACGTTGGCTGGCCTCATCGAGCAGTCGCTGCATTGTACCAGAAGCCTTCTTTCGTGTGGATGTAAGCCTGGTGCTACTGCGGTAGCCTTTAGCAGACCTAGCCATATTGAAGGCTTCCTGCATAATGTTCCAATCCATCAGCTCGACCTCATCAAGCTGAGAAGCCACTGGATGTGGGCTGTTATGCACAGTTAGACCATTACAAGGGAAATTATGCCCGAATACAGAGTCTGACGCAACAATAACATCATAAACATCCTGTTCGGACCCATTGTCGTACTCCCTAACAGATAAAACAGTCCAAGCTCCCATACTAGCTATAGATTCTGGATGATCCATGTCATTGGAGTCGCAGCACTGAGAACACAAACAGCTGGAGTCAAAAGAAGACTGCACCAGGTCTCCGACACACAAGGATTTGGCTGATCGATACTTATGTGACCCAACCATCAGTATAGGATGATCTGGGGTGCAGATGAGCTTGGTATACTCTAGCTTTTGTGGTGAAGAACTCGTGTCCTCCCTAGCAAACCTGATATCCAAACATTTAGACTTACCCGAGTATACTCCTCTAGCCTTACGGAATGATGCAACCCCAGTTTCTTCATCGACTGCTGGTATAATAAAGTCCTTTTCAACCAGGTCCCTGATTGGTACCCCATAAGGATACTTGGTGCAGTCCCTGTAACAGCCAATTAAACTATCTCCATGTATGCAGTTGACACCAGCCATAGTACCAACCAAAATCTCAACGCTACTACCATTAACAAAACAGGTTCTAGTAGAAGTAGGTTTGCCGTCTAAGAATTGCTGGAACAGAGGGTGACCTGTCATGCGCTGGAAGTATCTGTAACACCTTCGTGCCTGATCCTCAATAGCTCCAAGATGTGCCATTTCATACCCATCCTTAAATAGAGACTCGATAAGCAAAGATACGGCAAAAGTAAGCGTTTTACCAGCACCCCTGTTTCCAAGCACAATAACGTCCCCTGCGCGGTCAAAAAACATATCAGATAGATACTGTAGATGGCTACACGTGTCCTTTAAGTCAGTTTGCAACGTGTTTGCTTCGCGGGTAAAATTGCATGTTAAACCTTGCTGTTCAAGGCACACATGTATCCACAAACTTAACTCATCATCAGTCTGAGGCCTATACTTCACCATATATGGAGCTAAATCAAGAGGGAGCCTGTTAAGGGCTCCCTCCTTCATCATCGCTGCAAACTCCCTAATGTCTGGAGCCCCATACTTGACCCGTCTACGGGCTCGAAGTTCGCTAACAAAATCGTTCATACCCTGTGCTTTCCCCTTTCGACTGATACAGAGGTTGGCTAGAGATTCTTGAGCATTGTATCTAGCTCATTACTCTCACGCTGCTTATCTATGCAAGCGTTGATCTCAGAACCAGCTTCTGTAAACGCATCATGGATCTTGCTGGTAATCGTCTTAACCTGGTATGAAATGTTGTCACTAGAGACAAACTCTGGGCTGTAGAGTAAGTCAAATATGTCTGTTATAGCTTTGGCTACAGACTTTCTGACATCGGCCCTACTCATAACCTGATTATACTGAGATATGTTCTTGAGCACAGCCTGAACCTGTAACTCAAGAGCCTGCTGCAAGCTATCCCTATCCACTACTGACAAAGTTTTGCTGTCAATCGCACTAAGGCATACCTGCCATGCTCTCCACTTAAATGCTTCACACAGGTATACAACCAGCATCCTGATGTGGCCTAGTGTGAGCTTACCTTCTTGGGCTGCCATAACATGCGCCAAATTGATCACCATCTGATGCTGATTCGTAGCAAGTGCCTCCAAAGTCTCCGTATTGCGCAGCTGGATATCATTTACCATGTTCTGCAAAGCATTGGTAAGCTCATTCTTCCAATCTTTGAGCTGGAAAATGACAAAGTTGACAAATACTGACGCAACCAGTGCCTCGCCCCACAAAATAATATTGTCATGACTACCCTGTCCTGTCAAGGCTGACATAACCCATCCAACAATGACGATCCCAGGTAGTCCGACGTGCTTCAAGACCTCCAACAGTACCTTCGTATCCACTTTTGTCCACCGATCCTTTCCATCAGTAGCTCCATCTACGCTTAGGACCAAGATCTACATGGATACCCCAGGAGTAGATACCAATTCCCCCATCTCTGAACTGAGGAATAGACTCAGCAATCTGCTTAAGTTTGGCGGCTGTAGTCTTAGAGAAAGCCGCATTGATGTCGGCTGCTGTGCCATCATTATGCTTTGTCTTGGAAGAAGCCTGCGAGTTCCTAGCAGCAAGAGCCAAAGCATAACGCTTACATCTGTAGCCCTGTCCACCTGGGGCAGCTGGATTAACCACCCTAACTGGAACACCCAACTTTTCTCTAATGGTCTCGATGCCTTCCAACAGCTTTACTGCTATCTTATACTCTCCGCAATCAGGGCAGGCGAACTCAGCAGCGGTAAAGTGAGTTGAGACTCTTGGATTACCACCAGTGCGTATGTTACCTTTGATAAAACCAGCAGAATCAGGCTTTACCAAAATCTCAAATGAAGCCATGCTACATCAGTCCTCCTTCTTAGTATCACTACACTCTTCGCTGCTGCTCTTCATTGGAAAGATACGCTTGCTTGCATAGCCACCAGCAGCAATACCAAATACACCGATTATGTCTACCCCAGTAAGGTCGCCGCGCCAGAATGCTGTTAGGGTCATTAGCCCAAACATTCCATACATGAACCTAGGCAGGCTGAGATAGGCATTCCCATCGGGTTCGTGGTCGTATAGTATTCCGGGTATATCATAGAACAGGAACTTGTAAAATCTCTTTGCTTGCACCCGGAAGTCGAAACTCATACCTCCTGGCGGCATAGAGGCCATAATAACCACCTACTCTCTGCTATACAGTCGGTACCACAACTAACTTCAATCCATTTAGGTCTCTACCCAGATTATTTGTCAGGGTCAAAGCTCCCACCCCGCATTTTACCAGTATATGCCCACTATTGGAAGGCCCGCCTATTGGCACAGGGTACATCCAATCAGCGGTCTTATACCGGCATAGGAAATTTTGTACGATATGACCGCGATTTAGGGACAATCCGAGGTCTTTTTTTATGTAAATTGCATAAGACAGCGTTTGGTCACCCAAAAGCTGCATACTGTCTACAACAGACAGAGGTTGACCCACGTTCTTTAGGTCATCTGCTGCAAACGGCGTAAACCCATTAGTGGCATCCCACGAATACAAAGTATCGGGTATCGTAGCATGGTCTCCAGGATAAAAACCGATACGGACATCATCGTAAGGTGTGATATCATAATCCTCCCAGTGCATGGACAGGATTTGGCTCCAAAACGGGCTGATCCTCCAAGCAAATGAGGACCTAAGCCATAATGTGGTCTCACCAGCAGCATAAACCTTAGTTCTATCCTGAATAGATATTGTAGCGTGCCGGAATGTGTTTCCACGCTCAATACCAAGAGCCCCGCGCCCTGTAGGCTGTATTGCAAAGCAGGTACACATCCCCATTTCTCGGTCCAAACTTGGGACCCAGGTATAGGTATTATTAAACACACCCGTATCTGAAACATACAGGGGTGATTCACCTTCAAAAGCAATACTCACAAAGCCATCAGGCCATATATCGAAGTCTTTAGCCACCTTTGGTAACGACTTCTCACTGAGCTTTACACCTGCGGAAATATCATAAACAGCCAAGGTGTTAAGTGTGGTATTTAAGATAATCAGCAGGCCTGCTCCGACCCTAAAAACCAGCTTTCCAACACCTGCTGTTGGTGGCATAGGCTCGCTAGGGAAGTTGGCTACTAAATCCCAGCTGTAATAGGGGGTGTTATCAGGGTGATCGCTATATAAGCTGAGGGTTCCTGTTGTTGCGTCCTCTTGTAGAGAGTAGAACATACCAGAACACATAGCATTCCACTCAGGCATTTGGATACTACTGACACTATATACAGTAGTAAGATCCTGAGTCTCTGGATTATAGCGCCTATAGACATATCCAGATCCTGTTTGACTGCGCAGCATATACCCATTCCTGGTGTAATCCCAATAAACAGCATCAATATCAGTGGGAGATAATATATTTGCCCCGGCTGATGTCTTCATAGTCCTGTCGTTGTAGACAAAATGACCTGTGTCATATAGCTCTATATCTTGGATGGTGTCGTCATTGATCTCCATCAAGTTATCGCCTATGACCTGAAATGGCTGCCTAATATCAGTTTGGCCCTGAATATGGTTACTTTCAGCATCATATTCGTAAGGACTGACGATAGTCTCATATAGAGACAGCGAATACTCGCCCATCCGCCTAAAAATTGGATCAATAAGGGGCCAATCTTGACCTTGAGCTAGTAAAACTCTCTTAAATACCTGTGCTAGACCTTGCTGATTCATCAATTTCAGGGTATGGAGGTCTGTTGCCTCAGCTTTCAGGCCATCACCAAGCACAAGACGCAGCAAAAAGTCGCTACTAGCCTCAACTTGCTGCTTTGGTATGCTCATGTTGGGCACTACATTACCCATTAAGAGCACTCGACGGATGACGGGATAGATATCCAGGACCACTTCACTCTTACCAGGAACCTTTTGCAAGAAGAGGGGGTGCGGGTCTTTAGACACAACAGTGAGCTGTTGAGCTCTCTGTATACCAGCCTCGTCCGCAAAATTGAAGAACATATTAGTAGGCATATACTGGAGGGGTATGCGCTTCTGGGTATCGGTTACATTTTCATACTCCAAAGGCGGAACAAGGTCTCCAATATGGGTTTTCAGGACAAAATCGTCAATTTTGTGCCCGGATAGAGAGTCAACATCCCCAAGACCGTCGATTTCAGACACTTGATGCCTATGTGATGCTGGTGCAAAGGTCAGAGGTACATTAACAAGCTGGTCCCAGTCAATAGATATACCTCTGGATAGGGCTGGATCGGTGACGATCAGCACAACTTTCCCGTCTAAGGGCTCTGCAAACGTCATTTCTATAGTATTTTCATCAATAATACTAGTAGAAACGGGTGCCACCGCCTCGTCATTCACCCATACAGTAAACAGGATGTCGTCTGTTCCGAAATTATGGGTGATTGTCCAGATATCCGAAGGGGTATTCTGCTCGTACACCATGCTGACGCCAACAAAATCACGCACAGAGTAGATAACAATCTTACCCTCAACAGGCAGTGTCCACTTTACCATCAGAGCATCGTAGTTATACTGCTCGATTTTGTAAAATGACGCTGGATTTGTAGGGTCAAATTTCCAAGCAGCTATCAGGAGGTTGGTGGAGTGCAGATTATGTGGTACAAACCACTCTTTACCGGAGAATGTTCCAGCGTATTTCTGGAACACAGCGTCCAGAAGGTCACCGTCGATTCTGTCATCAAATCGTATATATGTCTTATCTGTGATGTCATAGTTGCCTGGCATATATGTCACCTCCTATATAGCTGTTTCCTATTAACCATCAACCTGATCGGTTGGGTCTGGAACGTCGAGTTCCTTCTCAAATTCCCTATCCAGTGCAGCATCCAGCTCCTTGATACTAGTGGGGCGCTGTGTAGTAATAGCCCCCTTATGCTCTAACTCGTGCATAATAGCCTCAAACTGGTCATTGGTAATATATTTCCCCATAATTTCTATGAGAGTATCAAACTGAAGCTGACTTTCCATCAGGCTCCAGACTGTCTGGCCCTTATACTTAGCTCCAAGCATACTTTTCTTCATGTCGATAGCTTTCAGGGCTACCGCAGGGGTGATATCCACCTCTCCTGTTTTAAGCTGAGCTGAGAACTTCTGAATAATCAGGTCCAGAACTTCCCCGTCGTTCTTGATGCGCATACTCTCAGGTATAGCCTGGACGGCATCGACCCCAACCGGACCGTCTATAGGCATTCCTGATATCATACCCCGTTCTGCTTCATCAACCATAATCTCTTTGAAGTTATATACAACAGGAAGAGATATGTTGAATCCCTTCTCAGCCAGGGATCGCTGAACTTGTGCTGGGCTTAGACCGGCAGCCAACCATGACCAGGCTAATTCTTTATACGGAGAGTTATATATGGTATTGGCTACGCCACCTACGGATGTTTTCTTTGAGCTACCAGCCATAGAATAAAATCGCCTCCACTTCTTAGGCTGCTGTTGTGTAAAGCAAAATGTTGATTACTTTACGCAACGGGTATTGTGTAAAGTCTATTAGATGATAGTGGGGAGGGTTGCCTGAGTAAGATCGTAGAGACTAGGAGGCGTCCCTACGATGGTTCCTTCCTCAAAAAAGCAACCTTCCCCGGACTCGAAAGGGGTATGATAATACCGATTGCCTATTGGGTTGTAGATGGCGATCTACCCAAGGCGACTATAATCATACCCTATTTTCCCCAGAGAGGAAGCCCTCATCCTACCCGTGCTACCATCGTGGTGGGGCAGGAGGGGGTGGAAAGCTGGCCCTAAATTCTGGAGATGCTTCTGGTGGAGGAGGGGGAGGGCCTATTGCCTTCATACTCATCTTCCCCAATAGTGTTCCATCGAGTCCACATAGTAGTAATTCTTGTAGCGTTTGTCTATCTGAAGGTGCAGCCATCCGGTATGTCCTCCATTATTAAGATTTTCGATGCCATCTCTTTCATACTGAAGGAATTGCCTGCATCCTTCTAACCGAGAACAATTCCTACAATAGCACCAAACAGCATCCCTAACCTCTTTTGGCAATATTTCTGGGTGTCCAGCATATGGGTAGCCGCTTCTGACCCATCTTCGTAGGGCCGCTCTCACGTGGACACAATCAACAATCTGCCTTCTAATATATAGGCTTCTTCCGCCTACAATATTGTCCTCAGTGGCTGTTTTGCTGTAGTGTGTGTTATCTAGTAGATTAGGTCCGCCCGTAAGGGCAGAAGTATACCTATCCCGATTATCTCTACCCATACAAAAGACCACCCTCCACCTGCAAAAGAAATAAGAAGCTAAAGATTTTCTTCAGCAAATATCCTACTTGCCTCATCCTGAGCTTCAATCCTGGTACAGGAGGAAATCAGCACGCTACGACCGCTGACCTTGACCCTAGTCTGGGCCATGAACATGCAGTCTTTAACAGGCTCCTGACTCATCCTCCACCTACACTGACCAGGAAAGTCCTCACAACAAGCAAAATGGGTATAACCCGGCCCTGTGTTTGCTACGAGTTCTTTTCTGCACATGCACCTGCTATTTGGATCATTACCGTCGAGAAGATTCTCAGGGTTGGACTCAGCCAGATAGACTTTCAGGTTACGCTCCTCCTCAGCATCCTGAATCTTTCTAGCTGTGTGGTCCTCAAGCATCCTTTTCCTATCCCTAATCAGGGTATCCTCATCAATAGCCATCGTGTTCGTCATGTAGCTGTTCATGTCTTAACAGCAATCCCCTTTCGTATGTATATCTTTTAGCTACCACCGCCACCAGCATCCATTCTATAATATAGAATGGATGCTGATGGGCTGAAGCATGGTGTGATTATACCATGAGACCACACCATTTTGAGGTCGTAGATAAATCGTTAGACGATTCCAATACAGACCCCCAATGCGTCGGCCAACAGAAATCGTCAGACGATTTCAAAACCAGCCCGAATCAGCATTAGAAGCCAGCTGAAAATCGTCAGACGATTTCAAAACCAGCCCTCCTATTAGATAGTGGGCCAACTGTTCCTCCAGTTTTGCATATCGGTCAGCCATTTTTGCAAGGTAGACAGGATATTATTGAGGAGTGTCTCAACGTTTACGCTAAGGGTATTGAGGTCTGCGTCAACGCTGTTATACCAATTTTCCTGTGCTGTCATCCATTGCTTGAGGTTATCGTACCAATCGTCCCAACTCACTAGTGCCACCCCCTTTAGGTCATCAGGCAGTAGGACTCTAACGCTTTCTATCCAATCCCCCATGGAATTAACCCAAGCTCTATTTCTGCTAACGATTACGCTGGCTTGGCTTTTCCAGTTACTATAGCAGCAGGCTATGTAGGTGTTGACGCCTTCTATGTAGGCCCGTAAATTGTCTATAAATTCAATCATTGGCCCATCTAGCCATAGGGAGAACTCTGCGTAGGTTTTGTTATTTTCCCTACCCCAATCATTAAACAGCTTCATATAGGCTGTATCTTGTGGGTAGGATGGTATGATTACTGGTCTAGGCATATCTTCCTGTTCTCCTCCTTTCATTATCTACCCCCTCCCCATCCCAGGGGGTAGGTTATACCTTAATATGGATATTATAGCCTCTCCCCTTGCTGTGGGTATGGTATAATGTGTATCGAATCGTGAGGTATCAGGTGGTTAAGGTTATCCGCTATCAGGTTGTGGATGGCAGGATGGAATGCAGGCAGGGCAGCTGATATCAACATATCCTTATAAGAGCCAAGAGCTAACCCATGGCGAGGGACCCCAGGGCCACGAGTAGACATATGAAGGCACATGCCAAGCGGATCGAAAGTTGCAGGATAATTTCAGTATTTCTACCTAGCTTCCAAAACCAGCCTATCCCATCATGGCGGCAGGATAGCAAAACCAGTCCTCATCTATATTTACACAGCCTAGCAGGGTATCAACAAATACCCTTCCCTAACTGTACCCAAATAACGATCCATTCCAATCAAAGAATATATATTATTCCCCTATGTATAGAATAGCAGGATACGGTCCATACCTCTATACCATTAGCTATTCCTATTCCCCTATTCCTATATACGCGTTCTATACCAGCTATTCTCATTCCCTATTCTCATTCCCTATTCTCATTCCCTATTCTCATTCCCTATTCCCTATTCCTATATACCAGCTATCCTATGGCACACCCCTCCCCATAATGTATGGTGGAGGGGTTTGATGATCTATATAGCCCCTACCCACGCAGCAGTATTATGCTGCTGTATAGACCTGTAGCGTGTATAACATAGCGTGCGGGAACAACAGCATCCCATAAAGGTTCCTACCTTTAAGCATACCAGCATATCCCTCTAATACCAGCTACCTTTAATTTTTGCTCATTTTAAAGGTATTCCCCAGGAGAGTGACGTGCCGCTGGCTTCTGGCGCAAATACAAATACTTATCCTAATTGAGCTATAAATTGCCCCGTAGCAAGAGTTTTCCGCCGTTTTCCCATATAAACCTACGAATTGCAAGGATTTGCAATCGTAAGATTTATGTAGGCATTCGTATACATTCTAAAATCCTTGATATCTCTAGCATATCTAGCATTTGGGAATTGTTAGACAATTTAGAGACAAAAAATCCGCAATCCCCACAGGGTGAGAGATTACGGATTTTATTTTCAGTAAAACTACTTAGCAGCGGCCTTCTTTGTTGATCCCTTTGGTCTACCCCTCCCCCTCTTGAGGGGCTCTTTACGGGGCCTGCCCCGTCGCTTTGTTTCCTCAGCAATAGGGGCGCTAGTATCAGGGCTTGCCGCTTTCTTTGCAGCCCTTATTGCTTGCCTTTTCGCGTTTTCGGCTTGTTCTCGCGCTTCAAGCGCTTGTTCTCGCGCCTGTTCCTTTGCTTTGAGTTGCATCAATTCGGCATTATTGAGGGGCTCAAGTGTATCAATGGCCGTTTTATTGCCCTTTTCCTGTGCTACTTCATCAGAAAGTGCTATAACGCTATGCTGGCGCAAGGTTGCACTTTTTCCACCTATTGCGTTTATCGCCTTTGCTGAAGCAGTAAACAAACTTATGGGGCGTTTTTTCTCTACCTTCCCATAGGTGAGATTTTCCCCGCTATCATCAACCTTGATATAACCATAATTAGTTAGGTTTGCTATTGTCGTTTTTGATGCACCAATAGACGAAAAGAACGCGGCAAGCGCAACACGTCCATTTTTTGATCTTGCCCTTGCCCTTATCGCCGCTCTCATGGCGGCTATATCAACACTAATTGGGCCAAACTCGTTATAAACAAGGTAGGGATTTTTCATCCCCTCTATAAGCTCTTTTCGGGGATGTACAAGGTTAAAAAAGTCTATCCCAAATTCGATCAAGGCTTGACTGTCGCTTATCTCTTGCCCCTCAACAATCATTCGGCTAATTGCTTCACATTCTGGCATATCCTCATAGGAAGGGATAGCCGCCCTTAAGTGCAACTGTTTGTTGATGCAGTCATAACGCCTTTTCAGGACGTTATTAGGATAGGGGGAGAGAATATTATAGAAGTCTTCATCGTTATCTTTTTCTGTTCTTTCGTTATACTCTGCATTCTCCCCTATCCATAGGGCCAGCTTAACAAGATTATCACACTTGCAGAGATTGAGGAAATTCAAGCAAGAGCTTATAATATCCTGCTTTATATCCTCTGCGTTGATATATCCTCTATCACTCGCTAGATCGTCAATAAGGTCATACTCTCGCGAGTTATCCTGAATCGTGAGAGATAACCCGTTCCCTTGGAACGTTCCCTTGTACTCTGCCCCTAACTCGTAATTTTCAATCGGGCTAATCTGATATGTATCCTGAGTCTCAGGATCATATATTAAGCTCAAATCATCCCCTTTTTTCCCTATTCTCTCGCCCTTAACCTGTGTTGTCTTCATAACCCAAGAGTTTAACAGGTATAGAGTTTTCAACACAGCAAGAGTTAAGGCAACGTCTTTATTTTTCCTGTGATACAACTTTGCTATATCTTCCCAGCTATCTGATATATGACTATACAGAGTTTTAAAATGCCCGTTAAGAATCGGCCTGAAAAATTCATCTTTAAGTATGGAATTCCTCACACGAATAAGAGCCTGACTTATCATCTTTATCATCCTTCCTTTTCTATCTACATATGCTAATACTAATAACTAGGGTCAATATGCCGCCGTATGATATCGGCGCTTAATCCATTGCATTCTGCCCTAATGAGAATCATGTCTAACTGCTTTTTATCGCGTCGAAATTCAATAATACGCTCAAAAATCCTGTAGTCATGCTGATTGATATACTTCCCTTCATTCCCTTTTTTCCTCAAATACGGCATTCTTAGCACTCCCTTTATTAAATTTTAGATAAAATGTGTATATGACTGCATTTTACCCTTGCGCAGTCAAGCAAGCCGCTACAGTATTTTTATTGCCTTCTTTTCGATTGTCAATCTACTAAAATCTAGTCATAGACTAGACTTATAAAGCGCTTGCCCGCCTGCTTTCGCGGGCTTGTGTTGAGTGTTCTCTCGAACACAGATATATTATACTTTGCTTTTTTCATCTTGTCAACATCGATAAAATCCAGTCATAGCAACTGTTCATGGGGATTTTTTCCATTTATGGGCCTGAAACGTATACATCCGCGTAAGTGCTTTGTATTACTGTGTTTATGCCAATCTTTCGTTATGAATGCTGATTATGACTGTATTTGTCGTGAATGCTGATTATAGCCTGATTCTCTTGTGGTGTATGCTTGCTAGTGATTGATATGACTGGATTCTACGGATCGCTGAATGTCTCTACTATTATATATTGCTTTCCATTCCTTACAGGATATATTTTATCCTTGCGAGTGTTTGATACAGCTTTATTTACGCCGTTTTTATATCTTTCTACTATATACGCGAATCAGGGGCACGAATCAGGGGCACGAATCAGGGGCGGATATCTGGCCCGCGAATCTGGCCCGCGATTCGAGGGGCGCGAATCTGGCCCGCGATTC